GCCAACGTGTTTTTCTTTGTTTTCATGCTGTCGGGAGCCTCGCCAACGTGTTTTTCTTTGTTTTCATGCTGTCGGGAGCCCCGTCAACGTGTTTTTCTTTGTTTTTGTGCTGTCGGGGGTCCCGCCAACGTGTTTTTCTTTGTTTTTGTGCTGTCGGGAACCCCGCCGGGATGTTTTTTTCCGTATCTTTATTATCGGGCATCACATCGCTGACAAATATACCTTAAATCGGGCAGGAAACAATTATTTTATCCTTTAATTTTCAACAGATATTGAAAAATGTTGGAATTGCCGGGAGGAAGGCGACGCGAAACTGTCAAAATATTGGATACTCCTGTCTAAAATTTGGACAGAGGGTGTTGGTTGTTGCTTGATTATTATTCTGTTATTTAATTAGTTACGTGTTGTGGTATAATTTTTGTATCTTATTGGGCAGAATAGAACAAATACAATCGGTGATGAAAACACTTTTACGCAACTTCTTGAGTGTCCTTAGGCGTTTTAGGATGGCGGCAGGACTGAATGTCGTAGGTCTGTCCGTTGCCTTTACAGCATTCTTATGATCGTCGTGGTCTGCTTCCTCCTTGCTACACCGGTCGCTTACCTCTCGGCCGCCGGCTGGCTCGAAAATTTCGCCTATCGTACGCCTGTCTACTGGTGGGTGTTCGCCTTGGCTTTCGGCGTCATCTTCCTCGTCACCTTCCTGACCGTTTCCTTCCAGAACTGGCGCACGGCGAATGAGAATCCGGTGGATAGCGTGAAGGAGTAGTGACTTTTCTTTCAAGAGAAAAGTCACAGAATCAAATCTTTTTCTTGAGTGTGAAGAAGAATGTCATCCCCTTGCCCAGTCCGCTCTTGGCTGAGATCTGTCCTTTGTGGAAGTTTACGCCGTTCTTGACGATGGAGAGTCCCAGGCCGGTCCCGCCGACCTTACGGCTGCGCCCCTTATCGACGCGGTAGAAGCGTTCGAAGATGCGGTTCACGTGCTCTTCCGAGACGCCGATGCCATTGTCTGAGAAACTGAAGTAGTAGAATTTCGGATCTTCCTTGTAGCAACTCACCGTGAGATGGATGCCTTCGCCCGCATACGCGATCGCGTTGTCGTAGAGGTTGCGGAAGATCGAGTAGAGCAGCGAATAATTGCCATAGATCGTAGGGTTGCCCGGAAGAGCCACCTCTGTCGTGATCTTCTTTTCTTCCATCTCCTTCGAACATTCCTTCTCGATCTCGCCGACCAGTTTTTGGATGTTCACTTCCGACAGCTCGAACATTTCGGAAGCCTCGTCCAGCCGGTTCAATACCGAAATGTCGCGCAGCAGCCCCGTCAGCCTCGTGCTTTGCGAGTAGCAGCGTTCGAGGAAGAACTGGCGTTTGTCGTCCGGCAGCTGCGGATTGCTGATGATCGTTTCGAGATAACCCTGGATACTGCTGACAGGAGTTTTCAGCTCGTGCGCCACGTTCTGCGTCAGCTGCCGTTTCATCCGGCTCTCTTCTTCCTGGCGGGAGATGTCGTTGATAGATATCTCATAGCTGTTGTCGAGGAACAGAATGCATTCGATCAGGAAAATCTTTCCGTTCTTGTCCACCGTGACCGATTCGCGCAACACTTTCCGCTTGCGGTTCGTGTTCGGGATGTTTTTGGAGAGGAACAGATGGATCGGTTCCAGTTCCGGAATGTCGACCGCGTCTTCCGACTGTCGTATCTGCATGTCGGAAATCAGGTTCGCGAACTGTACGAACAGGATATTGGACAATATCTCCCTGCCTTCCGGTGTGAACATGGCGAAACCTTCTTTTGCGTACTGGAAATGCTTGATCAGCTTCTCGCGTTCCATCGAAAGCTCGTCCTTGGCCTTCTGCTGGCGGTGGTAAAGCCCGACGATATTCTTCGATATGTCTCCAAGCTCGTCGTTGGGAAAGACATATTCGTTCTCCGGTATGCGGTCTTTCTCCACGTTCAGGGCGAAGTCGCGCAGCTTCGAGATCGTCCGCCCGATGCTGAACGTGAAGCGGGAGAGGACGAAGAAAAATATCAGCGTCATCAACGCCATAAAATAGATGAAATCCTTGTCGATCGTCAGTACGCGCTGTGTGTAAGGGTCCCAGGGGAGGGCGGAGCGGTAGATATACCCGCCGATATTCGTCGCCGTGTAGAAATAGCGCTTGCCGGTCGAGTTGGACGAACGGATGGCGAACCCTTCATTGTAGAGGCGTGCCTTGCGTACCTCGCTGCGGTCGTTATGGTTGTTGAATTCCTCGGCACCGCTATTGTCGAACAACACTTTCCCTGCCGGATCGATAATGGTCACGCGAAGATCCTTTTGGGGGATGTCGTCGATAAACTGGTGAACCACCTGGTTGATATCCTCAGTCTGTTGCGTGCGGCGGAACAACTGGTAGTTGTAATTCCCCAACACGTTGTTCAACTTCTCTTGGGCAAACTCCCGTTCCCGCTGATACTGGAACAACAGGAAGCAAGCCGTGAACCCCAGGAACATGGCGAATATCGACCAGAAAAGTCGCTGGCTGAAAGGTATTCTGCTGTTTGTCGTTGATTCTATCTTGACCATGGGGTAAATTAAGAATTAAGAAGTAAGAAGTAAAAATTAAAAATTAAGAAGTAAGAAATCATCTTGGAATGTAAGAATAAGTGCCCGTTCGTTTATTTTTTAATTTTTAATTCTCAATTTTTAATTTTCAAAGCAGTATCCGAAGCCGAGCCGCGTCACGATGTTTTTGCCGTATGGCCCGATCTTTTTGCGCAGGCGGGTGATGTTTACATCGATGGTGCGGTCGAGCACATATACTTCGTCTTTCCATATCCGGGAAAGGATCTCCTCGCGCGAGAACACGTTTCCTTTGTTTTCAAGAAGGAGTTTCAGTATCTCGAATTCCTTTTTGGTGAGCGGGACTTCCTGTCCGTCTACGGAGGCTTTTATGCGCTTCGTGTCGAGTGAGAGAGTTTCATATTTGAGGCATTCGTTTTCCGGCACTTTCTCCTTGTCTGATGTGCGGCGCAGCACGGCTTTCACGCGTGCCACCACTTGACGGATGGAGAAAGGCTTGGATATGTAGTCGTCGGCTCCCAAGTTGAAGCCTGTCAGCATATCGTTTTCAGTGTCCTTGGCTGTCAGGAAGATGATGGGGATATCGGCCGTCTTTTCTTCTTTCTTGAGGATGCTGGCCATCTTGAATCCGGATATTTCACCCATCATGACATCTAAAAGCAGCAGTTGGTAGGAGGCTATATCCATCTTTAACGCTTCCTCGGCACTGAAAGCCGTGTCTACTTCATACCCTTCTATCTCAAGATTGAACTTGAGGATTTCGCATAAATCCTCTTCATCGTCCACTACAAGAATCTTCGGCATATCCATAATCTTTGTCTCTTTTTTATTACAAATACAATTTATTTCTGCAAAGGACGTATTTCTGTATTTCGATGAAATGAAATACGTATTACAATAGCGTTACAAATGCGTCAGATCGCCACATCCTGCCACTGTCCGCCGATCAGTTCGCGGGTGGATTTGAACCCGGCCTTTTTCAGCAGTTCGAATGCTTCCGCACGTCCGTCGTTCACCAGGTCGGGATAGTGGCAGTCTGAGTTTACCATCACCGGAATATCCAGCTCATGTAAGCGGTGCAGATAGTCGGTATGCGGGTAGACCTCCTGTTTCTTCACGAGGTTTTTCGTGTTGACTTCGACCATCAGGCCCTTTTCGGCGATCAGGTGCAGACAGTCGTTGAACGGTTTTTGATACCAGTCCGCTTGCAGGTCGAAGCCTTCGCATTTGTGCCCGTTCATGTATATCTTGTCCATGTGCCCGACGATGTCGATTCCGCCTGCCTCGATCATTCGCCGTGTGGAACTGAAATAGTGGGCGACCAGCTTGCGGATATCTCCGTCGTAGTAGGCGTCGACAGACTTCTGGTATTCCCGGAAAGGACCGTCGATACACACCATATTCTCTTCCGCAAGCGGCTGTGCGATCGGAAGAAAGTGGATGGAACCGATACGGTAATCGAGCGGCAGATTGCGGAAGTAGGGGATGGACGCGTTGTAGCTTTCGTCTAAGAAATCGATTTCCAGTCCTACGTATATTTCCAACCGGTCACTGTATTTCTTTTTCAGTCGTTCTATTTCTGTCAGGTATTCGGGCATGTCGTCTTTAGACATGTTCCAGAATGTTTCGAACGGCAGTGGTGAATGGGATGAAAAACCGTAGGCGCGGAACCCGTGCGCAACAGCGAATTTAATGAAGTCTTCCGGCGTGCTCCGACCGTCACAGAATGTACAATGGCTATGGTAGTTACTGAGTTGCATAAATTTTTACTTGTAAAAGGGCAAAGATAATTTTTTTATCCCGAAAGACAACCTGTTTGATAAAAAAAGGCTTGATTGCTGCCTAAGGGTTAGCGGCAGAATCAAGCCTTGAAAAACACGTGAATAATGAAAAATCGTATGTTTTATTTTATTACGTTCAGTTCTTTTCCAACTTTGATAAATGCAGCGATTGCTTTATCCAGATGTTCCGTTTCGTGGCCTGCGGACAACTGTACGCGGATGCGGGCCTGGCCTTTCGGCACTACCGGGTAGTAGAAGCCGGTAACATAAATGCCTTCTTCCTGCATCTTGGCTGCGAAATCCTGGGATAATTTAGCATCATACAGCATAACGGCGCAGATTGCGGACTGAGTCGGCTTGATGTCGAAACCGGCTGCTAACATCTTTTCACGGAAGTAGCTGACGTTGTTCATCAGTTTCGTATGCAAAGCATCGCTTTCTTTCAGCATCTTGAACATTTCCAGGCTGGCGCCTACGATAGCGGGAGCGACAGAGTTGGAGAACAGATAAGGACGGGAGCGCTGACGCAGCATGTCGATGATTTCTTTCTTTCCGGTTGTGAATCCGCCCATGGCGCCACCGAATGCTTTACCTAACGTACCTGTGAAGATATCGACTCTTCCGTATACATTATATTGTTCAGCCACACCGTGTCCTGTCGGGCCTACTACACCGGCAGAGTGGGATTCGTCAACCATTACCAATGCGTCGTATTTTTCTGCCAGTTCGCAGATTTTGTCCATCGGGGCCACGTTTCCGTCCATAGAGAACACACCGTCTGTTGCGATGATGCGGTGACGTTGTGCCTGGGCTTCTTGCAGGCAACGTTCCAGGTCGGCCATGTCTGCATTGGCATAACGGTAGCGTTTTGCCTTGCAAAGACGTACGCCGTCAATAATGGAGGCATGGTTTAAAGCATCGGAGATGATCGCATCTTCTTCAGTGAACAACGGTTCGAACAGACCGCCGTTGGCATCGAAACATGCAGCGTACAGGATCGTATCTTCGGTTTTGAAATAGTCGGAGATAGCGGCTTCCAGTTGTTTGTGCAGATCCTGTGTCCCACAGATGAAACGTACGGATGACATGCCGTATCCGTGTGTGTCCATAGCTTCTTTGGCAGCCTTGATCAGACGTTGGTTGTCAGACAGGCCCAGATAGTTGTTTGCGCAGAAGTTCAAAACGTCGCTTCCTGCGTTTACTTTGATGTCGGCTCTTTGAGGAGTGGTGATGATACGCTCGTTCTTATACAATCCGGCAGCTTTGATGTTTGCCAATTCCTGAGTAAGGAAATCTTTCAGTTTACCGTACATAACTTTGTTTTTTGTTAGTATTTTTAATTAAGTTGACAATTATATCTCTATTATCGCAGACAAGTGGCAAAATATTATTCTTGAAACCATTTTTTTCTTTGTCTCTGATTTGTCTGCCGATGCGGCAAAGGTCATATTTTTTTTGAATATATAGGCTAAAAAATACAAGAAATTCATACCGGAATGTTTTTATTCTCTATACCTTTGCCATCGAAAAAACTTAAAAGAACATCAAACGCAATGAAGAATGTATTAGTAATTGGTTCTACCGGTCAGATTGGATCAGAGTTAACCATGAAGTTGAGAGGTATCTACGGTGGAAACATTGTAGCAGGTTACATCCCCGGACAGGAGCCTAAAGGCGAACTGCTGGAATCAGGGCCTTCTGCAATTGTCGACATTACAAACGAACAGCAGATTGCTGAGACTGTGTCCAAATATAAGGTAGATACGATTTATAACTTGGCTGCACTGCTGTCAGCCGTTGCAGAAGCAAAACCGCAGCTTGCCTGGAAAATCGGTATGGGCGGTTTGTTTAACGTATTGGAAGTTGCGCGTGAAATGCATTGTGCTGTATTCACTCCGAGTTCAATCGGTGTGTTTGGCAATAACACGCCGAAAGACAAGACTCCGCAGGATACGATCCGTAACCCGCGTACTATGTATGGCGTCACGAAGGTTTCAGGCGAATTGTTGAGTGACTACTATAATATCCGTTTCGGTGTCGATACTCGTTCCGTACGTTTTCCGGGACTTATCTCCTATGTGACACCTCCGGGTGGTGGTACGACCGACTACGCAGTTGATATCTATTATTCGGCTGCCAAAGGTGAGAAGTTCGTATGTCCGATCAAGCAGGGTACATTCATGGATATGATGTATATGCCGGACGGTCTGCGTGCAGCTATTGAAATTATGGAAGCCGATTCGACGAAGTTCGTTCATCGTAACTCTTTCAACATTGCATCCATGAGCTTTGATCCTGAAATTATCTACAACAACATCAAAAAGTATGTTCCTGACTTCCAGATGGAATATGATGTGGATCCGTTACGTCAGGCTATCGCAGAATCATGGCCTAACTCTTTGGATGACACATGTGCCCGTGAGGAATGGGGCTGGAAACCGGAATATGATCTGGATTCCATGACTCAGGATATGTTGGCTAAATTGAAAGAACGTTTCAATAAGTAAGAATTAATTTTCCGATCATTAGCAGATCGGTAGGAAAGAAGCGACTGCCCGGTGTCGGACAGTCGCTTTTTTGTTTGGATCGTTTTTATCCAGTATTGTAGGCTGTTTCAATCATAATGTGTCTGTTGTTTGTGCAGGGAATGACTAAGTCAAAAGTGTATGAAAAATTATGTTGTAAAACATGAAATGGTTAAATCAGGTTAAGAGAAAGCTTTTTTTTGTGGAAATATTATGCTGCATAACATAAACTCTCTATATTTGCACTGTGTTTTTCATGGTATTAGATTTAAGGTTAACAATGAAGATTGGCTGTCTGTGAAGATAGCCTTTTTTTTATTTTAACATTTGGTATAAAATGAACTTTTCGTAAAACACTGATTATTAATTAAGTGAAAAATGTGGTAAAACAATTTTAAGACGTTTATCACCCAGATTTATCCAAAAACCAAGCCCATGTACCCTTCTATGTAGGTAACTTAGTTGAATTAGCATGAACTAAGACGTGGACACAAACAATTAATTAACATGTTTAGTATCAAAGTGAAAGCAAGGCCAATTAAAGGAAGAAGTAAAGAAGTGAGATTAGAATTGGTCTTTTTTAAAACCGGATTTCCTCGTGTTCCGAAGGTTTTTAACATTATTGGAGAGGCAAAACGCTGGGATTCAGCATCCCAATTATTTAAGGGGAATGACTCTCTGACTGCTCAGAAAAACGAATTAATCTTAAAAGAAAAGAAAAAATATTTAGATGTTGCAGAGCTATGGGAATCCGAAAAAATCAATTGGACTCCTAAAATGTGGTCTCATTGTTTCGATGTTGAGACAGAAGCTAAGAGTAACGATTCTCCGACAGTATCGGTAGTTGAAGTGATAGACTCAATGATCTTATTGTTCAAGACAAAGAGACGTGTCAAGAATGGTGTTGTAGTTACGAGCAGCAACAATGCGGAAAATTATTTGTGGATGAAAAGAGCGTTTATGGAATTTACATTAAGAAAATACTCCAAGAAATTTTCTTCTTTTTATTTTCACCACATAACAGAAAAGTTTCTGAGCGATTTTGTAAATTATACATTGAGACGTGCAAAGCTTAAAAATGCAAATAGCCAAGGTGGTCTTCCTCATAAATTAGGTCTGCTTCGTGCCGTTTTCAGATATGCCCATAAACGTAATATGTATGGTGTTAATCTGGGGGTATTTGATTCGGTACAAGAATACATGCAGGAGAAACAGCCGGAACCAAAAACGATTTCTCCCAAATCCATTGTCCGTATAGAAAACATGAGTAGGAGAGATTTTACTCCCAAAGAATGCTTCTATATTGATTTGTTTCTCTTCAGTTATTATACCGGTGGAATGGCAAACGTGGATGTGTGTCATTTGACGAAAGATTGCATAAAAGAAAATCAGATCATTTATGAGCGCAGAAAAGTGAACAAGAAGGCTACTCCTTTTCTTACAGACAAGGCTCGTATAATCATTAATAAATACAAGGATGAAGCTTTGGGTGATTATGTATTTCCGATTTTCAAAATCAAGCACAATACTGAAGAAAAGAAACACATGAGGGTCAAAGTAATCAGCATGAACGTGAACAAGACACTGAAGAAGGTAAGGGAGAAACTGAAAATAAAGGATGAAATCACCTGGTATTCGGCTCGTGGAACCTTTATCTCGAAAATGATAGACGAGGGGTTCCATCCTATGCAAGTAGCCCAGTTTGCCGGAAACAGTCCTGACATGATTTATCGTCATTATTATAAGAATACAGATCCGAAATCAACGCTGGAGAGCTTGAATCGGATATTTTAAGAGAATAAAGAACCTGTCTCCAGTGGCAAATTAAATCTGGAGACAGGTTTGTAAAATAATTAAAATATCATTTTAAATAGTTTGTATGTTATTTGTTTGTTATACATTTGTGATATAAATGATAATAATCTATGGAAGCAACAGTAAAGAAACAAACAGCCTTCAGATTTGACAGTGAGTTGTTGGATTTATTAAAGAGTGCGGCTAAACGTGAGCATAGAAGTTTGAATAATTATGTAGAGTGTCTTTTGCGAGAAGCCATGTACAGAGAACCAAATGAAGAAACCAAGATGGCTATTGAGGATGCACGTTCGGGAAAATATGCTGGAACGATAGATATGAGTAGTTTTGATTCTTTTATGAAATCTGTGAATGATATAGAATGAAGACAATTCATTATAGCACCAAGGCAAAGAAAGATTTAAAGAAATATCGGAATAATACTCGGCTAATGGAGGCTTTGTATGAAGTTCTGAGTAGCTTGGTCAAAGGAGAAGCTGTTCCGGAAAAGTATAAGCCGCATGAACTTACAGGAAATTATAAAGGCTGCATGGAATGTCATGTTGGAAATGATTTTCTTTTAATATGGATAGATACAAAGCAGGATATAATAGAGATAATCAGATTAGGCAGTCATTCTGAACTTTTTAAATAAACAAAGCCGTTGGGAAAGAGATTCTACTTATTCTCAACGGCTTTTTGTATATGGCTTATGTAAGAAAATCGAAATAAAAGCCTACCCCAAAGAAGTTGCATGAATGAAATGAATATGAATTGAGTTGGGGTAGGCTAAAAGTAGACCTATGAAGTTTTAGAGTTCTTTATAAGAACGAGACTAAAGCTCTGTTTATTGTACAAGCGTTGAAAATTAGGCTTGTAAAGCGAATTTGGGTTATAATCAAAGTGCCCCCAACAGAAGTCCTATGGCTCCCCAAACAAGATCGTGCCACTCTTCAGTTCCGTTTTTAACCACTTGTCCCAAACAACCTCTTTCGCCACCAGTATCACCAAAGTGATTAAGATTGCCGCTTCAATCGGCATAAGGTATTTGAGCATGTCATAAATCAATATTCCGACAATATTTGCAAATATTAAAACGCACTTCTTCTATAATACTTTTAGTTTTCTCTTGTAAATATCTTGTTATTTTTGACATAAAATCCAGTACAGTATATAGGATACCCGTATATCTTTCCACCCATAAAAGGATTTTTCAAAAAGTTATTTAAGTCATTGAATGTTGCTTTTGCTTCGGCTTCTTGGTTTATGTCGGATGTTGTTAATAAAATAATCTTCGAGTTATGTAATACACCTTTAGGATTATTATAATCATCCATAAATGAATCTTTAAAAGCGGTTAAAACCTCCTTATAGGGAGCTTCACTTGCTACTATGAAATAAGCACTAACCCCATACGTAAGACTTCGTATATAAATTAATTTTTCGGAGGACGTTGGTTCATTAATGAATAATCCATTTGAGGGGACATCCATTGACGTTGTAAAACCTTTGAATATAACTTCACCAATACATAGGCTTTTTATATTTTCTACATTAAATTCTTGTAGGGCTATTTTTTTTAGTGTATTACCAAAATCTTTATTATATGGGAAACAACTTTCTATATTTGATAGAGATTTTAGTTCTGCAAATTTTACGATATGTGGTCTTTGAGGTGAAGTGTAACTTTGGTATTCTTTAGAACTAATAGCTTCTTTAATTTTTTGTAAGTACTCACTTCCTTTGACTGTTTCCATAGATGTGATGTATGGATCTGGGAAATCAAAAGTTAAATATATGGGCTTCTTTTTGCCAACAATCTCTTTATCAAACGTTGTAGTAAATGTACTTTCGGGGAATACTGCTCCAATATATATGTAAGGTGGAGTTGCTAAATGTGACCATCCTTGTATTCCTAAATACTGTGTACCGATAAAAATTTCTCCATTGTCATTGCTATCATCGATAAATGTATCCCATTTAAGGAGAAATTCTTCTTGAATCGTATCTTTAGGTGTATCCACTAATGGCTTGTCACCTTTACCGTCTAAGTGCTCTTCTTTCTCACAAGAAGCGAGTAAATAGGAGGTTACCGTACATAATAAAAAAAATAAAAATTTTCTCATTTTACATTATATTTTTTGTTTACATACATTGTTTTTCAAGTGGCATATACCAAAACTTGAATGATGTGCAAAATTACGGAAATAGGTTATAACTCTGTATTTACATGTATTTTCCGAAAGTTCTTTGTTCATCACGTATCCAATACAAATCTCAATGTGCTTTTTATGGCGCAAATATAAAAAATGTTATTCACAAAAGATTATGAAGAGTACTTTTTTATTGTTTCCTGCGAGATAATACGGTTATAGCTTCATCCCCTTGCTTTTCCTTTGCGGTTGTATAGGTCGGCGTATGTTCTGCCTTAACTTCTCGAACTATTCCTTAAACCACTCGGCAATGGGCTTTCGATCAATGGCAAGAACCAGTCTCGTCCCGTCCACCGTGATACGGCACACCAGAGGCAGGTTGCCGTTCGGCTTCTCGCTGCCTTTCTTCACGTAAAATAATACCTTGAATGTACTACGCATAACCCACTCCTTTGGGGGTACAAAATTAATTATCAGTGAATTATCGATAGCTATAAAACGGTACAAAACACAGAAACAGAACCTTTTAGCAATAAATACGCATCCGTTACGAAAGTAACAAGGTGGTAATAGAACTCCTGCACCATTTGGCTTCGAGGTGGCATTTCGTTGATTCTGCCCCATAGAGAAACAAAGCGTAACGAATGCTGTATCAGCTAATTCGCTACACTTTGCCCAAATTTACTTTTTCGCTATGTGTTTATTTTAAGATATTGCAGCCATCCGGAAAACAACGGTCTGTTTTCTATGTAGTTGCAGTCCAGTTCGCAGGAATACGCCTCTTGTTCAAACGACACTTTTTTGTATGCGGTTTTTGAATTTCGACAGATGAGAAGTTTTACAAGCCACTCTATCGCATACCAGATATAAAAGGTAAGAGTCGCTACGATATACCATATAGGAGATATACCAAAAATCAGTTGTAGGATTAAAACCACGCAAACCGCAACACAGGTCGTTTCTATCCATTGATATGAATGACAGGTTTCATGGTTCCTGACTCTTTGTGTTATATGCTCCGGAGATAACTTACTTAATACAAACGGCCCGATCGTGATTGTGTGACAAGAACTGAATGCCAATAGTATCTTGGCGATTCGGTTGTCGTAATAAAATCTTTTCATATCTGCCAGGGATTTTTGTATGGATCATAAGATGTCTGGAATGTCGCCATCTGCCAGTCCGTAACCGGTTTTTTATCTTCCATTATTTTTCGTGGAATCTGGGGATTGATCCTCAGTTTGGAAGCATCATTCAACCACTTCATAGAATCCTCGTAATCCTTCATTCTGACCACGCTGACATTGTTCGGGGCGATCAGTTTGGTAAGCTCATATACCGCGAGCCGAACCATGTGTTTTTTGAGGTTGTAGTTTCTGGGGTCATGTGGCGCGAGATTTTCCCCTACTACCGGAGCATCACTGTTCACGTCTATTTCAGGACAGTAAACCTCTCCGTCATAAACAACGTATTCATGTGGTAAAAATTCGTATTCGTTGAACTGCGGATCATAATCGGCAATAGCCCCCCAGTTTTCCGATTCAAAGGGATTCTTGCTGTTATCGAACCCGTCCAACGTCATAAGGGTGTAATAGGCATCCTCGAACTTCACAACGTCCCATAGTTCGTATTCTATAGGTTGCCAGGAAGTATATTCCACCCGTTTCCATCCTCCAACCATCGGGATTCTTACATTCCCGAATTTCCATCCGTTTTCAGAGAGGCAGACATAAGCTACATTGTTATAAACGACAATATCGCCCTTGTAATAGGTTCCAAGCTGGCTGTATTTCGGCAATTCCAATTCCTCGCCTTTTTCATTTACGTATTCCTCCCAGTATTCGATAGAGGCTGGGACTTTGTATCCACTGATTGATCTTATAACTTCATGAATCTTACCCTCGTAGTAAATATGCGCCCCGACCGGATAAGTTACTTTCCGGTCATATTCTGCAATGTATTTCCCTTTGTTCAGTTCCTTTTCAATCTCGTAGTTCTCACTGAGATATTCCACGATGCTCATTTCTGCGGCTTCTTCTGCCTGAATGAAAGTTTCCGGTTCGTTCCTTGTTATCTGGGAAAGGCTTTCCTGCGTTATGATTCCCAGATAATCGCTATTGTTTAAAAAACGTCTATACATAGTTTGTCAATAGTTAAATCCTTCGTTAATGGTAGCGGTAGAAAGAATGGTCATAGAGCCGTCCCCTCTTTTGTATTTTGTCCAGCTATCCCTTAGATAATAGCAAAGCAGGTAATCGAGACAGTCCGAGAGATGCCCGTATTTCTCGTATTTTACGCCTGTCTTAGCGTCCGTTACCTTCGCCTTGCTCTTCGTACCGTCCTCGTTTTTCAACTGGTAAATCAAGTCTTCCGTAAGCCTCCTGCAACGTAGGTCAATCATTATCTTCCAGCCATCGAAACCTTCAAACAGTTCATTGACGAACTCGCATCTTGTCACCTGTGGAGGCTGTTTTTTCAGCAGCTTGATTTTGGGTTTCAATATTCCCCTTCCAAAGACATCGGTAATAATGGTATAGTTGTTTTGTCCGTCCTCCGTCGTGGTCGAACGTTGCAATCCAGCCGGATCACCGGTCACGTCCACGCCTCCGATATGTTTTTCCCGATATAACTTCTGTTGTATCTTCCTTGCCAGAGCCGGAGTATTGTTTTCTTTCTTTTCCGGCAATCCCAAAATTTCTTCTATAATATAAACCTCTTTTTTCTCATAGTTTATCTGGGATAGCAAAGTGGACATCCTGGGAGCCACGTTGAAGTCCCATGCGATGATAAGCGGCTTGGTCGGATCGTACACCTTTTCCTTCAGTCCGGTAATAAGATGCTTTGAACCTTCAAAACCATGATACACAGCCATATCGTTCGCTTCCACAAAGTCCCAGTTTCCATATAGCAAACGTTCTTTTGTCGCCTGGTCACGGATTTTGTTCAGCGCGGCTTCATAGGTCTGTCTAAATGCGATGTCCGGATTATCGAATACGGAGAATGGTATATAAGCCTCTCCTTCCCTGCATTCTACCTTATCCCCGTTCTCATCCTGTACGAACCGGGAACGTACCCAGTTAGTAGTTGGGTTGGTGCTCATAAACATTCTGGAGGTTTTGAACGTCTCGTGAATCCTCCAACGAAGACGCGAGAAAAGCACTTCTACCGCTTTTTCCGAAATCTCTGAAACCTCGTCAATCATTGCGATCGTATATTCCGAAGAACCGAAACGCTCGAAATTCGGGTCTGAAGGCAGATCGACCATTTCCTTCATAATGATAACCGAATCGTTCCAAAAGGTAAGCGTACCTTCCAGATTGTTGATCTTGTAATTCACTTCCTCTTTCAATCCCCAGTTTTTCAGCACCGTCTTGATCGTGTTCCAGGTAGATTCCTTCAGTGACTTGATAGTCTTACGTGCTACGACTGCACGTATGTTTTCAAATCTCATGCAGGAAATGATGAGCCAACAGGCTCCGAGATAACTCTTGCCTCCCTATGTTAATATTCGTTAAAACTCGCTACGTTTTAACCGCTTTCGCTGCTACATGTTTCCATGCAGAATAGACTATATCTTCATCCAGTGTAATATAACTGGAGGCTCCCGTTTCCAATCGCTTGATTGTACTTCCTTTTGGAATAGTCGTTGAACCTTCCGGCATCCCGGCTTGGCTGCTGATAGCCCTTCTAACCCGTAGTTAGGGTTTCCCAGCAATTAGAGAGCTTGTTTACTATACATTACTGTATAGGCTGGCAGTGGCAGAGTTTACCAGCGGCCCCGCCACCCAAAATCATTTGTGGCAGGTTTGTATTTCCGCACGTATCGCATACAGGCTTGTACTGCGGGTTCTTCCTTACATCATATCCAACAAGTTTCTGAATGATATGTCCTCCGCATTTTGGGCAATAGTCCGGTTGCAACAGCTTCCATAGTTCGTATTGCTTTTCGGAGGGTCTGAAATCAATTTTAATGTTCTGAGGCGGTCTGAGTTTGATTGAAACCCCCATATCCTCAGAAGTTAGCGGTGGCGACCGTAATAAGCGTAGCCGCCATGATTATAAGTATGGCATTTAAAACTTTCCTTTTCATAGCTTTGGTATTAACGTAAAATAGCACCCAGCCTGAAAGAGACCGGATGCTACGCGAATAAAACGAATTACACGATTTGTATGGTAATGTCTTTTTCCTTGCTTAAAATCTCGTTCAGTGCATCCGAAGTTGCCCTTGATTCCAGCACTTTCCCCTTCACCTTGTTCTTTCCGACCAGTATGCAGCCTTCGGTGTTCAATTCGTCATTGCCCGGATGAATCAGGATTCCGATAAAATGGGGTACATCATGCAATCTCGGAAGCACCCTTTTGAATCTGGGTGAGAGTTCCATCGTGACTTTGTATTCCCCTTCAGGAATGGCTGTTTTTCCATACACCTTTTCGGGACATTTACAGTTGATTCCTTTTGGCGTGTTCGGGCATTGAGCGGGAAGTTTTCTTATCTTGTCTTCCAGCGTATCACAAAAATATTTTCCGTCCAGATACAAACGTCCGATGGTGTAGTTCTCGCCTTTGAAAATCCTTTTTAATTTCAGAATCATAGTTATATTCGGTTTAAGTAAAAATTAAAATGTGATTTGCTTTAATTAAGAATAGGGACATTGACTGGTAGTGGGTTATTCCTATATTTGTAAAATAGAAATAAGCGTTAGAATGAAGTTTTTTCATTATCGTAGAGTTTGTTATTTGTTTTAGATAAAAGAAATCTCCTGTGAAGGACATTCTTTTTGCTGTTTTGATGAAAGCTTATTCAATATTATAAGCTATCATTGTAGATTGGAAATTAAAATTAGAAATCAAGTAAGCTAAAGGAGCCGCTTGCGAAAGCCGTTCCTTTCCGATTTTTAATAGTTAGATAGATTTGATTTTTACCTAAAGAGGTGGCCAAATGCCGCCTTTTTGTTTTTTTAAATCGGTCCAGATCAATATATTATTGGTATAAATACAAACAGGGGATGATTTTTATTATTTGAATTATCCAAGAACAGGAGATATTGATATATTTGTGTTTAAGTAAAGGAAGTGTATTTTAGATTAAAGTCAAGTTAGAAATTAGCTTTTACATTTTTTACTAAGTAAAGGAACTATCTGTGAAGACCGTCCCTTTACCATTTATTGTTGTTATGCCATTGGATTGCAAAGAGAGGCGGTTAAAACACTGCCTTTCTTTGTGTCAGGTTTTCAGAAACATATCCTCTAACCTTTCTTCTGAGTTCCCTCAGACTTTTGCTGTAGGACATCGGGATAACCGAGCCGTCGTAAATATCCCTTGCATAATATCGTCCTGTTTCTATATTCCGGTAAGGGAAACAATATCCGTTTTCCCAACTCCTGTCCCAAACTTGCTGTTCCATGCCAAACGGATTAAGGCTGAAGCAACCTGTCAAGTTGCTCGGCCTGTTTGTCCGCCCTGTCTTTGAGTTCCTGAAGGGCAGTGTTTTCCAGCGTCAGTTCTTTCATTTTGGCATCGTTTTCCTCCATTTTCTTTGAAACGCCGGAACTGATACCTTTCAGTTTGTTAATAGCGTCAGTAAAAAGTTTGGTTGCTTCCGTCAGTTGTTCTGCGAATGACTGTGGTTTCACTGTTTCTGTCTGCTTGCTTAATTTTGTAAACATAGTCTTAGTCTTTGATTTTAATATATTCCGAATATTTGATTTCCACGTATGGGTTGTCACTTGAAACGGTCTGGTGTATCGCTTTGACTTTCCATCGCCACCAAAGGAACCGGTGCTTGTATTCGATCCAGAAAGCCTGGTTGAGAGTAACGGGTAGGTTTATTTTCCCGGTCAGCCTGTCGTTCTCTATAGTCCCGTTTATTTTCAGGTATGGGGTATCCATCCTTACTGATTTCAAGAAGACCGGCACAGTATCTCTTATTATCACGCTGTCCTTTATTTCCGCGTCAATGGGTGCATTCACTTCCACATCATGTTTCGCAACCGCCTCCAAATCCTTTATTCTTATCCCCATCTTCTTGATTTTCTCTTCGTCTTCAGCCCTGAATCGCTTGAACTCGTCCAAAGACATGGTTAAGAATTTAATATCCAGTGCCATAGTTGAAGAATCGACCTGTATGCGCTGGATTTCTGACATGAGAGCTTCGGTATTGGACTTGTACCTGTCCCTTTCTCCGATAAGCTTTTGTCTCGATTTGAGAAGCGACCCGCAAGTGAGCAAAAGGACTGTAATGGCAAAAATCAGGTACTTATTCATTTGGCTTTGGTATGAATATTCCGTTTTCCGTTATAGTTCCGACACAACTGGTCACAAACCCTTCAGGAGCCAGTTGCCAGTTTTTTGCCCATTCCTCCACAACGGTCGTCTTGTGCGGACAATTACCGAATCTTGATTCGACATAGGTATACGGATGTGTCATTTTGCTATACTCGTCCGGGAATTGCGCTTTTATCTTCACATCCTCTTTCCACTGTGGCATCCTGATATAACCGGCTTTCTTTTCCTGAAGCATGTAGTAGGCAAGAGGGTAGGGGAGTGCGTTGCAGGACATATACCCCCTTTTTTCAAAGTCGGATTTGCTGATCCATCCCATGTGTCCTTCCTCGTCTTTAATGAGATACCCTTCTTCTGTTGAGTCTTCCTCTCTTCCCAGCATTTTCTCGAAGAACTCCTTTTTAGTCATTTCTTCGGCCTCTACACATTCTACTCTTAAAAATCTTTCCATAAATGTAAATTATAAAGTTTTGATTGAATCTTTCGGAATAAACCATTCATATTCCCCTTCAAAGGGTTCATCCAGCATTACGATATAGCCCGGATTCCTTCTACTTCCAGAATCCAGCGACAAAACGATGCAGCCTGTGCGTCCGATCAGATTTTTCAGTTTTAATTCTCCAAGTTTCTCAGAATCGACAATTTCGATTGTTTTATTGTTCATTATTTGGTTATTTAATGTATAAAAGTTCAAACTCTTCCATCCTTCTTTGTTTGATGGACGGGATCACTTTATTTTTGTATCTGCAAAACGAGACATATTCATCGTAAAAATCCCTGTTTCTGCTTCTTATTTTCTGTATCAATCGGCTGGCGGGTTTGTTTTTATGCCCTAAGATATTATACTCTCCGACATTGTAAGCCAGCACTCCAAGAAGAAGAGAATCCCTACCGTATTTTCTGAATACGCTGCATTTTTGTAGCAAGTCCCGTCTTAAAATGGAATCTGCAAACTCTTCGGAAATATCATGTCCGAAGGTTTCCCCCTTTCAATAATTTGTGGCCGTATCCGACATAATTCTTATGCCTTTTATCATGCCATCCTTCCTTTCTTTTAATCAGTTCTACCGCCTTGTTAAAAAGAAGTGATTCTTGCGTATAAACTTTGCCAATATTATGCACTTCAATCTTTGGAATAGTAGATATTTTTGTAAACGAAAAGAAGGATATGGTCAAAATTAAAATCCTTATATTCAATATCCTGTTCAGTTTTGGTTAATTGTTTTGTCTCTTTATATGTATCGCATTTTAGGGTTATTAATCGAGTTTATAAACACTCGGCAAAAATAGTAATAAAAAAAAGAACCACAAAGCAAATGCGGTTCTTTTTAAGCGGTTTACCTGGAGTTTTTCAAAATTTCTTTAATATCCCTTCTCATTTCCTTCAAATCTTCTTGCATGGATGTAAATTGCTGCATGGTAGCGTCAAATACGGTCTTGTCCAGCTTGATCGCGTCAATTTTTTTGTATTGGTCTTCCAGCCTTAATTCGATACGTGAACACCTGTCGGATAACGCCTCTATTCTGGCGATATTGTTAAGGTGCTGCACGTACATAGAAATCAAAAAAGATGCGATAATGGTAAGCGATTTGATGTTGTCGCTTATAAATTCTTTGATTTGTGGCATAGACTATTCGAGAGTTAAGAGAACGGACAATGCCTTGGAGACGGATTCGATCAGTTTTACAGCCGCCTCAGAATCCTTCATTCCGTACAGGGCGAGAATGACTACGATTGCGATATAAGCGTATCTTTCCTTCTTTCTGTCTTTTTCATCTTTCTTCTGCATTGTCTTTGTTTGCTTTTTGAGGTACTATCACATTGAACACGATGCCGTTTTCGCCCCCTCCCTCAATCTTCAGCTTCGTTTCCTCCGCATGTTTGATCGGGTACAGATCCATGAGTGCTTTAGCGGCATTGACCGACACGGCCCTTAAAGGAGCAGGTGAAAGCTCCATTCCCCACTTGTCCATATATCTGGCGGTAGCGGTTTCTTCCATGATAGACCTCAGTGTTTCGGATACTTGCAACTTTACAGCGATAGCTTCCGTATCACTGTTCTGTAAATCAAATAATTTCTTGACATATTCCGAGATATGCGGTTTGCCAAGCAACCTTCTGCTTTTCAAGCTTACACTGGATATATCTTTGCCAAATGCTTCCCTGTAACATTTACAGTGCTGCCCGGCAAAATCCCTTCCTCCGTTTACATAGAGGTCGCAGAAAAGCTTCTCTTCTTTGGTCAGTCCAAATTCGTTTTTCAAATCACCAGTCGTAGGCTGGCTGTTATCCTTTTTCATATCGAACAAATATTATGAAAGCCCGACATCATACACAATGTTCTATGCCGGGCTTTTGTTAAAGAATAGAATGTTTGTTATTTGTCGGTTTGTTCTTTAGGGGCGGCGTTTCCTTTAGCAATGTCCGGTTTCAATGCGATAAGTTGTTCGATCAAAGCCTGATAGAATACGTCCGCCAAAGCATCGGCACATGCTTCTGCGTCTGCCAGCGAGTTGATAAGGCGCATATTGAAAGACACGTCCAGGTCATATCCGGTAATAGCGGCCATCATTTCGTTTCCATCATATCCGAGAACCCCGTATCTCATTCTCTCGTCCTTTCTGAACGATACGATTCCGTTTTCTTCCGTCATACGTTTAGATTTTAAAGTGCGTTCTTGATTTTTCCTTTTTCTGAAGCCCCGCGCCTACAGATGAACCGTCCGAATTTCTCAGTCTATTGGAACAGACGATTGCCACGTTAAGGGTGGCTGTAACGTCCGCGTCCGCGTCGTGCGCATCGTCCAGTTCGATACCGAGACGTTCAGCAAGCAGTTCCAGCTTGTAGGATGTCACTTCCGGATCACCGGCAAAGGTGAGCTTGCCCAGATCTATCGTATCTATATAATGAGGCTGGAAGTTTCCCCAAAAGTCAGTGATTCCGGCAAATACCTTGGCAAATTCCTTCAGTTTGCCTCCATAGGCCATGAGTTGCTGGAGAAAACCGCAGTCGAAAGCGATATTCTGCCCGATAAGGAACGGTTTTGCGGTTTTTGATTTAGAGAGCGTGTTTCTTGTGGCAAAAGCAATGACATCGCTTGCCACCTGTTCGATCGCTACTCCCTTTTCATATAACATGTCCATCGAAATGTCCGAGTAGGTAAGGGCCGCCTTCTCGTATCTCATGAGCTGTCCTTCCTCTTCCTCCGCGATTTCCCTTTTGCTTTTCAGTACCTTCTTCCGGTTCTTACCTAAAATGTCATTCTTTTGCTTGTAGGGATAGATATAGCTGACGTATGTGTCGATCACTTCCCATGTATCCAACCTTACCGCTTTCATAGCGATCTGGGTACAAGCCCCGTTTTGCGGGTCTAAATCCCCGGTCTCAAAATCCAATACAATCCCGACAAAAACGGTCGGTTCGCTTTTTGGTGCTGCCATAATTAAAGTTTCGGTTTATAATTTATTGATTTCACTTAATATCTTGTTCTCAAATTCTTCTATTGTCCCATTGTTGATAATGATGCAGTCGTAAAAGCTGTCGTCCAAACGGATACGCCTTTTGTCCCTTGCCAATCTTGCCGGTTCGATTCCACGTCTAAGGAGCGTTTCTTCCGAGCATTTTACGGCAACCGGAATAATGAGGTATCGGTCGCAGAACTCTTTAATAAGGCATTCCAGTCCGGCTTCATCAATGACGTATGTGCAAATGCCGTCTTTAGGAACCTGGGAGTGCAAGGCGAAGTATTGTTTTCCTCCGAATATGGTATAAGCCAGCATATCCCCGTTACCCGGCACTTCATGGTCTTGGATAAAGAAATGCTCCACTCCGTCCGTCTCTTCAGGTCTTTTATCCCTGGTTGTGTACGATACGATTGTCGGGATATTCATTCTCTTTTTCAGGAACTCTGCCATATAGGTTTTACCGCTTCCGGACTTTCCTACGATTGCGATGATTACGGGTTTCATTTAAAATTCTCTTGTTCTAAGCATGTTCTTTTTGTTTATATGGTTCGTAATTCACTTGACACGGACTATCATACATTGTACATCATTGAGGACTTGTATGTCTGCAAGCAATGACATCCTGAGTAGTCGCTATATTTAATTATAGCGGTCACGATAATCATTTTGTTCTTTGACTGGGTGACTTTATCGCGGTTCTCCTTGTAGAAATCGTCCCACATCACAAGCTCGATAATATCGTTGTTCTGTTGCAGCTTCAGTTTGCAGAAGGTTTTCTTTTCTCCCGTTTTCTTGTCCCTGTAGCCCACCTCGTCATGTTCCAGGACGGTCGCACATACGGCAATCCGTTTGCCTTCGCTTGCTTTAAGAAAAGCATCCTTGATAGTCATGTAAGAAGCTCTTCCCCTTATATGCTGCTTTGCTTCTGAATTGTCGTATATCCTCCTGTAATCAATGGAACCGATACCTGAAACCTCGATCTGGAGCATGGACCAGAAATAGTGCTTGTCTGTCATGTCTGAAGGAAAATCCTCTTCTTTCAATTCAAATCCCAGTTCTTTGGCCGCTACACGAAGAATCTTGTATCTTTCCGGAAGCGACTTGACGTTTTCAATCTTGTCGAAGCATCCTGCCAGAATAAGATGTTTCACGTGCCGGGCATTTACCGGAACTTTTCTTGCTTCTTCCTCGTTATCTGGATCATCCCAGTATTCGTACTTTTTGAGCTTGTATTTGAATATGCGGTGGATGAAGTTCTCGATGGATGTAAACGCCCCGTTTTTCTGGCGTTCTTCCACTATATACTCAACGGTCTTGACACCTACCATCTTGATACGGGTAAGCGACCAGAATATCTCGTCATGCTGGTAGTCGGTAAAAAATTGCACATCGGAAACGTTAATATCCGGATGCACGATTTTAGCCTTGCTGCATTGTTCCATTTCCGACATGAGAGAAGGTATTTCTTTGTCGTCTGCCCACTGGAGGGCGATGGTATAGAAAGCTGAAGGGTAGTTGGCTTTTAACCATGCTCCACAATATGCTGTTAATGCGTAAGCTGCTGAATGTGAGCGGTTAAAAGAATATTTACCAGCCAGTTCTATCTTATGCCAGACTTCTTCTGCCTCATAATTCGGACATCCGTTTGCAATAGCCCCCTTGATAAAATCGTCTTTTAATGTAGCCATAAGGTCTGCCTTCTTTTTACCGATAGCCTTACGCAAATAGTCTGTTTTACCCAAATCAAATCCAGCCAAAGTATGAGCAACTAACATAAATTGTTCTTGGTAGCACATAATCCCGAAAGTATTTTTGGTTGCCTCGTATGTCCCATAATTATATACCGGAGCCGCTTCATTATGTTTGTATCGCACATAATCGTCAGTCGCCCCAATTTCAAGTGTTGCCGGACGGTATAAGGCATTGATGGCAATAAGGTCTTCAATATTATCAGGCTTTACTTCCATGATGAATTTCGTAATACCACGAGAAGCGAACTGGAAGACATTTTGGGTATATCCGTCTGAAAGGATTTTGTATGTATTCGGATCATTGAGTTCGTTTTGAGTGATACTTTCAATGGAATAATGCTTGTTGTATTCTTTGTTTACAATATTGATAATGGAGCTTAGTTTTGACAACTCCTTGGTTGCCAGCACATCCTCTTTAAGCAATCCGATTTCATCGGCTGCATATCCATCAAACTCTGATACCAATAGCCCATCCATTTTTCGGATAGGAAGAAAATCAAAACATTCCACGTCTTTTTCGTCATTTCTTGTTTCCGGAGTAACAATGATAGCTGAAGCGTGAATGGATGAAGCCTTGGGTTGCCCCATCAATGTCCGAATGTCTTCAATGACCATAGGGTAGTCTTGAATGAACTTGTTTACCTTTTTGTTTGTCGCAGCGACTTTGAACAGGTCTGTCCAGTCCATTTTGTCGTCTTCAAAGATTGCAGTGATATAGTTTACAATGGCGTGCGGAACCCTATGAACCCTCGCCACATCCTTTAAAATAGCTTTTAATTTCAAAGTGGTAAAGGTTCCGGCAGAGAACACACGTTGTTTTCCATTGATATTGTATCTCTCTTCTAAATACTCTTTCATTTCTTGTCTCCGGTCAGAAGCATAGTCTACGTCTATATCCGGCTCACGGAAGGGCGGAATGACCGCCCCTCTTTAATCCCTTTCCGACAAAAAGATCAACGACAGATGTTGTCTCTTTGGCTTTTTTTAATTTTACGTTTAAAACTTTCATTTGTTAAGATTTATAGATTTCAATGTTACACTATTGTATTTCGTTTAAAGTCCATATTAAATCCTTATTATCGAATATAATATCATCTTCGGGTTGTAATTCATCGGTATATACGGTCATTTCTTCATCGCCACGCTTGATTCTGATTTCTGCATCTTTAGAAACTTTTAAAGTTCTATTTTCCAATTCTAATTCCACATAATCTTCCCCGGATGCTACATCCATATCTTCCCCAATGATAGTCGTATTGTCATTCCATTGGAGGCCACATCGTTCTGGCACTAAAAATCGGCTGAAGATCAAGTCGTATTTTAACGGATCAATAGAAATAATTCCAAGCAAATAAGACACTAAAGAACCTCCTGCCGAACCACGCCCAATCCCCGTAACAATGCCTCGTTTTCTTGCCTCATTGACCATATCCCACTGTACAAGAAAATAATCCACATTGTTGGTGGATTCGATAATATAGATCTCTTCTTCAAGTCTTTTGCGGTATTTCTCATGCTCTTCTACAGGTATTTTAGAAGTCAGTCCTTCTTCCAGTAATTCTAAAAACATGGTATGTCTGTCTCCATATTTCTCTATTTCATTTGGGAGCATGATATATTCCGGCATAAACATTTTTCCCGTCTCAAATCGTGCCGTAGCTTTTTCTGCTATCTCCACGGTCGGCTGACACATAAGTTCCAACAGGGCTTCCGCATCCCATTTTTCAGAGTCAAATATGGACTGAAACATAGCCAAATGTTCGTCTATATCCTTGAAATACTGGTCGTCACTCTGGTTGTGAGCCGCTTTTGTCGCGATCTTGTTCAGGATAATCTTGTTTTTCGCATCGTCTTTGTCAAGATAATAATTGTCACAGATAAGAATCGGCTCAACTTCAAACACCCCTTCATCCTCTAAGAAAAAGTTATCGAAATAGAACTTGGTAGCGTTAAGGACTTCAATGTCGATTCTCTCTGCCTTGTATTCGCTTAAATCAACCTGATAGAACACCATATCGAAAGCCTTTTCCAGTTCCTTTACGACATTCATATTCTTTTTCATCCAATATGAGGAAAGTTTGCCGAATACCAATACGTTTCCTTCGCCGTGAGAAAGAAGCTCAGAGAGCGTCAGCACATTCTCTTCAGAATCCACCATGATTTCCTTTTGGATACGAAGAAGGTTACGGAGTCCTTTCTGTGAAAGGGAATATACTTTCATGTCCACTTTCTCGTCGTAGAACTGAAGGGTGAACGAATAGCCGAATACATGCTTTATCCCAGCTTTCTCGCATTCCTTCTGCAAATTGAAGGTAGCCGCCATCGTGTTCCGGTCACAGATTCCGATAGCCGTGTGACCGAGATATTTGGCTTTCTTCACCCAGAGACTTAAATCTCCGGAACCGTTGAGTAGTTCATAAGGGGTATGTACTCCGAGATTGACAAAGTGAATATCGGTTTTTGAAGGTTGTCTTTTTCCTATGTATTTCAGGATGTTGAACCCAAACTCTTCTCTTAGGTCATAATAATACCAATTGTCACCGAACTTGAATGCGACATAATAGATGTTTTCTTCCATCAAAACTGAAGGATCTTCCATGAGATTGAAAGACACTTCATCGTCCTTTACCTTGAAAATAGACTTTACACTGCTAAGATCGGCCAAGAACATTTTCCCGAAGCCTTCTATCTCAACCACTTCATCATCTATCCTTTTAAATGCGATTTTATTGGCATCCAGCCACTCTGTTAATTCTTCCATTCGTTAAAGCGTATTTAATTTAAATTCAATAGGGGAGAGCAAGTTCAGGGAGAAAGCATCGTAAATTTCCCAAAATGACATCTCATCCCAGTCTTTCCCGCTCTCCACGTCAATTTTTGCAATGAACACGTTGAAGTATTCGTTAAGGGTGCTTGCCGCCTTGTTGATGGCTTCCGTTGCATCCGAGTCGTATCCGAGCACAACGGTTTTCACTCCTTTGCTTTGCAGTTTGTATATCTGTATCTGGGAAATCTTCTTTCCGAAAGTCGCTACAACAGCCACATGGGGATTGTCATACAGTTCCAGCTTCCGTGTGAGGGCAATGACATCGAAGATTCCTTCCACTATGATAACCGTGTCGGTCTCATCTTCAATGACCGCATCGTAGTTGTACAGGAGTTTCACAAAGTCGTTTTCTGTCGAGTTCCTGTAGCGTAGAATCCTGTATTCTCCGTTAATCTTTGCCTTGCTGTTATGCCGGTCTATCTCATCCTTTGACCAGATATGTCGGGAAACATAACCAACGGTATCGCCATCGTCAATGATCGGAAATATCACGTAGTCGTTGAACTTGAAATTCAGCCCTCTTGTTGTGCCGACTGGAAAACATTCGTAATCATCAAACGTAAAACCTCTGGACTTCAGATATGAGTTGGTATAGCAACGCTTGTAACATTCCGGTAATTCTATGATACTTAATGAATCATCAATCTCTTCTTCGCCATCAATGCGGAAAAGAAGCTGGACATCCAGTTGCGCTTCCAGATCGGTAGTAGGAGAGACCATCAGATCCGGTCTTCCGATCGTTTCAAGTAGCTGTTCCAATGTTATAGTAGAAAAGCCGCAACTGAAGCAATGTGACATAAACGGCTTTTTCCGCTCCGTTTCCTTGCCTACATAAATTCCGTACTTATTTTCTTTTCCACAGTGGGGACATTTCGGAACAATAAGATTCTTATGGCTTCCATCGAATTTTGCTCCCAATTCCAGACTTATTTCCTTGATGAGATAATCTTTCTCTGCTTTGGTTAAATCCATGTATACAGTCTTGGTTAAATATTTTAGCTTAAATAGCTATATCATAATCACGTAAAAGTATTGCAAAAATATCATATTAATTGGTACAAAACAAGAAAAATGCCTATAACATTTTTCAGTTATAGACATTTTTACTTCTTATGACGCAGACCGGGCTTTCAAGCTCATGGTTCTTCTTGCATCATAGAATACCTCATTCGCATAGTCTGTAGCAATCTTGAATGTATCTCCTTTGCTGAAGAATCGGGACTTTGCGATATGCAGACGCATCGTATCCTCTTTTCTTTCCGCTTCGGATTGGTTCAGTGTAATCAGATGGGTAAGTGGTCTGGAGAGCCCCTTTGCTTCAGAACAGTTATATTCAGTCAGAACATTTTTCTCATCGTTGAGCCAATCCCTGTTCTCAATGGTAGCCTGGTAGGTAACGACCATCCAGACGTTTTCATCGTTCGCAAGGTCTTTCAAATCGTTGGCTACTGCGATACGTTTCGCACGCTCATGGTCTGCTCCCCAGTTTCTACCGCTCGAATCGGTTAACAAGTCCATTGAATCCACAATCACGATGTCGGGATTGTGACCGTGTATCTTGCGGTATTCCGCGATACCGCTTTGAATGTCAACTGTTGATACGTTGTTGTTAAATCTGGGGAAGGCTCTTACGATAATGCTTCCGGTATAGGATTCCATCTGTTCTGCAAAGATTCTCATTTCCGTATCCGAAATTTTCCCTTTCTCAAAAAGGAACGAGTTCTTGCATATCAGTGCTCCTGAATAAGCGTCCACCACCTCTTCCTCGGAGCCTTCCAACTGGAAATGGAGCACGTTCAGCCCGTCATCGACCATAGCTCTTACTCCGACATAGCGTGCGATATGCGACTTTCCCACGCCCGTACTGGCAAGGAAACAGGTAAGCTGCCCTCTGAGGTTCCTTCCACCGTTCAGTTCGTCTATATCGTCAATGAAGAAACGTGTCACCTGCGCAAGCCGTGAGTTCTTGTTCTCATTCTCCCTTTGTCGGTTTTGTAGGAAACGCTGGGTGAATGTCTTGGTAATATCGACAAACTGGCTCGATTTTAACGTAAACTGGCCGAGCCACTCTGCATATTCCTTCAGTTTTTCTTGCGCTTTTTCCTGTTCGTTCTGGTTGTATAGTTTTCCCACTTCGACATAAACAGCCTGTAAGCGGACGCTCTTGATGTATGATTCCAGCATGTCCAGTACGGAATCCACCTTTCTGACCCCTTCGTAGTCCTGGAACGTGTTGATCAGTTCCGTAGCATCGTAATCCCCGGCAAAGGCTTGGAGCAGAACGGGATAGGACGGTGGAGCCTTGTAGGTCTCGTAATGTTTTGCGATTACTTTGTTGATTGCCTGGAAATATTTGTCTGGCAGATATTCCTTTTTCATGTTCTGTACCACCGCCGCACATACGTTGTCATACTTCATCACGCAGTAATATAATTCAAAGAGGAAATCTAAACTTAAAGGATTGGATTTATTCGGTTTCATGCTGGTTAAATTCTTCAGTTCTGATTCGATATAATTCAGGATAAGCCTGCCGGGTCCTTTGTTTGCAAGCCTCGGTCTTTTCGCATTTCTGGCAGGAAGGTGAGAAAGGAGTCCAAAGCAAGGTGGACTGTCCGCATATATAATATCCCACGTCCGTATTCAACGCCCTTGCCTTCGTGCTTTCCTCGTACTGTGGAAAGACGAACTTGTAAAGAGGGTGTTTCTTCCTGTCCGCAACAAGCGCGAGAAGCCTTCCTCTTGGAATCTTTTCTCCGAGCCACTTATCCTCATAATATTTTCGATTCTTGTTTGTGGCGGTGAAATACTCCACGGCTTTAGGCCCGAAATATTGCTTTACGCCCCATTTGTCAGTGTATCTGGTATCCGTATTGTAAACCCTGTACGCCTGGCATACACAGAAGTCTACCAATCTTTCCCTACTGATCGTGTCCCCGAACCTTGCTTCCAGCGAGTCAAGGCATTTTCCGATGGTTTGCTGAGTGACCCCTCCCTCCGGATTCGTGATCTTGAAGGAGGGGTTCACCAGACTTTTCATAATAGTAGAGAATACGAGAATGATGCTTTTAATTTGTTCTTTTCTCTCCATCCCTGGTAATCATTTGTCTCATTTTTTTCTTGGCAAGGAACAGTCGGCTTTTTACGGTCTCTATGTTCCTTGTTTTCAGGCTTCCGTTTTTGTAAGTGATGTCCATTATCTCATGCAGCTTGTATCCGGCCTGTTGCAAGAGCAAGGCTTCCTTGTATATCGGTTCGAGCGAGTCGAGTGCCTGTAATACATCGTCATTGTAGAACTGGCGATAATTCTCTTCCGACATGTGGTTTGTGTTTATCTCATCGTCCCCCAGCACCTTGTCTCCAATATCCGAGACGTTCAGGTTGTCGGAGAATTTCATGTGCGAACGTTTGGAGTCCGCGTCCATGATATACCTCTTGGTCACGATATGGAGCCATGTCTGGATGGATTTCGACGGATCATAGGTTTCGATATACTTGTAGAAGTTGGTTAGTACCTCGACATAGTTATCGTCAATGTCCTCCTGGTTGGCCGTATAATTGATGCAGAGTTTATAGACGAGATTCACGTGTGGAAGCACGTATTTCTCAAATAAAAGGGTTCTTCTTGCGACCGATTCGGCATCAATATATTTTTTTATTGTTCGGTCTGCCTGTCTTGATTTCGTTTCCACGCTTTTTCCACATTCAGAGTAAATAAGTCTTTAACTGATTCAGTCAATTGATGTGAAGCACAGTATTTGTACCAGGCGTTTCTATGTCGGATGAACGTTTCTCTTACCGCCTCGTCCGATGGTTTGGGGGAAGAGGACAGGAACCCGTAAAACTCTGAGAGATGTACGGCAAGCGCGTTCGTATGCTTCGCCGCGTCTCTTTTCCGTTTTCTTCTTTCGTTTCTTGCTTTGCTCATAATTGGTTTTAGTCTAAATGATATTTTCTTGCGTAATAATAAAATATACAGATAGCGTCACTGTGATTGTCGTCAATGGGAGTAATGCTGTATCTTTTATAGCAGAACTCCATCATCTTCTTTTTGTCTGCTCTGCCATCCCCGGTCGTCCATTTCTTTATGGTAGCCACATTGATGAACTCCGGTTCCGGCAAATCAAGCTCATCGCATACTTCTTTCAGTATACCTCTGAACTCGCACAGTTTCCGCATATCGGTAAAATGATTGTTCACGTTTACATCTTCAGCAACTATCTGTTTGATGTTATATTTCTGGATGAAAGCCATAAGCGTATCTCTGAAATCCTTATGTTGCTTGTTGTTATTCTTTCTTTTGGATTCAGTAAAGTTCCACGTACCGCCTTCATGCAGCGAATAATATCCAGTATGCGTGGCAATATCCAGTGCCAGAATATCTTTCTTAGTCAATTCATATTCGGTTGTTTCGTTTTTAGTGGTTTTCATCAATATATGATTCTCCGTTTTGTTTGTTAATAATCAACTTGTAAGGATAGTTTTCAGCTACGTTTCCATGACTCACTACAAGAGCGGTAACTCCGATATGGTTGATGGCCGAGAACATATTTGCCAGACCGTTTTCATCCACCGCTTCAAGTATCTCATCCAATACCAGCAAGTCAAGTCCTTTATCGCTATCACAGTTCACGTTTATAAGCTTGTGCATTGCAAGGATATTGGCCAGATTGACACGTGCTTTTTCTCCTTCGCTCAGTTTACCGAATGAACCGGAATCAATGCCGTCACGGATGATGGAGATTGAGATTTTGTCTCTCAGCTTTCCGGTTTTCAGTATCGTATAGCCGGAAAACCTGATCCGTATGTCACTGCCGATATTTTCCAGGAACTCGTTTGTAATCTTGCTGAGAGCCTCGATCTTGGTATTTGCCAGATAGGTCTTGAACTCCACGAAACGTTGTCCTTGTTCTTTCAGGGCATTCAGCTTCACCTCGATCTTGCTCTTTTCCGATACAGCATCAACCGACTTTTTCAAAAATTCCTTTAACCGCAACCTGAGTGATTCGATAATCTCGTTATCGGAAGCCTCTTTCAGTTCCTTTATGGTTTGTTGGAGCGTATCAATCGAGCCTTCCGTAGTGGAAATCGTTTCCTTTAGTTGCTTGATCGCACGTTCCTTCTTGTTTATCTCATCGTCCAACAGGTTAAACGCTTCATCGAAAATCTTCTTTCTGATATTGTTCAAATCGCCTTGTATCATCGCAATCTTATCGGAAGTCGTTTTCTGAAACAGGTTAAGGTCGTTGGTTTTCGATTTCAGTCGGTTGATTGAAGACTGGACGGAAGACAACTTTTCTTCCCAGTTCATATTTTCTTCTCTTAACTTGCTTTTTAAAGACTTGACCTTATCAATTTGATTTTCGTATTCTGCCAGACTGTCGTTCTGCCCTTTGATATGGGAATCAAGATCGGAAACTTTCTGTTTGTTCAGAGCCAGTTCCTTTTCCGCTTCTTCCACATTGAAATCCTTATCTGAAAGAAGAAACTCATGCGAGCATTTGGGACATTTGATTGTCCCTGCCAACTTGGTTTTTAATTCCTCAATAGCAATATTAAGGCTTCGTTTATCTCTTGTGTTCTGTCTGACGGATTCTGTAAGCGATACGATTTCCTGTTGCTGTAAGGCAATCGTATCATCATATTCCTTCAGCCTGCCGGGGTATTTGGATGAGAATTTCTTATAATCTTCACTCAAAGTATCGTAATCCTCTTTTAATCCATTCAACTGGGACTCAACCACTGAAACAGACGCATCATTTTCCTCCAGTTTCTTTTCAAGACTCAGGATGGATTGTTCTTTTTCAGCAATGTTCTGTTTCCAATCCGATAACCCAGAGATAGAGGCTTCTTTGAAAAGAGCCGCAATTCTTTCGACCGCTTCGTTAGGAGCAATTTTATCGCTTTCTTCAATTGTCTGGAGATTGCCATCTACATTGTCCAAATGATCCAAAGCTGCGTTTATTGAATCAATATCTTCGTTGTATTTTCTGATTTCAGCCCGTTTTGAAACAATCAGGGATTCTTTTTCTTCGATTTTCTGAAGTTTCGTTTTGGCTCTTTCTTCTTTTGCATTCTCTTCCGCTTCGATCTGTTCCTGCAACATGCTGACACGTCCGTCAATGTTTGCAACGTTCAGATTGGCTTCGTTTAGTTCGTTCTGGAGGGGAACCATGTCTTCTTCCAGTTTTTCGATAGCCTTATCCACGAGAATGCCGTTTGAGAACCGGTTGATGATTTCTTTCTTGTCCTTGTCGGAGCAGGAAAGAAAATCTTGGAACTTATGTTTGGAAAGAACGAAGTTGTTATACAATTCGTCTTTGTTGATACCCAGCTTCTCTAAGATATACTTGTCATACTCGCTAACGCTTGAACGTACCGCCTCGTCCGTTTCCACCGGTCTACCATCACGAATAATGGAACACTTTACCACTGAAGCGGACTTTCTGGAAATCTTTCTTTCAATGACAAATACTTCCGTGCTGCTGTCATTTAGAAATTCAAGACGGATAAAGCATTCATCGGCTGCATCATTGATGATTTCCTCGTTCTTGATTTTACGAAGCGGAGTACCGCCTATACCGATTGCAATCGTTTCAATCAATGCTGATTTACCGGAGCCGTTAGATTTCTGGGAGTCATTGTCCAGATTGTTTCCAAAAACGAGGGTCGTTACACCTTGTTCCAGCGTGTAGTCAAGTTCTTTAAATGCGCATAAGTTCTCAGCATGAATATTACCAAGTTTCCACATAATCAATCTATTTTAGAAAGGTAAGACAAACCGAGTGATGGGTCGGCAATTTCTTTTTCTTCACAAAAGTCCTCGTAGGTCTTTTTGATCTGCTTGTTGTCGAATTTCTCAAAGAGGCTTGATTTTGCAACTTCCGTCTCTTCGATGTCTTCCGTTACAATTTCCACTTTATTTGCACCAGCTTCGATTAACAGGTTCTTGTCTATTAGTGAGGCTTCAGAGGCGGAACAACGGATACGAACCTTTACTTTATATCGACTGTCGTTCTTTATTTCGGAAAGCTGATTGTAAAGGCTGGTGTTTACTTTTGAAAAAGGAACATCCAGCGTTTTGTAACGGATATTCACCTGGTTCTTTATAAACTCGTATGAACCGTCACTGTAAAGAAGGGTGTAGCCTTTATCCTCGTCTTCTCCGAAATTATGCTGGCGGCTTGAACCGATATATTCGATTGAGGTTCCCTTGATTTTGGTTCTGTTATGATAATGCCCCACCAAAACCTTATCAAATGGTTCAAACAGTTTGGCTGGAAGTTCCTTGTCGGAAGATTGTGCAAGTGCCCCATTAATTCCTTCATGGATATATAGAATATTTTGCTTTGTTTCGGATAAATTGTTTTGAATAATATCCTGAAGCCTTTCTGTAAATGAACCGTTCTCAGGAAAATAAGCCATTATGAACAGGTCGAATCCGGGATAACCTGCGATATAATAATCGTCCACCACATCTACATTCTCGTGCTGGTCGAATACATGACAATACCCACGAATGGCTTCTTGGTTTATGAGATCGTGATTGCCGTTTGCGATTATAACATTAATATCCCTGTCTTCCGCTTCAAGCAGTGCATCATGTACAGCCAAAAGAACATCAAGAGTCTGGGAAGCACGGGATTGAAATAAATCCCCACCGATGGCAATGTCGGATATGTCATACTTGTCACATATATTAAGGGCTTCGTTCCAGTTCAGTTTAAATTCCGGTATATTCTCGTTTGAAACATGTATGTCGTTGAATAACAAGATACATGGTCTCTTATCTTCAGTCATGGTTAAATCTGCATTAAAAAGGCGTACAAGTACATGTGTTAGATGTAATGTACGCCTTTCAGGTAAGTATTTAAACTTTAATTATCTTTCTCTTCTGCGTACCATTCTTGCCGAACGTCTTTCCCTTTGGACTGCCGGTTCATTTGTATCATCGTTTCTGGTGGTACGGGGATCTTCATCTTCCTCTTCTTCCTGTTCTGGTTCAGGCTTTGATTCAGGCTCCGGAGCGGGTTCTTCTTTCATCTCTTCCTTCGCTTTTTCCTGTTCTCCGGCAGATTCCGATTCATTGTTCTGAGGTGTACCGCCTTGCAATGCTTCTTCGATCATATCAAGCAACATGGCGTTGGTAGTCGTGCGAGTCATTCGGATGTCCAGTTTCTCTTGTTCGATAAACTCACGGATTTTACCTCTGAGTTCCTGGCCTTCTTCCGTTTTGTCGTTCAGCCCTTTTTCCTGAAGCTCATCGTACATGTTGAAAAGAGAGTCGATTGTGATTACACCGCTGGTATTTTCCTTGTCTGGATCACCATCTCCTTTCTTGTCAAAAGAGAATGAACTTGTATCATCAGAAGGGAGTTCCGCTTTCAGGCTTTCAATGGCTTCTTTCATTTCGTCCATTTCCATTACCTTCAAATCGAACTGTTCGTCACATTGTTTCAGATAAATCAGAGTCGCCTCAAAGTGAAAACGGGTATAACGGTACATGACTTCGGGAATACGAGGCGCATTAAGCAGTGCGGTAAGTTCTTCCGATGTCAATACATCCACATCCGATTCATTGTCGATATTGATGGAGTATTCGGTTTTCGATCCGTTCTTCTTCTTTTCAATCTCGACCGGAAATGCGTTTGCGATAGACGAGATAGGACAGGGGTACTTCGGATTCTTCTTCAGTTTCTTCTGCCATAGTTTGAATTTGCACTCATCCAAGGTCTTGAACTGTGAATGGCTGAGACGGAGAAGCTGTATGCCTTTTGCACGCTCATCCATATCAAACACGTACATGGCATGTGAATAATCGTACTTGACACCGCCCTTGAATCCATCATCCAGTTTTTCTGCCAGATCATCGTCATTTTGCGCTTTTGCTTCTGCGATTGCCAGTTTGCGGTAAGTGTCGATAAGATCTGTCTTGTACCCTGCATAGTTTGCACGACAAACGGAAACGTATGTGAACTGCTGTTTTCCGTTGTCTGAAGGCTTTTGGATCTTCATTAATAACTGGTGGATTGGGTATTCGTAGCTCTTGCGGTCGATTGTGCCGTCTGCTTTGGGAGCGATCGGAAGGATACGGAAAGTGTAAACCCCGAACTTGTCCATCTTGATGAACTCCGTCTTGACAAACGACTTGTTCTCTTCTGCGGCTCTGGCCTGGGCTTCTTCATAGGTTTCCTCGGCTGCGGCAAATAACTCAAACACTGATAAGGGCTGCTGCTCCTTTTCTTCAAATTTTTCTTCTTGCATAATTTAGATAGTTAAAGTTTAAAATTAAATGGTTTGTTAAATGTTTCGTGAATAATCTTTCCATTGATTTGCATAGGCATCGGCATACGGCTGGGATGCTAAAGGGAGTTTTAGCTCGTCCCTTGTAATGACCTCTATGTCCCATTTATCCTTTGCGTGACGGATTATCTTTTCGATAACCTCATTCATTTCGCTTGACTTTGCGCCCTTCAGATCGAAATACTCGTAAGTCTCATCATCTATCTCGTCTTTGAGGATCGGCGCGTAGAGTTCTTCAAAATATCTGTACAGGGCGGAAACGCTTGGGTGTCCGGGAAGTTCATCAGATATTTTCTTCAGAACAACGCCATTTAAGTATTTCAACTGGGGGAGAGCCTTGTTCTTTTCCTTATCGAAAATGAGGAATCCGTATTCCCCGTCCGTGAGATCGTACAGGCTTTCTCTAAATTCATCAAGGTTTGCATCTCCATCGTTTATGGTAATGATGCCTTTGGAGCGTATAGCCATAATTAATTAGTTTTGGTTTTGAATTACGATGCAAAGATATATAATTGTTGTTTTAATTACAAAATATTTTGGTTATAATTTTTATAATATATTTTCAATACAATGTATATCAGTGTTATATGTTGTTTATAAGTATGTTTATGTATATAGACTTTGTATGTTGTTTAGGTGTATTATTCTTTGGTTTGAAGAACCTCTCCACTTTAAACTGGGGTCGGTTAATTCTTGTATATACTTTCCGTCTATAAGAACGTCTATGTATTGTAAGATAGTTGGATAATACTTTTTAATATGTTCAAATGTATAACCAGACCATAGCCATATCGTCTTATGTGGATAATTTTCTTTAATTAGCTTACATAAAGCAACAATGCTTTCGTATTGCATCATCGGTTCTCCGCCTAAAATAGAGATATTGAAATCATCTATATTCAACTGCTGAAAAACTTCTTCTACAGTGTATTTGTTTCCTGATTGTATATCCCAGAACGCTTGGTTATGACATCCTTCGCAACGCAAAGGGCATCCGGAGACATACAAAGAATTGCGTAACCCAACCCCATCGACTGAGGTTGAGTACACAATTTTAGCTACATATATGACTTGTTCCATCTTATCAACTGTGTGTTACACGATCTTCCAATTCCGCTCTTTTTCCAGAGTTCCATCTGTCGGTAGTCCCAACAAGATAGCCGGTGATACGTTGCAGCTTGTCTATGTTATGACTTCCGCAATTCGGGCAGACTTTCAAATCTTTGGAGGCATCTTCATAGGAGCAATCAAGACATCTGTTTCTATTATGGTTGATGGAACCGTACCCGATATTGTACTTATCAATAAGATTCACAATATCCATGACAGCCTCAATGTTATGTGTCGCATCCCCATCCAGTTCGACATAGAAAATATGTCCTCCACGAGTCAGTTCGTGATAAGGAGCTTCCACTTTAGCTTTATGGGCGGCACTGCAATGATAATAGACAGGAACATGATTTGAGTTCGTATAATAATCTTTATCGGTAACTCCCGGTACAATGCCGTATTTTATTTTGTCTTTGGCCGTAAATTTGCCTGACAACCCTTCTGCCGGAGTAGCAAGCACTGAGAAATTCAAATCGTAATGATCCGATAGTTTTTTCACTTCATCACGCATAAAGGTAATGATTTTGAGACCTAATTCTTGTGCCTCGTTTGATTCTCCGTGATGTTTGCCGACAAGAGATACAAGGCACTCTGCAAGACCGATAAAGCCAACGCCGAGCGTACCATGTTTCAATACAGAGCGCACTTCATCATCGGGTTTCAAGTTTTCAGAACCTACCCACATCCCAGACATAAGTAGTGGAAATTGTTTAGCCATAGCGGTACACTGGAATTGATAGCGGTCATAAAGCTGTTTTCCTGTTATGTCAATAGCTTGCTTCAGTTTGTCCATAAATATCTCAATTCTATTTTCTTCAGACTCATTTTGTACAGACAAAGCAAGTCCGGGCAAATTTATAGTTGAAAAAGAAAGATTTCCCCTGGCAATAGATGTGCTTTCTCCAAAACGATCTTCAAAAACTCTGGTGCGACACCCCATTGTTGCGACCTCATATTTATATCGCTTAGAATCATTTGCTTTCCATAACGGGTTTTGATTAAAGGTTGCATCCAAATTCAAGAAATTAGGGAAGAATCGTTTTGCTGTCACTTTACAGGCTAACAGATACAAATCATAATTAGGGTCTTCCGGCAAGAAATTCACCCCACGTTTCTTTTTCCAAATTTGAATCGGGAAGATTGCAGTCGCATGATTGCCAACTCCGTCATAAGTCGAATTTAACATTTCTCGAATAATGCAACGCCCTTCTGCTGAAATGTCTGTACCATAATTAATGGAACTGAATACCACTTGATTTCCACCACGTGAATGAATGGTATTCATATTATGAATGAATGCTTCCATTGCTTGATGTACTCTGTTCACAGTCATGTTTATGGCGTGTTGTTTTAGCTTGTCGTCTCCAGTAAGATTCTTTGTGTCCTGGTATAAATAATCAGATATAGTAGCTTGATACAAATGTGTCAAATCGCCGAAAAACGCCTCCAGTTTTTTAATTTCTTCAATATACGTTTTTCTAACATACGGTGCTAAGTAAAAATCAAAAGCTGGGATGGCTTGTCCACCGTGCATTTCGTTTTGAACCGATTCCATTGAAATACAAGAAAGAATGCTTGCCGTTTCAATTCTTTTTGCTGCACGTGATTCTCCATGACCGGCTCTAAATCCTTCAATTAGAATTTTATCTACAGGATGCTGCAAACACGTGAGGCTTTTGGTCGGATAGTAATCTTTATCGTGGATATGAAGAATATTGTCATTCACCAATTTAAGAGTCTCGTCTGATAACAGATAATCATTCACAAATTCTTTTGTACGTTCGCTTGCAACCTTCATCATCATCCCAGCCGGAGTATCTGCATTCATGTTCGCATTTTCACGAGTAATATCATTCTTTTTGGCTGCAATAATATCTGCGATAATCTGATTGCTTTTACTATTTCTGACTTTATCCCGTTTGTTACGATAAATAATATACGAGCGTGCGACATCCGGCATATTGCTTTTCATTAATTCGTTTTCGACAAGAATCTGTATTTCATTTACTGACAGACAACCCTTGTTTGTTTTGCTTTCGATATTAAAAGCAATATCGTTGGCTGTTTTTTCTTCAATAGTACCAACTTCACACATTGCTTTATAGATAGCCTTACTGATTAAGCCTCTATCAAATTTCACAATACGTCCGTCCCGTTTTTGAACATTTAAAATCATACTTGTTTTGGTTATTTAAAAATTAGTTATTAGATTTTGTTCCTATCTGAAGGCATGTAAAATTCTCCAGATATTCACTTAATTCCTTTTTGAACATGGAAGTATTATTGAATCCGCAACATCTTGATTCCCCACACAGTCCGTTTCGATACACACACTTCCTTACCATCATTGCTGCCAGTTCCGAATCCACCTTTGCAACCTCGTACTTGATAGCTTGGAATACCTCGACTGTCTCAGCGTGCGCTTGCTTGCAAAGCCGTAGTTTGGCCATATCAATAAGTGACTGAGCGTTGATAAACAAACCCAAGTTTACCGGAGTATAGCGATCGGAATTTTCCTGAAGGTAAGTAAGCTCGTCCTGTATCTCGGAAATAACAAAATCCGCATAATCCGAATTGCCATCCTGCACTTCATTCACGATATTGTTAAGCTTGGATTTGATTTCTTCCAGCTTTTGAATGAGGCTTGGATTGCCACCTTTCCGATCATCCCTACAGGTAAGCTGGAAGGGGATGGAGCCTACATGATGCCGCAGTAGATGTGTGGCTATAAACAATGGGATGTTTCTACACTCAATCCAGAACACCTGTGTTCGGGTGGGGGAGTGTTCCGCTTTATACATACTAAGAAGTGATTGTCGGCTTGTGCCTAAAAAAGTCATTTCACAAGCCCTTTGCATGAGTTCCTTGTCGGTCAATTTTCTGACCGATACCATAAAATTTTGATTCATAAATTTTGGTTATTATTGAAAAACGTGGTGCAAACTTACTATATATAAAAATATTATGCAAATCTTGCAATAAAAAATTAATAAGACAATATGATTATTCGGTATGAATTTATAATGATATTATGATTTTGCTATTTTTGCATGTATCTTAAATTGATTTGTTGAATATTAAAATCTATAATAATGAAAACAGCGAAATTTATTCTAACTGTATTAAGTGTGTTATTGGGGTTATATATAAATGCGCAGACAGCCACGCCAAAGAAAATAATCATAATTGATGGGCATTTCTTCAGCGAGATACCTGTTGCAAAGCAAAATGTAACAAAAATGTACGTTCTAAAGACACCTTCTGGAACAACGGCGGTGGGAGTCGAACTCTCACAACCTCTACCTGAAGTCGCGTTGCAATATGAGGTTGCAATAGAACAGATTCCAGAGGGAGAATTGCTATTGCAAAGATATAATGAAGCAAAAGCAAATTCAAAAGGCATTTCTATTTCATTTAACAACAACCCTACATTGAAAGAAGGCAGTAAATTCCCTGATTTTTCGGCGACAGATATAGACGGTAAAAAGTGGACTAATGCCGATGTTAAAGGGAAAGTGATGGTTTTAAATTTATGGTTTACCGGGTGTGGCCCTTGTCGTAAAGAAATGCCGGAGCTGTCCAAATGGAAAGATGAAATGCCCGATGTAATGTTCTTTTCTTCAACGTATGAAAATGCCGAAACAGCGCGTCCGGTTCTTGAAAGTCAGAAATTTAATTGGATTCCGCTTGTAAATGATACTAAATTTAAAGAATTTATAGGAGATAACGGCTATCCTATGACAATCGTGATTGACAAGAATGGCATAATATCCAAAGTTGAGTATGGAACCTCTTTGATGCAACGTGCCGAACTGAAGGCAAAAATTCAATCGCTTCGTTAATTTGCAGCAAATAGTTCCATTGGCATTATTGAAAATTTCTTTTTATGCAATGAATCCGTATCTTTGTAGCCTCATAAATATTTTTGATTATGAAGAAGTTAATTTTAATCGGTGCTTTGTCTCTTTGTTTCCTGGGAGCTTCCACAATCGCCCAGAATAGAAATGACAAGGAGAAAAAGAAAGTGGAATGCTGCTGCGAGGACTGTTCTTGCGAGGATTGTATATGCGGAACAGATTGCTCGGAATGTACCGGATGCACAAAAAACACCGAATGCAAAGCCTGTGTGAATTGCGAGGGTGAAGAACGCTGTTGCAATTACGACAAAGAACAGAAATGCAGAAGACACCATCATCGCAGGAGCGGGTGTTGCGGACGGCATTGTTAAATTTCGAACCAATCAAATCAAAAGGCTGGGTTTCTGGCCTTTTATTGTATATTCTTGACAGTAATATGAAATCATTTTCTTCTCTGTACCTTATAGCAAATAATCACTCATATAGGCAATTAACATATATTTTAATGTGATTGTTTTATTTTTTGATATTGTCATATTTAACTTTGCAAAATATTAAAGTTAAACTGTAGAATATATGAAGAAAATTTTGTGTTTATTTGTTTTGTTGTTGTTAAGCAGTTCATTATTAGCGCAAACTAAATCGTTCAAATTTAACTTGTATGGTGGTTTTGAGCTTCCTGAAGAAGCCAAACTGCATGTTGGGAAAGCGAACGGGTTCAATGTTTCTTTTGACATGAAGTATTATGTGCACGATCGTATTTATGCTTTAGGAACCGTTTATACAGCAAAGATGAAAGGAGACCAGGATTGTATAATTAATTTATCTGATGGCTCTACTTTGGATGGTGAAGAACGCAAGAAATCGACCAACACATTTGTTGGATTGGGACTTGGATATGATTTTATAAAAGCCAAAAGACATACTGTTTTTCTCCAAGGAGCGTTTGGTCTGACATCGGAAAATTTAGAATCAGAAAAAATACATGATAGTGATCCCAGCACAGACACGTATGTGGCGTATGAGTTTGACCGTCTGGTTTATGCGGACTGGGGTATTATCGGAAAAATCGGTTATTCATATCAAATAAACAAATGGTTAGGTGTAGGGATTGCCTATAGTGTAAACTATTTGAACATGTCCGTATCCCAGGGATTCCAAGGTGGGTTGCAATTGTCATTTTAGTATTTATAAATAATACGAAAACAAAAGCGATCAAGAAATGATTTTCTCTTGATCGCTTTTCTGTTATTTAAAATGCTTCTTCTTTAAAGAATTGATTTTCTTTCTGTTGTTAGAAATAAACTTCTTCAATTTTTGTTTTCGGATAGACTCATAATACGCTTCCCTTTCCGGGGTAAGTTTCTTGGCCCTTCTGCAACACAACCCGTTCTGACGGTATTCCTCCAGATACCGGAAAAACTTCTTTTTCTGGAAGGTGGGGTCTTTGGAGGATTTCGCAACCGCTTCGATCATGTCGGCTGAAGGCTCCGGGAAAGGGCCGGGCGGTAGGGTGCTCATGATAAGGTTATAAACGACCGGGGTTTCATACAGGAGCATGAACCCCAGCCGTGTCTCTTCAAACCTGAACCTTTTAAACGTTCCCTTTGGCCTTCCGTCCAGCTTGTTTCTGCACGGTTTCCACTGGGATCTTGTCAGTCTGTATTTCCTGATCCTTTTGGCTCTCGGCATCTTCAGTTTCTTGTTTTTGTTCTTGTTCCTCTTCTTTTTCTTCCTCGGTTTTCTCTTCGGAAGGTTTTGTACTTGGACCGATTTCCGTAGCCGGTATAATCCATCCCGCTATTTCAGCCCTGCTTCTAAGGTCGTTGTAAACATTGATTACTCGTCTCATAATTAAACCATATATGTAAAGTTAAGTTCCGTATCACGTACATAGCCGCTTTCGTTCAGTTGCACATTGCGACTTCCTCCTTTTATGTAAAATTCCACGCCTCTGTTGTATTTAGTGTCCCCATTGACTTCACTAAAACAAGTTTTTACAGAATATTTGGGTGGATCTATTTGGTTAGGTATGACAGCTATCACACCGCCCCAATTGCCGTTGTTTGCATTAGCAGTATGAATTTTGCCTTGTATGGAAACGATATTTCCAATTTGTCTCACATATAAATTGCTTGTATCTGTTTTGCCGCCAGAGTTTCCCATTTGTATCCATCCCGTATCTTTTATTTTCGTCTGCGTCTCTTTTGCGTAGGCAGCACCGATCCTGTTGCAGATCGCTTTCCGGTCATTGTCGTTGGAAATAGTCAGGTCAGAGAGTTTGTTTCCTTTTTTCAAAACATCTCCGTTACTGGCACAATCAATCTTGTCCCTCAGCACCTTTTGCGCTTCTGCCTGTTGTTTTCCCCTGGTCACTTGGTAATTGATGTAATCCTGGAAGAGATTGGAAAGTGCGGGATATTTCTCGTCTGATTCTCTTTTTGTATAGACATCAATATTTTTGGCGATCGCTTTCTTGTCGTCCGAATTATATCCATCCAGAAGCCTGTTGGCTTTCTTGCCAAGCGCATCTTTAACCGTTTTTCCAGTCACATAACCGTCCGTCTTTGATTCTAAATCTCCGGTTGAAATGCCGTCTAATTTTTCTTTCAGTTCGGTCGTAAAATCTTCAGTGGACAACTGTTTTCCCTCTACCTTGTCCACCTTCTTATCCAATCCAGTTTGCAGTTCGGCTTTAGTGGCATAGGTCGAGGCAATGTTGGTTCCACTAACCCTAAGCTCTCCTTTTACATCGACATATCCTTTAGGCGACAAGACAAGATTGCCGATCGCATTCTTCACGTTAAAGTCAAGCGATTCGGCAGAATCGAACCCGACTGAAGCTATGTTCTCATTTCCACTGTCAGCCCACGATAACGTATTTACAAGTTCGACTTGTGATTTTGTGTACTGGGAATTGGCAAGAACGATACTTTCCCCAGTGTTTTTGACTGTCAGTTTTCCGTTTGCCTTGACTTCTTTGGAGTTTCCGATAACCTGAAGAACCGCATTCTGTTTTCCGTCATACACACTGAAGTTACGGAATTTTGTCGCACCTCCGTTCAGCCCCGTGTAATTGATGTCAACTTCCCCGCTATCCGAATTGCTTTCTGTATTTGTGATATGGTTTCCAGAGAGGGAAACAGAACCGATCTTGGCGGTCTTGCTTGTAACGCTATCCACTAAGATTCCTTCAGACGTGAATCTGGCGATTACCTTGTCTTGCTTTAGGAGCGTAAACGAACCGTCCGTGTTGATTGACAATTCATTTACCAGCAATCCGTTATAATACAGCCCGATCGTTCCGTTCCCATCTTCTTTTACAATGCCTTTCAGTACATGTCCGGTAGCAGCATTGTTGATTGATACAGATGTTTTGGATTCGATAGCCCCATCGGTAGAGAAATTTCCGGTAACGACCAGATTCTTCTTTATGGTCTGTTTAGCAAAGGGGTTGTCAAGCAGGACGGCATATTTCCCCATGAACTTGTCGATGAATCTGGGTGCGTATGTCTTTGTTATCTCAATGAACTGGAAGGCTTCTGACCCGTCAGAGCCTCCGGGTTTTGTCTGGCTTCCGATACAGAAATAATTGTTCCGCCCCCTCTTTACCACATCATTGGCATACGAGACGGATTCCACCGTGTTGTTTTCTATCAGGTAATAAGGGAAACTGATACCTTTGCCACCTTCAAAACGTCTTACTTTTCCGTTAATCCAGACATAACCTGAAGTGATTTCGTTGTCAGAGACGACCTCACAACCGGATATGATAAAATTCGCACAGTCGGCAAATACGGAAGTCATGCTCAGAGCCAATTCCTGCAAGTTGAGAAAATCGTCCGTGTATGTGTATCTTCCTCCTGTTTCCGCTATAAATTCTTTCATTATGGGATTATAGTTAAATTATGATTTATACTGATAACTGGTCTTCTTCTACAGGTGCTCTCACAATCAATTCACAGACTGCCGGTTTGCCGCCTACAGTAACCGCAATTTGGGCATATCCGGCTCCGACCGCATTGATGTTCCCTTCCGTTACGGTAGCGACCGAAGGGTTGGAGCTACTCCAGATTGCCGTTTTAATAGTCGCGTTTTCCGGAAGTATCTTTACCGATAATTCGGCTGTGTCACCGATATTAAGAGTCAGTACCTTGTCGCTTAACGAAACGGATTGTACCGGAATGTCGTTTGGAGCAATATCTATCTTTATCAGATAAGTTTTCCCTGCGATGTTATAGGTATTTATCACAGAAGAAAGCATATAAACAAATTCCTTTTGTGATATTCCCTGAATCATAGGAACACGAACCACAAAACTTGTCGTATAGATCGCCTTTTCCTCAGAACAATAATAGAACTCTCTCGGCTTTTCCAGCGGATCATCTGTCATGTTGGCTTCCTTCAGGTTTTTCCAGACAACGAACGGCTTGCTGTGCTTGGAAAACTCCTTATATAAGTCAACTCCTATTGTTTCCGGGTCTTTGATACAAATCCTGTCCCTTTTGTCAACAAAATATTGTTCAAATTTCTGATTCAGAAACCACTCGAAATAAATGATCTGGGTTGTCATGCGTGCCTCTATATGACGTTCCCTTGCAAAACGCACGAATTTGTCATTCAAGCTTTTTAAGGGATAAATCAAGCTCTGTAGGAAAAGGATGTATTTTCTTCCTCCGAGATAATGAGGTGTTAGCTGGTTTGCAAGCCTGTCCAAAGGCAACTTGTATCTCATTTGGCATCCACGATTAATTTGATTGCTTCCCTGAAATTAGGCAGGCTTTCTTCTTCTCCCTTACCGGATGATTGCCTGAGATAGCCGGATTCCGTCTGCATGACCCTTCCGATCTTTTTCTGTGACCCAATATGTCCGTCTGCATTGTAGCAAGCGAGGAATATGCCTTGTTCCGGTGACTCATCCGGATCAATATACACATCGGTTACATGTTCCGCACTTTTAATGACTTCCATAATCTTTGAAGTATAAACGCTGGAATCGAATGCCGCATTCATGATGTACTCGTTCAGTTTTTCTTCGATATTGTCAAAGACTTCCGCTTCCGTAACAGCCCCGTCATAATAAGCCGTCACTTTGGGGATAAGCACATCTCCTTCCCGGCTTATGACATTGATTCTTGTTCCGGCAAATTTGATCTGGTTGATATAGGCATTGATCATCAGCAACTCTTCTTTCGGTATCATGGCAAGTTTCCCTTGTTCTCCGGTTGCAACTTTCAAGATAAGGGTACTATCCAATTTTTCATCTTGCGTCGATTCCACGTATGAAACCTGGGTGATGATCTGTTTTGTCTTATCCACAGCCGCATATCCGAAAGCCAACCCGTCTTCCCGAACCACGAGCGTGTCCCCCTTTTGGTATTGCAATAGTGCATTTGCATAATAAGCCGGAGTTCCGTTTATCCTATTGTTCATGGCGTTTGAAATGTCGATGGCGAAAACATCGAGAAGTGTTTCAAAGCTTTGTATTACGGCTGCAAAAGCCCAGGTAATACCATTCAAGACCGAAAGCTTTGAATCGCTTTTGAACTCTTTCAATTCCAGCCTTTTGTTCCTTTCCTCGACCGCTTCTTTATATATGTCGTTAATTGTCCTGCTCATAGGTATAAGTCGTGTCGTTAATTATAAATTTCCATTTCCCGGCTTCGTTCCATGAAGGCTCGTGTGTCAGAACCCAGACAGCTTCCATGCCGGAGCCAATAATATAACCCAAATTGTCGTCTCTTTGCGGTTCCTTGTATTCTCCTGAAGGGACAGTGGTCATTGTCACTGTGCAACTGCGCCTACCGAAATGTTGCTTTACCAGCCCGATCAGATATTCGTCTATGGTTTTCTTTGCAAAAAGAATATCCCGTATATTGAGATTCATCAGTCCTTTTTGCTTTAAAAGCGGAAGAAGATTGTCAATGCCACTGCCGGACAAATCCATTTCAAATGTGCCGTTCAAAAGAGGAATGAACTGGGTGTCCGTATTCGTCTTCTTCATAATGAAACGTTCTACATATATCGGCTTCAAGACGTACACATCTGCCTTTTCCATATTTGAAATATCCAACTTCTGTACGCACAGTCCTTCTTCACCGTATATACAAACCCTTCTTTTTTCTCCGATATTGTTGTTGAAGAAATGATTCAGTATCTCGGTCTTGTCGGAAAGCTGGATGGTTTGCAAATCCGTATTGTCTCCCCAGTCGATTTCCATAGTCCCTGAACCGGAAATCGAAAATCCGATCGAAGTTCTTGTACTGGCAATATGGATTTCCATCAGCCTGGGAAGGATGGGGGATTTGAAATAGACGTGTCTTTCCCCGTTGGAAGGAACGATGGCGTTTGTCTTGAAATATGCAGCCACATCCTTGTTGATGGTAAAGTCGTCCGTATAGACAAGCTCATCTCCGGCTTTCAATTCATCACAAAAGGAAAGAGAGGCGTTGTTCATCATCAAATCCACCACTCCTTCGATCGAGCCGTATATGTGCAGGGCCACGTCATAAAGATTTTGCCCGTGTACTACCGTATATTTCCCCATTATTCCTCCTGTTCTTTTAATTCCAACGCAAGTTCACCCGAAACCGAATCCATATAGGCGTTAATGACAGTCACTTTGTCATGGTCAAATTCCTCCTGTAGCTTCTGTGCGAGATTGGTATTCTCGAAGTTCCCGTGTAGAAATTCGATAAGCCCCACTCCTGTAGTCGGGTACTGATACAGGTTTCCGGCGAACGATTTAAGAAGAAAAGCCTTATTTTGCTCTATAGATTCCCGTATCATAAGATCGGTCTCATTTCCGCTAAAAAGCAGAAGTGAACTGAAATCCTTTAAGATAAGATTGAAATTGTCGTTTTCGTTCAGCAATCTGTATTCGGAGAGCTTAATATCTGTCCCTTCGCTTCGATATACCTGGAACCATACCTGATTGTCTTTCCGGTTCAGGACATATTCACTCTGTCCCGTGCCGTGGTTAATCCGAAATCTGACTTTCAGGCTCTTGTATTCAGCCGTATATGGAATCCAGACATGTATCCCGTCCTCTTCCTTATATGATTTCTCAAAGCCCGGAAACACCTCTATTTCCGCATAGGAATAGTTGTCATTGTCCAATCCCGGCTGTTCTCCAAGCAATCTGAAATCATACATGACCTTGCCTGCCAGATTATCGGATGTTTCCAGTTCCCCATATACGACATCCATGTTAATGTCTTGTCTTGCCATATTGATGTATAATTAAACAAAGATCCCCAGCCATCAAGAGTGACCGGGGATTATAACACTCTTCTTTTAAAAGATTAGAGTGACCGTTTTAGAATAGTTGGATTATTTGCCTTCAACTCCAGAGTCATAGATTCGCTCAACGGTAGCCCACATATCGTCAGGGAGAGATTCGTCCGAGATCTTTTCACATGCGGCTTTCATGTATTCGATTTCCTCGTTGGAAAATTCTACCATGAGCGGAACGTCCTTGTCAACATCCCATTCGATACGGTTATTTTCCGCATTCTGTCTGAGATTTACATTGGTGCGCTCTTCTTCTGAGATTTCTATTTTCTTCAAGATTTCCTTCTTGATATTGAACCCTTTGAAATTGTTTTCTTTCGGTAAAAAACCTGGGATGTAAAGCCTGTCTTTAATGAATAGTTCCATCAGCTTGCTTAATTTATATGTTTAACAAATATTTATTTTTCAGGAAAAGTAATCTTTGTGGATGATTGAATTTCCTTTACTTCAGCTACGATCACGTCAAAATCTTCAACGTATTTACTGACAGAAGATTTTGATTTGTATGGGAAGCTGCATGAAAGATAGTCGCCATCCAGTGTGATAGTGCCGAGATACGAATCGTTATTCTGCTCAGGCGACAAGCTGTGTACACTGGCACTTACCGTTATCAGTTGCTTGTCGGATACGTTGTATTCGATTTCATACCTGGCATTAGCCGTAGTCTTGACGCATTGAGTCTGAATGTTTACTTGTTTGATTTCCATATAATCGGTATTTAATTGTTGTTTTATTGAAGAATAATATATTGCAAATGCTTTTGTTTGTTATAGAAGGTGAAATTATGCGCAGAAATACATAACCCAACATCCATCGGTATCTTTGATAAAAAATATAGATTGTTCTTCCCCCAGTCCCCAATCTGTTCTCACACCAGCACCTCCTGGTTCTCTAAATTTCCCTTTGAGCGTAATAAATGCACGGGAAGTTCTTTTTTTCATGTATATTATTTTCCCTGCGTTTACATTACTGGGCATGTATACTTCAATACCTCCAGTATTGCTAAAACTGACAAAATCGTCACTGGATAGAAGCGTTGTCGAGCTGGAAATGTTTCTTGCATTTACATGTAAACCATTGATCGTGATTTTTTCACTATTTCTTGCTCTCAATAAGACGTTACCATAACTTTCAATAGCATATCCTTTACCTGCGCTGTTACACAAGACATATATTCCTTTTGTGCTGTTATTGCTACCATAAGTTGAGACATTTAATGCCGTTCGTCCGTCTCCGCGCACGCTGACCATACTTCCATCATTGATTCTGAAAAAATTGCTTCCATTGATTTCGACATTGAATTTGGAAGAACTGTTTCCTTTTATAATAAAATTACCATCAATCGTTATAGAGCCTCCAGTGTCCCATTTGATATGATTATTTGCAACATACCCGCTTCCATCAGCATTAAACTTTGATTTTCCCATACCAAACACCGCAGACCCGTCCGCGTTCAACGCCCAATAATCTTTACTATCAGATTTTCTTGAATTACAAATATATCCGGTTTTGTGAATTTCAATTATGTGACCATTTTCCGGATTATCGTATGTAGACATTTTGTGTCCGTAAATAGTGAACCCGCCGATTTTGCCCTGGGTAAAATTACAATTAGCAGCGTTGATCTGGCTGGCGGTAAGGGTTCCGGTATAGATTCCGTTTGCGTCAATTTTAGTCAATCTGGCTACAGGGAATGTGACGGATGTTTTAGGCGAGACGGTTTGATTATAGGCCGTATATCCAGTGGAACGCAAAACTGGAACTCCACTTGCATTTTTCACTTGAAATGTATATTTCCCACCTCCCCTGACATATATAAATTCTGTAGAAGAATTGGTAAGCTGCCCAATATCACCAACAATGTTTCCATTATTCCAACCTTGACTTGCTTCGAGTATTTCTCTGGTTACGGCAATAGTACCCCAGCCGGAACCATTTGTTGTCCATCTAACTTTTACAGAATAACTGCCGCTGTTATGTGTGGCCCACGAAGGTTTTGCTTCGCTATTTAATGTCCAATATATATGTATTTCAGTTGTTATATGTGCTGATATAGCAATGCAAACTGGATAATATGTGTTTTCATTCAGCCCTGTAGCATCGATAGTATATTCTTTATAATCCTTCATCTCAGGCAATGAATTTGAGTCAAATGTAAGTGTTCCAGCCGCATCCCACTTAATGTTACCATTCGCAAGCTGTCCCGAACCATCGTTGTTCAGTTTCCATTTTGTACCGTTGGTGATGGAACCGTCAGAACCCAAAGATACGCTATTTTTGGAGATTGCACTACCTGATATATTCCAACCTTCAATCTTTCCTTTTCCGATATTTAGTGTCAGTGCTTCTATGTTTCCAGCCGTGATAAGAGAACTCTTCAATGCGTTTACATCAATCCTTCCAGCACTGATTGTACCTGCGGTAATCTGGGAAGCATTGATTGTTCCGGTATAGATGCCGTTTGCATCAATCTTGGTTAATTTAGGTTTTAAGGCATCTATGGCGTTTGTCCAGTTTAGAGATACATTTGAACTGAACGTGACATTGCCTGAAGCGTCCCATGAGATATTGCCTCCTGCCAGTGCACCAGCCCCGGAAGAATCCAGTCTCCATTTGAAGCCCCTGATACCGTTGCTTCCGATTGTCATAGCCCCTGAAGCGGAAGTGTAAGCTCCGGATGTATTGTTTTTTGTACCTTTAAAGATGGAATCCCCATCAATACTCCAGCCTCCGATTGTACCTTTTGTGAAACTGAGTGCTAAACCCTGGATGTAAGATGTATTGATGATGTTAGCTTTTATGCTATCAGCGTTTAACTGGGTGGATGTGATAGTTCCAGCCTTGATCTCATTGGCGGTAATAGTTCCTGCTTGAATCTTGTCTGCTGTGATGGTACGTGCTGCAATCTTGTCGGCAGTTATGCTTCCTGCCGCTATACGGTCGGCAGACAAGGTTCCGGTTTTTATACTGGAAGCGTTTATATTCACGGCATTGACTTGTTCGGCAGTAAGTGTTCCGGTATAAATTCCATGCGCGTCAATATGTGTCAGTTTCGGATAATCTTTTCCGCCAAGAGCCGTGTTGATTATTTCAGTCCATTGCAAACTAACATCTGAGCCGAACTCGATCTTTCCGGTTGTAGCATTATATCTGATAAACTGATTCCCTCTTCCCAGTCCTGCATCTCCTGTATTGTCCACATAGAATGTCTTATATCCATCTTTGAATCCATAAATTCCGTTGATTGTTTCGGTGGTTACGGTTCCAGATGGATTTAATACACTGAGGGGGAATTTACCTATAGCCACACCTGTCAATGTCCCGTTTGAGTTCTTTGTCCCTGCAAATATTTTGGGTGTAATAACCGAATTTTCATTGATTTGGGTTTTGTTATTGTTCCAGTCTTTCACCCAATCCAGCATGTTAGAGTCCACTCCGTTGGCTCCGGTACGTGCTTTTGCGTATGAAAAAGAAACGATAAAACTCTTTCCGTCAGCAACAACCGGAATATCAATTGTGCCGTTTTCAGCCAACGATGTGCCAACGTTGAAAACGATCGTGACAGTCGCTCCGTTTTTGGATAAAGTACAGCCCGCCACCGTAGGCAAAACCCCGATAGTAGGAGTGACGGGCGTACTTCCCTTCAGAACAGAAATAGTCGTATTTGTCGTTACAGCAGAATGTATCTTGCCGTCCTTGTCAGTGGAAATGACGTATGATTGTCTGGAAGCCGAGATGGTATATCCATCGGCTCCGGGTTTTCCAGCCGGACCGGTAGCCCCGTTATTGCCATGCGTGCCAATAATAACAGGTTTGCTTGTATATCTGCTTCCATTCGTATATTGTACGACCTCATAATTCCACAGGTATTTCTTTGAGTCGGATGTGGTCTGTATGGCCGTTGTCCACCCGGAGGTGGAGGTGGTGACTCCGCTTGAAGAGGCAGAGGCAAGGTAATATTCCGTGATGGATGAAATGCCATTTCCGGTATTACCTGTGTTTCCATATACGCCAATGATCCGTTTTTCGGTTTCGTTTGTGCTTCCGTTAGTATAGGTCACGATTTCATAATTCCACAAATAGCGGTTTGTGACGGTCATTGTCGGAACAGTCGTGCTCCATGAAGTCGGTACAGTGGTATTGGAAGAAGATATGGCATATTTGTTAACAATACTTTTGATACCGACCCCAGCCGCTCCGTTTTGTCCTGTTTTGGATTTGGCCCATTTGAATGAGATCGTATAGGTAACACCTTCTATAATGACAGGAACAAGAATCGTCCCGTTATCAGCCAGTGTAGTTGTGTTGGCTGCTACGGTATAGGTAATGGTCTTATTCGTATTGTTTACATTGATCGAAGCAAAACCGTTCGGCTTGTTTACGGTTCCGATAGTGAAGTTCGTAATATCGCTATCACCCAGCGTCACTTTGACAGTCGAAACAACGGTAACAGCCGTTTGTATGGTTCCGTTTGTCTGAGCGGTAAAGATATATTCCCCGACAGACTGGTTGATTGTGTAACTATCTTTTTGTGTGACAATGGTCGCTTGTCCTCTTGCAATAATTTGTTTTCCCATTTCTGTTCTTTCGGTTTTGATTTTACCTAAGAATAGAACAAAAAAAAGGCAGTTAGTTGTCACCACTGCCTTTCTGATTATAAATTATTGTTTAGATACTTCGCAGATGAGTGCGCCTTTGCCGGTTACATCCGCTTTTGCAACCGTAATGTTTTTACCACTGTAAGTTTTCACAACCAATGTTCCGGCATTATTGTACAGTTTCCATGAATAGATATATGATGTCCCCGCCGTATCGATTTCCAGTCCACCTCGGTAAAGTATAGCTTTCACATCCACATCGTTCGAGTTGTTCTTGATCGTGAATCCTTTCTGACTCTCTAAGAAGACTTGGATGGGATCTGACATATCAGAGAAAGAGATTATGTCACAAACAACTTTGTTAGCTGTGGCATTACCAGTAGATACGTCTGTATCCTTGATGGCGCATTTGAACGTCTCGAAATTCAGGACGGCATCGGCAGTAATGGTAATTTCGTTAGTCGTCCATCCGGCAGTAACGCCTTTTTGATTGGTGGAAGTAAGACATGACCATCCGGCTCCTAATATTGAATTGTAGAAAGGACATGTTACGGCATCCCCGATATTTGCGGTCTCAGAAAGTCTGGAAGTCAGTGTAACGGTACTCGTGTTCGTATCAACGCTTTTAACAGTGTATTTCTGTGAACCGACCTGAAGCTGTGTGCCCGGCTCCATATTTGCTACGCTGCTCAACACGATGGATGTGGCCTGCGCATTGGCTTGTTTCTTAACCGTGGTATTGGCAAACACACCGTTGTCTTTGATTCCCCAACAATAAATGACGTTCGTATTGTCGATCGTAGCTCCGCGCCACATATCGCAATGCGCTTTCAGAGACTTTACTTCATCATTTTTGAAGATCACCCCGTCCGGAGCGAAGGCAATGGCGGCGATGGTTGCTCCCGCGCTTTGATGTTGTGTGAACTGGATGATCGCCCAAAACGGGACTTCCAATCCGTTAGCGTCGATGTAAATCCCCTCAAACTTATATTGCACTTGCGGCAAAGAGATAGACATGTGATTTGCTTTTACCGTTAACGCATATTTTGCACTGGAAGCTCCGATCGTGCACCCGTCCTGTCCCGAAACAATGAGTGTGCCGTTCTTATACCATTTGACAGAGCCGGATTTGACGCCGGGCGTAAGCGTGCTTGAATTTCCGATTGAGGTAATCTTGTCAGCCGACCCCCCGGCAAAGACCGATGGTGTCAAGATAAGCCCCGTACCGGAAGTCCAGTTTGGAGTAAATGAATTGTTGTCCTTGTTATAAATCTGTGTAAGTGCCAAATTTGAAGAGATAAACGCCTGAATTGCGACCGCATCGTTCTGGTCAATGATGGTCACTTGACCTCTTGCTATTTTTTGAGCCATAGTTAAAATTTGATTTGTGTTTTAAAGTTATTGTTTATAACAAATAGAAAAAAAAAATAGATGGTTATAGATTTGACAGACTGTGATATTTTTAGATGCTTTTGTTTGTTTAGAAACAATAAACAAAGCCATTATTTCGTTCTTCTCCTAAAATAAGTTATAAGATTTATGTATAAGTATTGTTTATTGTTGTTGTGTGTTACCGCAATCCTGTTTTCTTGCTCCGAACATGAAGGGGTGTACCAACGGATACCTTGCAGTATGGAGATAAAGAAAGGTTCTATTTTCACTTTGTATGATGATAAATCCCAGAACCCGATAGAAAACCTGGTTTTTAAAGAAAACAAAACCTATTATGGGGACAGAATGGGTTATCTGCCGGACGGGAACAAGCAAGTGTATTTCATAGAAGGCATAGATTCCGTTTTTCCGAAAAGCGGAATCCGGTTCGATGATCTGGTCATAACGATTGAAAATGGCGATGTAACCTGGGTCAAAAACAACAGCTCCAGTGCCAATTTTGGTTTTGAGGATATAGATTATTATACAGTCAACGATTCGATCTGTCATTTCAAATGTTCTGGCGAGAGAAGGAAACATTGTTTTCTCTATAGCATGTATGATACGACCATACAGATTAAGGCGGATATAAAGCTGGTTTCAGTGAATCGTTGATTGCAAAATGTCATATCGAAACAGTCAGTCGTTTTGGTTTTATAACAAAGGTAATTAGAACAAAAGAAGGCTTGTTTTATTGGAAAATTATTGCTAAATTTGTAATAACGTATAACAAATAAACAAGACCTGTTATGAAAAGATGTTACAAGAGCGTAATTTTGTCCGGCTTGATAGGTCTGAGCATTTCTTGTTCGGATAATATCAGCGATTCGGAAATAGCCGGATTGAAAGCTCCAATTACCTTACAGAAAGAATCGGCAAATGAGACCAAAGTAATTTCTTCGATGAAAGAATTTTGCCAGTTTCTTAGAGAAAAATCAAACCCTGACTTTTTGGAAAACGAACGTTTGTCTGAATCCCCAGTTTTGGATTCAAGAGCGACTGTCAGTACCATAACGGTAACAGGCTATAAGGATTTCAACCTGTATGCCGGGTGCAAGGACATAAGGGTTTATTTTTCGGATTATCAGACAGCCGACAAGCTGGGTATCGTAGCTCACAAGACGTATTACATGTCCATAGGTTTGGCAAACTATGTGCTTCCGCTTGAAAGCAACTGGAGACCGGGTAATATCGAGTCATTGGAATGCGGGATAGTGCTGGGTGATGATCCCAAGAATGACGATTTTGTCAATGCCCCGCGAGGATATGTGGGTAGCTATAACGCCCAGAAATCCCAATACCTGATGAATACCAGTCTTGTTTATTTTGTGGACGAGACAAACAATCCGGACAGACCGAAGATATGGTATCCATGCAGCCCGGACAAACTGAAGTGGAGAGTGAATATATTAAAATTATAATGACTTATGTGTAGATATTGCTTATTGTTATTGTGTTTAGTTACAACATTGTTTTCTTGTACTAAATACGGGTATGATGATGAATATATAGTCATGCCTTGTAGAGTGGAGATAAAAGCCGGTTCGACTTTTGAATTGTGTACCAAATTTTATAAGCCGATAGAGAAGCTTGTTTTTGAAGAAAACACAATCTTGTCTGGAAGTCGAGTCGATTATCATTCGGAAAGCAACAAGTATAGCTATCGCATTGAAAACATAGGCAGGTCTTTCGCAAAAAGCAAAATGACATTCAATGATTTTGATGTGACATTTATAAATGACAGTATAAGCTGGATAGGAAGTTTTGCCACCAGAGCGAATTTATTCTTTGAAAATATAGAGTATTATGAAATGAACGACTCTGTATGTCATTTCAGATGTTATGGAGATAAAGCCAATTTTTTATGTGGAGCCAGCAATCGAGACTCAACGTTACGAGTTTGCGCTGAAATAAAAATAACAGTTAAACGTTAAAACATTAAAACCTTAACTTATGAGTAAAATTACAATCATTCCGAACCTGAGAAATGTTTCTTCCAGTATGAAAGAAAGCAAAAGTTCTTTCTTGTGTCCATCGAATTGTGTTATGACAGGTCGCTGGCATAAAGGCGATGAAAACGGCCAGACGCAATATGAATATGCGACACTGAAGGCGGTAGATGAAAGCGGTAATCCTGTTTCTGGAACCATTACTGTTGAGAATGTGACATGGCACGATTCCATTAAAGAATCCAACAGTACCTTTAAAGCACCGACAAACCGTGTCATTGTCGGCAGAAAACACAACGGGGATGAAAACGGTCAGACACAATATGCTACAGCCGTTGTGAAATTTAACGGAGAGACCGCTATCGTACTGGAGGGCGCAAGTACCACGATTTCCAAGGAATCTTCCGGTACTTGGTATAAGACCGATACGAACAGTATTATGATCGGAAGATACCATAACCATGATGAAAACGGATATACCACCTATTATGCTGGAACAGCGGTAATTGCAACCAGTGGCGAATCGTTGGAGCATGCCGATAGAGGATATACAAAAATAGAAAAGGTCGAGACTTCCGTTATCGGCAGGTATCCTGAAGGAGATCATTATGTGGCAGGAAGAAAAGTGGCAGATGTATATAAACTTACACGCGAATTGTTTATATCACGTGATAAATTTTTTGCGTTAGCGTCTCCTAATTGCGGTTATGTATCAAACCCCGTTAAACAATCCGGTGCGCTTTGGATTACAGAAAGAAGTTATTGGAACGACCCATTCATAACAGACCGGATTTCTCTGGTTACTTATTGTGTCCAGCTTGACAAGAAAACTTGGTATCCGTGCAAACCGGAAGATACGGTGTGGAAATATATGACGATTCAATAAGCGAATATCATAAAAACAAAACGGGAGTCCCAATGGGAGTCCCGTTTTTATTTATCAATCACAACATATTTCAAATCTACAGAGCAATCGAATACAGCCTTGTTCTGCACGTCTTCCCCTGTAATCTCCAGCGTCTTTCCGATTCTGGGCGTGCTATTCCAAATCAAATCTGCCTCAGTATCCTTACTGGTGCGTGTCCATAAGAACCCTTCCGGCTGTATCCTGTCTGTTATATCGATCCCGGCCTTATACACATGGGCTTTCAGAACCGTATCGACAACGCCGTTTCTGAATATCTGCCCGTTACTGGATTCTATATACAAGGAATACGCATCATCCCCGTCATATAACTTATTGATGGTAAAAGAATCCTTGTATTCTTTTTCATTGTACATGGCAGAATACATGATAGTCAATGTATCTCTGTTTTCCCATCCATCAAAATCCGGCCTAATGGTAAGCGTATTTTTCTGCACGCCGGGAATCCTTATCCAGTCTCCAGAAGAGGAAAGATAAGACCATTCACGCTCCGTATCCTTGCTGGTAAAATTGTATTCATCCGCAATCAACCGTATCTCGTCCGGCGTACAGGCTTCCTCCAAACGATCCGGATAATGGAAAGTGTTTTCTCCTGTTATCTTGACCGATTTGCTTACGATATTGTTCTGTGTATCCTCGTCCATATCGTCCCATTTGATAGTGACTCCGGTCAGTTCAATTGTGTCTTCGGTCCACTTGAACTTGCCACCAGCAAAATACCCTGTTCCATCCCGATTTATGATAAACGAGTTATTGTTGGAAGAAATCGAGCCATCGTCATTCAACCTGAGTAACGGATTCTGTATAGTTCCTCCGATACCACCCCTGTTAAACCAAGCTCCGTAATCGTCCGTTTCATCCAGAACTTCATCCGTAGCTTGATATAAGGTTGCTTTTTCTCCAAATTCCAACTGGGGGGAAGACAGGTATATAGTCTCAATATCGGAAGAAAACTCCATATTGAAGCTTTCATTTTTCTTGTATGAAACGATAAAAGGAACGCTATACCTTACCCACTCTCCAACCGTTTCAATATTGATAGTATATAGCGGCTTGGAGTTCTGAGATATGAAAACCTTTCCTTTTTCCTCGCATTTCAGCCAACAGGAAAAACACAGCTTTTCTCCCTTATGCTTGCTCGCCCAGCTTTCCGTCTGTGCAATCAATACCGTCTTTGCAGGATTGAGAACGAAAATATCTCCCAGTCCTGTAGGAGAAACCTGATCTCTTGCGCTGGAAACCGGGGTTAAGAAATTACCGTAGAGCGAATTGATAAGACAGTTTTTGTGTATTTTTCCTACATAAAACGTAGAAGCAAATCCTTTCTCGTCTCCGGCTGTAAGCGTTCCAGCGATATTGACATTCCGGGTAGCATAGAAATTCTGGAAGTAACCTCCATATCCGTCCAGCAATCCGAACACCGGATCAACGATACCCGTCACCTTTCCAATCCTCGCCTTAGTTCCGTTAGAGAAATTAGCTACGTCAGAAAGCAATACGATGTTAAGGTCTGAAATCTCGCACCAATCGCCTTCCGACAAATGATCCGTCAGATCAATCAGAAAACTTCTCATGTATTGGGACGGATAATCCACTACAATAAGAGAAAGTTTGTACTGCCATGAAGTCGTAATATCAATCGTATCTGTTCCGTCAATTTCCGTCCCGTCCGTATATCCGAATGAAGTTATGACTCCTTCTATATTCTTGGACGCACGTATCTTGTATGAAATCACAACACACTGGGGGTTCTTTACCTGCTTCTCGATCGTTTGTTTGAACCCTATTGTTTCGGAAGAAGGGTTTGCCGTTCCATTTCTTGTAATGCGGAAAACCCTGCACGCATCATTCTCCTTTGTCTTTACATACTCTTGTGAAACAAACTCCTTTCCGCAACAGGCATATTTATAGGAACTGGGGGTGTTGCCGTCTCCACCGTCTGTTACCGGGTAGCAAAGCGAGTTTTCGGTAGCTATCCCGTCTATCACATCCATAAAAGGGGATTCACTGTCTGAAGCGGTCAGATATAACGCTCCGCTACGGTCGGCATTGAAAAGGTTTGTTGTTCTGACAAAATCAAGTATTTCCCCGTTCTTCGGCTCGTCTCCTTCCACCAGCATACCGATAAAATAAGGGGAGCGTTGTTCCGTCTTGTTTTCCCCCATAATAATATCCGTACCTGTTTCAGTAACGATCATCAGGGAATAGATGATGTTCGGATAATCGAAATACTGCCTCCTTACAATATCCCCCTGCTGTAACCCCTGTGTCTTTTTTGAATCCGGGTCTATTCTGATTTTGAATTTAGGACATTTGTATAATGACATATTCTTAAATTATTTTTTCTACAATATCTCCACTGCACGAGTCACTTATCCAGAGAGAACCATTTGTTGCACTGTTTTTCTGCACTTCCAGTTCATATACTCTCATCTTCTTTCTTGCGATAAACTCATCGGCTGCAATGGTGATATTCCCGTTCGTCTTGTTTCGTATGACTCCCCATCCCGAACCTGCAAAACCTGAAGAAAAGTTTTCCGAACTGAGGTCGCCTATAAAGTAGGCGTTCCCATAATGCTTTATCCCTTCAGTAACGGAAAGAAGATAACTCGTGTCAGTAAAGAATAGCGAGTTGCCGGTAAGTCGGGTTGCGCTCCCGTCTATTCCGATATACCCCTTGGTTTCCAGCGGTTTGTCGAACAGGACAAAATCGGCTTGGGTGGATATATACAGGGAATCTGACTTTCTGTCAAGCGGCTTGTAATGACTTGTCGATTCTTTTATCTGAAATACCGTATCATATATATACCTGATATTCGTACTGGTATCGGCATCAAACCGTTCTATACCGGCACTGAGAATCAGTCCGTCCTTATCTCCATGAAGATAACTCCCGACATCATCCCCGAACCTCAGTTTCTTGTGAATAATGATTCCTTCGTCTGTATTGTCTTTCCTGTAACTTGTAAGCAGGTCTTCCCCGAAATTATGCCGTACCTTAAGCGATCCTGGAAAGTAAGCTTCACCATATTGAGAAAGCAAAAGACTTGTTCCGTGTACATCAGTGATTCCGGTAAGCAGTTTTACTTTATCCGTATAATCCGTTCCCAGCAAAACATCCCCGCCGACAGCACCCAGTTGAATATCCGTATCGCTTGATCTTACCAAAACAGGAGCCAGGCCAATTTTGATTCCGCACCCAACATCAAAAGACATGCTTCCCTTAACTACCGCTTCATTATAGGCAAATGTCAAAATGGTTTTTCCTTTCGTACCCAGATTCGCCCCATAATTGGCGTTCAGCATATCATTAAAGACAGATTTTCCTTTTACAGCCAATGCACCGGCTATCTTTGCATCGTGCATCGTCCAATCTATGTGCTCCAAATTGGCGTTCCCGGCGTGATATACGTCATCTCCTTGAATTTGTATGCCTGAAGATGAAATAAAAACGCCGGAAGACTTATCTGTTCCTACCAGTATTTCGCCATTACTTTTAATAGAAGTCTTTCCAAAATCAACGGTCGGGCTGGATATATAGGCAATATCATTTTCCGCGTCATAGGAAAGAAACTTCTTGTTTCTTAAATAGAGGTCTCCGTTGACGTTCAGTTTGCCGTCTATTCCGATCCCATAAAGAACTGCCCCTTCTTCAGGTTCTTCCTTATAAGCGTAAATGATTTTTGTGTTTCCTGTTCCAGCCTCGAATCCGTAGTTGGCCCTTAAAAGACCTGACATGTCCCCACCGCTTTTCTTCAGATACCCGACTAAAACCCCGCCGCTTCCACCGCTTTCTCCATCTCCAACGATAGATTCCGCAATCGGACTGGCAAAGTTATATGCCGTGTTTTTCAGCCTGATAGAAGTCTCATCCCCTTCTTCAATGCCGAACGGATGGTCTTCATCCTTCTTGTCCTGCGCATTAAAGAAACTGTTGTAAAGCTGGATGTAAAGCGAATAACACAGACTGTTTTTGTCCAGCTTTTCTATTTCCGGATTAAGAATAACACTCATTTTGTATATACCTTTTTAGAGAGAAACTTTTGAATCTTGGAAGTCAGGGAGGTAAAGTTCGGGAAGTTCACGGCTGGCATGGTTCCCATAAGGGTAGGGGTGGTGATCTTGCTGCATTCGGTAAGGAACTCCAACATAAGCTGTGCAAGTTCCTGTCCCAATACCACAGGTTCGGTCGCATCCTCACCTCCGAGATATGCCTTTTCGGAAGTAACCCCGACCGCCATACTTCCAACCTTTGCCTCTATCTTTTCTCCCGATTGGTTGACTTCCGACTTGTCAATCTTATGCAGAATATCTGTAGGCGTAATGTTGATCTCAGCTTGTTCTCCGTCTTTATTCTTGGCTACCGTCAAAATCTTGTCCGGCGTATATTTTGTTGATGTCTCGTTCCCCGTCTTAGGTAGCTCGTCATAATCCGGTGAATCGTTGTCGTTCGGATCGAGTTTTTCCGTCTCAGTAGCTCCAACAGTAGTCTCGTTATGTGCGTTCAGTTGCAATACGTCCGCGTGCGAGAAATTCAGGACGTACATATACTTGGTGGCAGCGTCCGAAACAATCGTGACATCCGAAAACAGGGTGGGAACGATAAGGAACCCTCCCGAATTGTCCTTCAGTCCTGCAAGCAACACTCCTTTATGCACGATTGGCTCTGAGGAAGCGGTCTCATCCGGAAACTCGCCTACGTCAATCGTACCGGCGTATTCCTCGTATTCTTCATCGTTTGGATCGTCATGTATCTTTGCGACATAGCCATGAATCATTCGGGCAGTACCGACCCCGCTCATTCCGGACGGAGCCATGTTGATTCTCTCCAGGCTTCTTCCGAGTGCAATCTTCTTGATCGCCTCCTGAATCATCCTCTGGCTGTTGCTATTATTCGTGTTTATATTATTTACCGTTTCCATAAGTAGTCTTTCCTGTAATCTTGTATGGTAATGATATTTTTTGCCTGTAGCCGTTCACCCCGAAAGTAGTAGTTACTTCATCGACCAGGTAAACCCCGTTCTTGCTGGGATTGCGGTTGTCAATGAGTTCCACCTGTACCGCCGTAGTGAGTCCGAAATCCCCGAAAAGCGTCACATCCCCGGTAATACCGTTCAGGTTGTACTGCTTGAAATAAGCGATCGTTTCCTCTACAAGCTGGTCGGAATTGATATTCATTTTAGTAGACATATAAGGGACTACGGTATATGTGCTGAGATCGACCTTTGTACGGGTCTCGGCTCCAGTTGCGGTAGTATTCCCGGTTATCTTATGTGTCTTCTTGGAAATCTGGGTGGCATTGATCACTTGAAACTCCTTGCTGCCAGGTGTGGAGGGATCGTATTCGGGATTCAGCCTTACCGTAACCTCGAAAAACTTCTCGTCTTTCCCCAATGCTTTCCCAGTAACGGCAAGAAACTTCGGGTCAACCTTCAATACCTTCAGATTACTACCGGCCACATGATAATCAAAGTGTATTTGGTAAGGCTTGGAAGCCTTGCCGTCACTGGGAAAAACCGGATCGCTTTTGAATGAAGAATAAGGTCTTCCGATCGCAATCTTGGGCATGGAAGAAGAATCATCGTCATATTTTAAGAAACAATAGACCTTGAACTTCGACCAATCGTTCAGTACGTCCGCGACCGTGAAATTGTCAGTGATCTTTACCTTGCCAATTTGGATGCCAAACCGTTTTGTCTCCGAATGAAGCTCGAATCCGGTGTCTTTCAAAAGCCCGTACTTTTCTCCGCACACATCGTTCACTTTGGTTCCCGTAACCGGAGTCTCGAATTTCGGAGCCTGTTTGAGCTTCAGCTTGTAAGCCATGTTCTCGCACTGCAATTCAAAAAGGCTGTCCGAATTGTAGGCTGTTATGTATCCGTCAAACATATTTTTCAGAACCCCATTATATCCCAATTTGATGTTCACCCTCTGCCCGATCTTGAACGTGGTCTCGTTTATGACGCTCTGGGTGCTTCGTTTCTCGATCAAAACCCCGTCCTGCATGACTTCGGTTGTAATAATCGAAGCGTCCTTTCCTTCAGCCGTACCGTTACCGATGATGGTGCTTTTGAATACCGTCCCTTTTGGAAAAACGATCTTTGCCGTACCGATCAGCTTTTTGTATGACTCGTGAATCTCGATGTTACGCACCTCGCTGAGTGTAACTGGATTCTTGATTACCATCGGATTCTTGGAATCGGCATCACCGATGGTAATCTGACAACTTAAAACATCGAGCGTACTTATAGCCATAGTTTTGTTATTTTTAACAGACTTGCCGGATCGACAACTTCGGTTCCGAACTTCACGATCTTGATCCATTTGTTAGTGTGTTTGATGGCTTCATCAACCACTTCTTCTTCGGCGTGTTTCACTTCAACGGCTTCGGAAGGTTCTACAGCCACGCAATGCAGTGTATAAGGTTGGATGTTCCGACAGGTGGGAGAGGGGAAAGAATAATCCAGCACGATCAGCTTCTTTATATTGAACTGTCGCAAGATGATATTGTCACAGTCGACAACCCCTTTGAACTGCATGAGCTTCAGAAATTTGGAAACTTCCGCTTCGGGGTAAACGTCCGGATACTTGCTTGTAATCTTGCCCGTAATAGTGATTTCCAGATCACCGCCACTGATAAATTCCTTCCTGGAGTAGCTTCTTCCCTGTACCTGGGTGAGTAGTACGTTGTTCTTACTCGAAACCGATACTTCCGGCTGTAGATCGACAAACTTGACATTATCGTAATTTTCTACAACCACAATTTTCTTGGTCTTGTCGTCATAGTACGAGCTTCCGAACGCAACGGACAGTTCCAGATAATCGGAAACGAGATTACCGACAATCGTGTCGCTGTACCCCTTTTGTTGATCCACCGCCTGCTGGTTTTCAATCAGCTTGTAGTATTGCCCGTTCTTGTTGGCAATACTGGACTGGGACTGGGATTGAAGGTATTTGTCCCTTTCAATCCTTTCCCAGTATTTCAGGTATCTTGGATAGGAGCGGAGAAGCCCGTAAGCTGCCTGACAGGTGGTTTGTATGACCGCTCGTTTCAAGATTTCCTTGTCCTTGGAGAAATACCTGACCTGCCCGTCCTGTAAAGAAGCCAGTCCGAGTCCCAAAGCCCTTCTTGCCGCGTCCGAGATATATCCCGATACGCTCCCGTGATTCACAACGCCTCCGCTCAGAAGAGTGGAGGTCGCTATCCCGGCTAAATCCTTTTTTATGTTGTCTGTCATATAGTTCGTTAGTTTATAGTTTGTTATCCATTCCAGCTTGCATCGAAATCATGGACTACATCAATCAAAGCCTGAGCCATCATGTCCTTCAAATCTTGCATTTCGGGCATCTTTCCTTCGGGCGTTTTCATAAGCTCGACGGTTTGTACACTGAGCAGGTTCGTGATATTGACGACAACCTGCTTGGGCATGGAAGAAGAGAGCTTTCCGGTTCCGCTGTAATTGCCTCCAGCACCACCATCGTCCCCTTCATTTCCTAAATAGGAGATGTCGCGTTTGTCCCAGGAATACTTGTCGTTGGAATCCGGCTCGTTGGAGAACATCTCAGGAGAAAGACCGGCTCTTGTCATAATGTTATATGCCATATTCGCCTGTCCTCCCATCTTTGCAGTTATAGCGGAATAAGCGGCTACTCCCAACTGGTGTCCCAGCCTGTCTCTCGTCTGTTTGTCAACCCTGTCCTTATCGGTAGCATTCTGAGGCAGAGCAGGAGAATACCACTCGCCTGTTACCGCATTACGCTTGAATCCGATTCTTTCCATACTTTCCCCAAATGTCTCTTTACTGTTCTCGTCTTTCAGGTTAGCAAGGAAATTCTGGGCATCCAAAGGGGATTTTATTGCATCGCGATATGTTTCTGCAATGGTCGTGAGGCCAGGCAAAATCCGGTTGTTGATGTAATCCCGATATGTAGGGGTCTGTTCAAATACCGAATACGGCTGTTCGGACATATCTTTTATATATCTTACATTATCGCCTTCTCCGATAAACAAGGACCTGTCAAGCACATTTTCCGGTACTCCGTATATTCTATGTACGGTATCAATAAAAGCCTGTACTCCGATCGCAGAGCTTTCTTTAGCCAAATCAGCCAGGGCAGAATCAAGAATCCTTTGTCCTTTTTTGTCGGCTTCTGCCAGAATCATTTTCTTATATGAATCCTGATAGGCATCTTCCATCGTGTATCCGTTGTAATCCTTGTTTCCGGCCATAGCCTGTCCCCATTGGGAAATAAGACCGACCCACCAGTTCCGGCTGAACGCGACATCGCCAAGCCCTGATTTCTCACCGAGTGTTTTTTCAGCCGTAAGGTCTCTTACCGCTTCCCCGGTAGCCAAAGCCGCGCTATAGGCTTTGTTGAGCGATTCAGTCAATGCGTCAATAGAGGGGTATCTGTATTTTTTATTGCTATTGATTTCCTCTGTAATTGCATCATGCGCCTTTTTGACTTGCCATGTCTTGTATGTAGCATAACCCAGTATACCGACCAAAGCGGAAAACGCACCGGTGACAGCCACGGTTCCTGCACTTATGGCCGACAGGGAAGATGCAGCCCCTATCAAGCCTCCGGTTGTAACCTGTGAACCGAACAGGCTTGCAACTCTGCCTACGATACCGCCTCCGACTTTCTGAGAACCTCCGCCGGTCCCCAGTGCTCCAGCAACAGAGGTCAAGACACTTGTAGCCGCTTTTTGTTTGCCGATAATGCCGAGCGCAACTCCCAGATTACTTAAAGCTCCGACTATCTTGAATATTCTTGTTGCAACAAACCCTGTAACGAACAGAGGTTCCAGCCATGTCAGGTTCTTTGTTACCCATGTGCCGATCTTGCCAAGTATGGAAAATATATCGAGCAAGGTTTTGCCGATAGTTTCCAGCCCTTTGGCAAATTCCCGTGGTTTGAATCTTTCAAGCAGGTCTTTAAGCGTACCTCTGATTATCGGCTCCATGTTCTCGTAAGCCTGCATGAAGCTTTCCGAGAACTGGGAGGTCATTTGGTCCCACAGTCCCTTTGTTGTGTTCTGCTTTTTCAGAGCCAACTCCTGGGCAATGCCGTTGCTCGCCCTGTTCTGATTTGCCAGCGTCCTTAACTCGTCATAGTTATCAATAAACAACATGGCGGCGTTACCTCCGATCTTGCCGAAGATGGCCTGCATATCTCCAAGTGTCGCGCCGCTTTTGTTCAGATCTTCAAAAATATCTGCGAGCGGCCTTAACTTTTCAACCTGTTTTCCATAAATATCGCGATACTCGGTAAACTTGACCCCTAATCTGTCAAGCGTATCCCGTGCTTCTTTAGTCGGTTTTGCAAACCTACCGGACATAGCTCTAAGGGCAGTACCGGCCATTGTCCCTTTCATACCGGCATTACCCAAAATACCGACAGCCGCAGAAGCCTCGGAGAAATTCACCCCTGAAAGACGAAGATACCCGGCAGCCATTTTAAACGATTCGGCCATCTCCAGCACATTAACGTTAGAGCGTGCAATGGTAGAAGCCAGAATATCCGCAACGGTATTCATCGAATCGCTCCTGATGTCGTATCCTGACATGATATTGGTCGCCAAGTCCGCAATCTGGGCGACATCCGCATCACCAATCAAAGCCAGATTGGTGATAGGCCGCATGGACTTGTTGATGGTATCGATATTCATACCAGCCATAGCCAGGAATTTCGTAGCTCCGGCAATTTCCATAGCGGTAAACTTGGTATCGATACCGATTTGCCGGACGTTCCTGGACATTTGTTCAAACCGGTCCTCAAAGGTTGACAAGTCCGAATCGGCCACACGCAGAATACTTCTTGCGGTTTCCATTACATTGGCGTATTCCACCGCATCAGCAAGCTCGGATTTGAAGACGGAGTATCCTGCATAGGCACTGAACATACCGGCGAACGGCACGCTGTTCCAAGATGGAAGCCTGGAATATTGCAAACGATTGATTGCGCCCTTTTGTCTTCCATAATATTCTTTCTCGGCAATCCTTTGTCTATGACGAGCTTCCTTTTCTTCTCTGGCTTCCCGTTTTAACTGGCTTGCCATACTGTATTCCTGGTACTTCTCGTAACGTTTCTGGCTTTCTTCCATCTCTTTGGAAAGCTTACGGAAGTTATCGAGTTTTCTTTTTATGTTAGCCCGATATTCCTTTTCTTGGTCCTTCTCGATCTTTTTCCAGAGATTAGCATATTCCCTGTCTTGCTTTTTGAACTCCTTCTCGCTTTCCCTGGAGAGCCTTTTCAATTCTCTTTCGGCTTCCTTGATAGTCTTACCTTCGTTAGCCAGAACCCTTCTTTGGATGCTGGAGCGGGGACTATCGGAATTGCCAGTGCCGGGAACGACAGAAGTTATAATGGCAGAACCGGAAACAGAACCAGTAGGAGGACTAACCATGTTTGTCCCCAAAGTCATATTGGTAGCCCCTTTTATCTGACCGAGTAACCCCAATATTTCTTCCAGTTTCTTTTTAGCGTTATCTGTCTTGATCTTTATTTCCCTACCGGTCTCCAGACTGACCAGGGCCGAGTTGACCTTTCCTACAGTCTTATTGATAGCCTCGATCGGTTCTTGCATGGCTTCTACGGCCTGTTTAGCCGTTTTCTTGACTGCTTTTTTAGATTCTTCCTGTGCTGCCAATTCCTGATTTTTCAGTACGGCTTTTGCTTGCGCCTTGATAGCCTGTGAATCGAGTTTTTGTCCGGCATTAATGACAAGCTGGATTTTTGCAGCTTCCGCTTGGATATTTTTAATAAGGTTTAGAACCTTGTCCAGCTTTTCTTCGGCCAAATCAGTTTTGACATTAACATTATAGCTAATATCCCTTTTCCTGCCTTTAGGCTTGAACATGGCATCCATTTTATCCATCATGTTCTTGACATTCCGGACAGCGTTCTCGGCCCCGTTTTGGCTTATTTTAAGCTTATTGATAGCTTCAGCAAATTTGGTAACATCCTGAATGCCATTAGCTTTGACATTGATGTCATAATTTACCTGATAGTTTTGTACATCTGCCATTTTATATTATTGTTTTTAAGAAGAATAGTGGGGTGCTGGCAGAATAGGTTGCTTGTGGAGGTTAGAGAAACGATAGTTGTTGGTTTTATAAAAAGAAAAAGGAGTGCGCTTTGTACACACTCCTTTCATCTATTTGTTTGCTTATAAGTTATTTGTATTTATACAAATCATAAGCAATTTTAGCTGGCTGGCCAGACATAATCCATGCAAAATTATTATCAATCAAAAAACTGTCATTGAAGTCTGTTCCGGTTTCCATATCACGTCGCAAATAATAAGCGTATGTTTCAAATTTGGCCTGATTTCCATTAATTGTAATATTCATGTATGGTTTGTTCATATAAACAACGGTTGATTTTTCAAATCCCTTCACAATGCAATCTTTGCCAGGCATGATAGATGTGCTGGGTGGAACTCTTTTGCTCCATTCAATTGTGTATCCTTCTGGGATTGTAACGGTAGCACTGATATAATATACTTGAGTAGAATACAACCTTCCTTCTTTAAAAGGACTGGTAGGAGGAGCAAACGGAATATTATAAAACCGTGTTTGGGTAGAACCATCAGGTTTGGCTGTTGCATTTACAAATCTTGTTTCAACGAAACTTCTACTCTGAATGCCCGACCGGGTTTCTACAGAAGATTGTTTTTCCATTTGTGGTAAATTTTCGTCATTAGAACAAGATGTAAGTGTTACACTTGCAAACAAGGCGACAGCCACAGAGAAAAATTTAAAATACTTTTTCATAACGATTTTGGTTTTAGATTAAAATTCAATACAAATATAATAATTATTATCCAAATATAGCAAGATAAAAGAAAAAAATATATATGAATATACAATAATGATAAACGCATATCGTTTTTCATTTAAAAATAAAATAATACAAGATGAAAAAAGTAATTTTATTAATTGGTTTGATTTGCCTATTTAGTAGTGAAAGAATTTTTTCACAAGTGATTAAAATTGAGAATGGGGTATCGTTTTCCAAAATGAATGTCGGTTCTGCTACCTTCCGTAACCCTCTTTCATTCTATACCGTAAATATAGGATGCGATTACTTGGAAAAGGATTGGTTCTTTTTATCCAGTGAAATAGGGTATGTAAGAAAAGGCGGCAAAGGACACAGTGACGATGAAAGAGGTTTTTCTGAAAAGAACACATTGGATTGCATAACATTAAATACTTCTTTTAATGTGAAATATAATGCTGGAGGGTTTAATTTGTATATTGGAGCCGCACCTACACTTGATTTTCCTTTGAAAAACGAATATTCATCCAAATCTCCAGAATGGAACGATAAGTGGGAGATGTACCCCGAACATCGTGTTGTTTTAGGAATAAAACCGTCAATGGGTGCGTTTTATGATGTAGATAAAATACGATTAAGTCTGGAAGCGTCTTATATGAAAAATATAACGAAATTGAGTAAGTTTGACGGTATTAAAAATAATACATTTCTTTTGTCATTTGGTATAGGATATAAGTTATAAAATAACAAAGAAAATGTATTATATAGTTTTTGTAATGTTATTTTATAACCATGAATAATTTCTTGTAAAAAAGAAAATCCCCTTATCGAAGCGAGAACTCCGTTAAGGGGATAACAATATATAGAATTAAGCAAGAAGCGCATTGGAAGCCTTAGAAACGAGCATTTGCTCGTGCAACCAAAGAGCGTCTTCCGAAAGCATCGCAAAGTCCTCGTCCGAGAGACTTTCGAGATTCACGCCTGGGAAGTAATGACGGATGTAGATGCACCTTTGGCGGATGCGTTGATCGTCCTTTACCACCCAGTCGTTTAAAAATTTACGATGGTGGTCTGTCGTGCTGAAATAATATCCGAAAGCTGTCCCATCAGTCCGAAGAGGAAGAGTGAATCATTGTCGATCAGTTCCTTGTCACCGTCCAGAAAACAGTCTTTAGCCAACGTCTTCATAGCCTGCACCTCGTCCTTTCTTGAAGCGGCCATGAATTTGGAGAACTGGGGGAAATTGGGTTCTTTCATGTACACCACATAAAACTCCTTCTCGCCCGATTCGGTGTCACCAAATACAACGATTGGGAATACCTTGCGCAGCTTCCCTTCTGTTTTGAGTTTTTTTGCTTTTTCCTTGATTTGGGTCTCTTGCTCCAATGTTAAAGTTCTTTCTACCATAATAAATAATTATTTGATGTTTTATAGAAGAATAGGAGAGGGTGGGGTAAAAGGTTTGTTAATGATATAATAAAAGCTGACGGTCTTCACAGACGATCAGTTCAAAGTAACACAGTTTATTAATGTGCTGATATAAAACTATAACTATTAGGCTTGCTATTGCTTTACCAAAACAAGCCTTATGTAAGTTTAGTTAAGGAGAAAAAATTAATATGTCTAATCTACAAATATGAATTATTTGAAGACAAAGATACATAAACAAGAATAAAAACATATTTGAAAAATATTAAAATAGCATGACATAATACAACATACGAAACAAAAATGACAATAAACAAACTGACGGTCTTCACAGATGGTCAGTTTGCAATCTCTTATGAAAAAATCACTTCATTATTAATGATTCTATATTTAATCAAGCAAAAAGCAAATCGAACCAATGCTCTGTCCCAGATAGTTGGTTCAAAGAATTTATTTTACTGCTTTAAATAAAAGCAAACCAATTGTAATAGGTCTTATGCTGCAACAAAAATAGTGAATGGCAATAAAATTTTGAATAAAAGAAATTGTAAATACTGTAAATATATCTTGTTACAAGACAGGCGATTCTCTCGAACCACCTGTTTTCTCAATCAATCTTCATAGGATGAACTATTGATGTTAACCGTTATTATTATGATGTTGCAAATATAGTAAAAAGCATAAAACAAAAAGGAGAACAGCCATAATAACCGTTCTCCCTGATTTTTAACCTTCCCCGATCACAATATCGAAGGGGTTAAGCTGAAACTCTTTGGTGATATTTGTGTCGTCTTGCTGCGATTCCATGCCGTCCTCATTGAAGATACATCCTTTGAGTGTGACGGTAGTGGTCGTCCAGTCGTCCGAAGCCATCGGATTGGCGAAGCTGACGATCAAATCAAACTCTCCAATATCCATAAGCGACCCGTATGTGCTTCTGAGGGCCTGCTGGGTGGCGTAGTCCATCGTGATGCTTGCTGCATAGGTCAAGTTTCCGAATCCCCTTGAAACGGGTTTTCCGCCCAGTCCGTAGTTGCTTTCCACTTTACGAGTCTTGTTCCATTTAATACCTGAAACCCCTTCCAGCGTGGTGCTGCCCTCGTCAATACCGAGTGCGGTGGAAGAGAGGGTGATCATACTCCATGAGTATGCGACATTATTGATTACTGCCATTTTATGTTAGCTTTTTTCGGTTAGAGAAAGTCCTTCTTCGACATAAATCTTGGTGGCGACTCCTACCGGAACAATATAGTATCCAATTCTGAGCGTGTCGTCCACAAGCACGTTCTGGTCAGATGCGATGTTCACGACATAACCTGAGATCTCCTGTGCGGTCTTCATCTTGTTCAGCACGTCGCTGATAAGGTTCTTGAAGGCTGTGATCTTAGACGGAGCCAGGTAGCCGGTTGACGGGTTGACCATAAGTGGCGAGTTCACATAAGGAAGCAATGCCTGTCTTACCGCCCTTCGCGACTTGTTGATCGTCCTGTTGCGTGCAATCGTTCTAAAATCACCGTTTGAGCAAGTCTGATCCTTTGAAACATAGATACCGTTTTCTTTACCGGCATATTTGATGGGGAAAATATAGCCCTTGTCGTCCAGATCATCCAACATGACAGGAGACAGCGATTCGTAAGAGTTCAGGCTTTTGAAGTCGTCTTCAGACTCCTGATTCAAATCTCCGAATCCCAACTCAATGTCCTGGAAATTGTCCCCGAAGAGATTGAACTGTTGAACCCAGGCGATGGACTCCTGGACATTGGCTTTCGCCAGACACCCCATTACCGCCCCCAAGAAGCCGACGGGCGTACTGTTTGTCGTGTTTCGTTTCTGCATGGTAGAAACCAGTTCATTGCGTGCCTGTCCGATAATGACGGAAGTACGGCTCGATTCGCAGATGCAAGTCGGAATCTTGTTCAGATCGACCTTCTTTCCTTCCGTATCGTTCGTTCCTGTATTTGCGCAACTTGCAGAAAGCACGATAGAAAGCGGCTGGTTCTGGCTTGCGAGCAGTTCCGCCTTTTCATTGACCGTTTTTACGATGTTCAGAAGATAAGTATCTTCACTTTTTTTCCAAAGGGGCTGTTCTGTCCAGATACCCATCTGCGAGATAGTGCCTCCTGCTGCACGCTGCATGATCTCGATCGCGTCCCAATTGCTCGAACAATCTGCAAACATCACATACAATTTCCCGTATCCGTCAATATTACCGCTCATCCTGAAAAACTCTGCGATATGATAAGCCGGGATACCATACATAAAGTTCTTATTTGCTTCCTCGTCCTCTTCACATTCTACTCTTTCGATGATACCGTAATCCTTAATTGACTGTGTTCGGCTTGTGATATAACACACATCACCCAGCTTCAGCTTGGATTCGTTTGTTTTGCCGTATCCGGCGGTGAACAGGGTCGATTGCTTAGACACGTCAAAAAGCAGTCCTGTCACTTTTTCGTTGGAAGTGGCGGTAGCTGAAGGTAGCCGTCCATCCACATCCGTAATAAAAACATTTCCTAATGCCATTGTTATATAATTAGTTAAGGTTTAGCAATATAATAAGGGTTCTTGTAAAGCTCGGCTTCCCCCCTGATAGCCTCTATAGTGTCTTCCGTGTAAGTCCCGCCCTTATCGTCCACATAAAGATTCTGATACTTAGGGTATACTTTTAGCACATCCCCAACATGTCGAGGGATAACCTTGACGATCGGCGATGTTACTGGAGGTTCCTCTTCTTCTTCTCCACCTTCTTCCTCTTCTTGTGGAAGCTCAGTTTTCTGACCTTCCTGTTTTTCCAGTTCTTCTTTAGGGGCTTTTTCTTCTGAAGATGGCTCTGTCACGTCTGGTGCTCCATCTGTAGCCGGTTCCATTCCAGTGACATCCAAAGGAGAAGGGGTGTTTGGAAGCTCTTTTGTTTTCTTAGTCCTTGCCATATATAGATTATTAAAAAGGGGAATGGAGTTTTTCTCCACTCCCCTTCAGGTTTTGGTTATAAAACTTTAGTCTGTCTTCTTTTTGTAAGCGGTATGTACCACGATTTCCCCCGGACGGACGATATTCACATCCATCTTCATGCGCATCTGGAAGAAGTACAATTCCGAGTTGGCTTGCAAACGATCGATTTTCAGAACCTCGGTATCGTTAGCGTAATCAACGCCCACCCAGAGGTTAGAATCCATACCGGTGCTGAAGTTGCCCAAAACGATGGTGTGTTCCGGTACGCCTACAATCGGAATGATACGCTTGCCTTTGAAGCGGTACTTATTAACCTCCGTATTTTCAGAGTATTTTACCTGCTTGTCAGACAAATACTGGTCGTAAGCATCCCAAGCGTCCCAGCCCATGACGTAAACCAGGTTGGAGTTTTTACGGATCTGTTTCGGACATTTCTTCCACATCGCATACATTGCTTTTTCGACAGCCGCACCATCGGTCAGTTCGGTATTACCTGCTACGATACACTGACCGCCAGCCTTTGTTGGAGCGTCAGTGGCGTTTACGTTGTCGATGATACGTTTGATAACACCATCGAAATATTTCTCCTTGCCGTCACCAATCTTGGTGCATCCGGAAGGTTCTGTTACTTTAGCTGCCGTATTGCCGCCTTTAGCCGATGTCCAGATGGCATTACCGATATACTCGTTCTTCTTGTCCATCAACAGACGCAGCATAGTCGCCTGGATCTTCGGGTCAAGTTCACGGAATACCAAATTACCTTCTGGCTGTGCGAACTTCCAGTATTTTTCATAGTCACGCGGGTTAAATTCCAGATAAACCATGAAATCTGCCGGTTCCAAGCAACGTTCTGTAAATGTGTATTCGTTAAACTCGTTTTCACCCTTGCCTCCCTGTGTGCTTGTCGGAGTCGGCACGTTGTCCTGTATGATGTCACCGAGTTTGATAGCCGGAAGCGTATATTTATGCTGGATTCCACTCTTGATATGGACCAACCCTTCCTTGTATGTGTCATTGCCTTGCGCGGTATAGGTCAGCAAGTCTTCAAGAACCTCACCTGCATAACCGTTCTGAGCAAAATTTACTGTACTTGCCATTGTTAGTTAAGTTTTGGTTTTAATTTGTTATGAAAGTGTTTTGAACTCGAAATCAGCCCCTACAACCGCCTTTACCTTTTCAGCCATCTTTTCTTCCGCAGTTTTGGATGCTTCCTTAGCCGCACCAACATTGGCCGGGTCACCAGCGATTTCTTTGGTGATAGTGTCGCGAGCCGGGACAGAAGCGAGTGTCTTTTCAGCCAGATCGAAGTTCGCAGTAGCCATCTGAATCCACTGTTCTTTTGCAGTGTTTTCGATTTTACCTTCATTGATGGCATTCTGAACCAATGTTTCAATCTTGGCCTTCTTTTCATCCGCTTCTTTCTTTTCATATACAGCCAGACGAGCGTTCACATCGTCCAGTGTCTTCTGGATATTCTGGATGGCAGCGTCTTTACCGGCAATAACGGTCTTCGCGTCCTCCAAGTCCTTCTGAGTCACAGCAAATTTCGCTTCCACTGCCAGCAAATCCGAGATACGCGCCATCACGTCCTTCACCTCGGTCTTACCGGTCATGCCAAGCGATGCTACAACCGCTCCGAACTCAAATCCGATAGTTTTGTCTTCGTTCATAAGATTTTGTACATTAAGATTTTGATTATTGTCTCTTTGATTAAGATTAGCCAAAACATTTTCGGATGGTTTATTTCCATCCATTTCAAGATTGATTTCACACATGAGGTTTTGGATCATGGCGGCATTGTTCTCGATGCCGTGAATCCCGCTACGAACCTTGTCACAGACCTGCTTTGAAGTTTTCAGGACACAATCGGCAGGGATAATACCGACCTTCACAGCCGCTTTTGCATCAAAGAACGTTCCGTCTTTGTCGGCTTCCCCATCCATGATCGCCTTGACGTGTTCTTTCGTAAGTCCAAAACGCTTGCGATAGATGGTTTCGATCTGTGCGATAAAAGCCTTTACCATATCCGACTGCTCTTCTCCGGCTCCCGGCACAAAAGGATTGTGTATCATCAGAATGGAATAATCCCTCATAAGCGACTTGTCTCCAGCCGCCCAGATAACAGACCCCATGCTGGCCGCAATTCCTTCTATAATACATTCAGTCGGAATCCTGGAGTTTGAAATGGTCGAATAGGTTGTCATTCCATGCAGGACGGAGCCGCCTTCGGAATTAATCAATATCCTGATAAGTGAAGGTCTTACGCAGCTTTCCAGAAATTCAAATTCGGAGTTGAACTGGGAGGTGGTCTCTTCGGTCACTTTGCCGAAGAACTTGATAACAGCCACTTCCCCTTCACGTGCTTCTCCGACCACGTTTTTTAATTCATTGATACTCATAAATCGTTTTAATACAAATAGGTGAATGAAATAATATATGTTTTTAAGCCGTTATGTCTTCGTCTTCTGAAGGCGAACCATCAGTCAAGACAATTCCAGTCACTTCATCGTATGTAGGAGACGTATGGTTCGGATGTCCGTCTTCGTTATGCTCAGGCGCATCGTCATGATTGGTGAAAGGCGGCATGACGAGATAACGCTTGATCCATTTACGGTATTTCCAAGCTGAATCCTCCCTGAACCAAACCTCGTAGTCAATCCAATAGGCTTGCAACATATTGGTTGTAGTGGGCATATCATAATAGGTCAGATTACACCTTTCATTGAGTGCCGGTTCCGTATCTTTTGCATCCTGTATAGCCATATTAAGCCTTTGAAAGACGTAGAATGGATAACACTCTTTGTCAGCATCCTGATTATTGAGCGTGTTCAAAATAAACCTGACACGCATATTTGCCCTTCCTTCCCCGATCCGCTGCTGTTGCACCAGATACCTGACATTGGTAAAATGCACGAATATGGCAGGAAAAGCGACTTCCATTTCCAAATTTTCGCTTCTGATAATCCGATCGAACTGTCCGTTGTCTATTTTGATTGTTTTAAACAGAGGCGGGCTTTTCGGATCGTCTTCATCCTCTCTGATTTTGAGAATGGTTCTTTTAACCGCCTGGTAGATTTCATCGAGCGGATTCTTAGATTTCAGTTCCGGCACGATGACTTCATCTTCTTTCTCCTTTTCAATTTTTACTTTGGTTTGCGGTGTCTTATCTCTTATCATGTAGGAAATCCTTTAAGTAACACATCTTTTATTAAATAGCTGTTCACATAACTGTCTATCTCCCGGTTAAATCCGATAAACTGTCTTTGTACAGGCTTTCTGGAAGAATACTGGTTCACCGTGTATGGAGAAACCCTGGGATCGGTATTGTGTATGGCGGCATATCCGATACTTTTACGACTGGCCCCCCTCTTGCCCCGAATAACTTGGGATTTTTCATTCGTATGAATGGTATAACTGGCAGAAATCCGCTTAAAAGGCAGTTTCCCGTTCGTTCTTCTGGCAGAGGTGTCTTTTCTTGATGTACTGAGAGCAAAATCGCCTTCAGACAAAACTGGGAATGAGTTTTTCAAAGTTCCCGTATCACACAAAACGGGATGATTGAATCGTTTTCCCCATCTGGATTCCCTCGGTTTCCACGCATTGCCGTTAAAGCTTTGTGTATCGAATGACTTTTTAAAGACCTTTTTTGAATACAATCCGACCTCGGTAGTAAACTCAGCGACATTGAAATCCAATCTGTTGGGAGATATTTTTTCCAATTGCTCTATCATTTGGTTTAAAGAAATCTCAGCCATACATCTTATATAAATTGGGATTTGATTTTATCTGCAATTTCTCGAAGTTTAGTGGCATTCTCTTTCGGTATCTTAAAATAAGGATGTGCGTCACTGAAAATCTTTCCACCAGTAGCCAAACTCTCAGCGAACACTGGATTAACCAACTTCTTGTATTCCCCGATCTTCTTTTTACCAATCGAAGCCGTAACAAACGATTCACTACTTGACCCATCCGAAAGCAGATAACACCGGCACGCATAATCAATAGGAGGAATCAAGTCAATCGGAAACTCGTTCTTCGGGAAAGATATTCCTTCCAGTGATAAATGCGAAGCTCTGACCCTTTCATCTCCCTGCGTCATGTAGGTAACAATCGAGTTGGATGCGATACCAATCCACCAGTATGCCATAGAAGCGGAATACAATACATCCCCATTTTCCACAGAAGCATACTGAAGGTTGTATTTTTCGCATACATCCTCATACTCTTCCATATCCTCTATATCCAGTTCTTCCGGCAATTCACCAATCATCTGAAACTCTTCGGCAACGGCAAAATCAACCAAATTCTCAATCGCTGCCACCAGTATTTCCCGTTCCTGTTTTTCCCTGTCCGTGAGATTGGAATTGAAGTTCTTCAGCAAGTCAAAAGCCTTGTTGAAATCCATCCTAAGCCCTGTCAACACACGATCGATTAGGAAAGAAGCCCTGATAGAAACGATGTCCTCAAAAACCTCCCATGCTTCGGCACTGTTTTCTGCCCGATAGACAAACTTCCTGAACTCTTTCAGAATCAACAAAAACTCTTCCTTCTCTGGGCTGACCGGTTCCTCTTTAGGGGCTTCGTAACGTTCGGCAACCACATCCGGGAATGAAGCTGTGCCGATTACTTCATTCCCCGAATAAAATTTGTGACTTTGGATACCTGCCCTCTCGGATGTCCGTACCTGCGAAGATATTCCTCGTCCGACATGATATGCCGGTCATTACTTCCACTACCAGCACCGCCAGACACGCCTGCAACTCCGGTCATAACATTAAGTTGCTTCCCCACATTGATGCCGAACTCTTTTTCGATCTCATCACTCGTGATCTCATATTTGTCTGTCAGAAGCCCGTACAATTTAATACGGTCTTCATTGTTCATCTCGATACGATTGGAATACTTGAATACCAGCCCCGGCTTTATGTACCCCATAATGACGAGGCGGGGAAGGACTTCTTCATTCATAATATTTTCAATGTACCTGCGATAGACTTCGATACGGTCACGAAATATATCCTGGTGTGCTTTTGTGGAGCCGACGTATGACTGCATACCTCCAGCCATAGATTCCGATCCTAAAATCAAATTGGAAACCTCGCTGTTCACCAGTTCGATCAGCCCGGTATAGATTTTCTCGGAGTTCGACATGGTGAAGGTCTTGATGTCCACCTCGTCTTCCAATCCGGTCACAATAACTTTGTTTTGAGCCGCATTCGCAATGTCGTTTGCCAAATGCTTTCGATCCGCATTGCTTTCCGATACCGTTTTTCCATGAATGATAGGCTGTCCGTATGTGTGTGAAAAGTTCACGTAGTTCGCCATCGTGAATTTCTTTGCCAGAATGAGGGGCGTAGTGGCTGAAAACAATCCAAGATCACCGGAAGAAATCAGCACGTAGTTATTCTTATAGGCGGCAGATGTGATATTCCAGTTCGGAAGCCATATTCCCTGCCTTTTCAAAACAACCTTCTGGTCAGGCAGCACGTTCCTTCTCTCTACAATATTAATATGGCTCAGTTTTCCGGTCAACGGGTTAATATCCGGCAGAATCTCCAGCAATGTGTATCCGTATAGTTTTGATTCCACGATTCCCTTGATCATCTTATCGAACTGGGACCCCTGTATCTTCTGTGTCTCTTCCACATCCTTGACATATTTGCCTTTTTCATTTATCCTGGCGAGCATGTACCTGTCTCCCAAAATCTGCGATTCCAGCGTCTCGATCACGGAACGTATATGTGCGTCTTGCTGAAGGCTTGCCTCATACAAGTCGATAAGCCTTGAACGATCGTCCAGCACGCATCCCGTCTCGACATTGGACCGCACGGACTTGTAGCGGTTATTACGTTCTATTTCCCAGACATATTCCTGAATGGTCTTCTTGCTTGTCCTGAAAATGCTGTCAAGAAGCTGCCTGTCAAATGACCCTTCAATGTTCGTAGTATTCATAAGTTTAGTTTTAAGAAGAATAGGTGCGGGAGAGAGAATCTGTTGTATAGACAGCGTTTCGTTTGTTTTATAAAGTATGCGGTAGATTTTGAAAATTATAACATATCTGAAACGATTACTGTATATAAAGGGACAATGAAATATATAATATAAATAAAATGTAGATTATAGTTAGATGTATGTAATTTATAAAATGCAGTATAACAATTAAATAGCGTAAAATAACAAATAAAATATATGAAATATTATGATTGTATTATATAAAGATATATCTTTGCATCGTAATTAAAAACCAAAACTAATTAATTAACCAATTAAAAATACCGACTATGAATACGGTTCAAGAATTTTACAGACTTCGCTTCGAGTATATGGGCGAAGACAGCGAAGGAAAGTTAGTGACTAAAAAGGAAGACGATTTGGTCGTGGCGGTGAATTATACGGATGCTGAAGCCTTGGCGTTTGAAATGATGGAAGAAATGAAGCAGTACAATGATTCCGTCAAATATGAAATCGTAAAAGCCAAAGTTCCGGAACTGCTTTTTACAAATGTATTTTCCGTTGATAAGGAATACAAGGAAAATTATGTATTGTATTTCTTCTCAGAGGAAGAAGACGATGCCGCCTTGTTTGCCGTAAACGTCAAATACACGGAAACGAGTGAAAACGGGAAGGAGAAATCCAAAAAAGAAAACATCTATGTGGCTGCTTCGTCAGCAAAAGAGGCTTACGATTTCGTCCACAAGTATTTGACCAAGGTAGAAACCCGTGACTGGTCGATCCGTGATGTAAAATTCGACAAGGCATCATCCGTTCTTGTAACGGAAGAAATGTATAAGAATGACTTGTACAAATCAGAAAACGCCGGTTTGTTACAATGAAAAGTAAAGTGATCAAGTGCGAAGAGGTAAAGTATGCCGAATTTCCGGATTTGCTAACAGGTACAGACGAAGAGGGGAACCGGTACGCTGACATAAGCCGTTTTATCGAGAAGAAAGGCAAGGCTGGAGAACATAACGAAAAAATGTTCCAGATGCACTTCTTTTTCTGGATAAACGCATTCTGCAAGGCTTACGGCATGGATAGGGAAGATGCGGTGATCCGTGAAGAACTCACGGGACACATGCTTGTCGCGGAACCGCTCGAACTCCTTCTAATCGCCTATGTCGATTCCGATTTCGGGATGTATATGCTGGAAAGAATGGAAGAACTGTTTCTGAATGGTTTTGTCCTTTCGGATAGCCGGATACTGTCTCTTGTGCAAACCAGATTTAACGCAAACCAATTACATGAGTTATTAAATGGACAAAGAAGTTAGTTTCTTAAAAGAACCAAAACAGGTATTAGTGTTTAACCCAGCCGGAACCTTGATAGCGATCATCCGCTCGGTCAGAAGTGCCTACGAACTGACAAGCGGAAACCTGCAAGCGATCTCGTTTGCGTGTACCGGACGTTTTATTTCCACAGGCGGTTTTTATTTCCGCCATGTCGATCCGAACGTGGAGATAGAGATGAGCGATCTCGGTACGTTGAAGATAGAGGAATACGACCGTTTATGCGGAGTGACACGTAAATACCACCCAGTAAGAAAACTGGCACGCCGCCGTGATGCAAGAATAAACAAAATCAAAACCTTGAAGCAATGAAAGTAGAAATCGTAAACAAATCAAAACATGGGTTGCCAAAGTATGCAACCACAGGTTCAGCCGGAATGGACATCCGTGCAAATATTGAACAGTCGATAGTATTGAAACCCTTAGAACGATGCCTTGTGCCGACAGGACTGCATATTGCGCTTCCTGAAGGATACGAAGCGCAAATCCGTCCGAGAAGCGGTTTGGCTCTGAAGAAAGGATTAACAGTTCTTAACAGTCCAGGCACAATCGATCCAGACTTTCGCGGTGAGATTGGTGTCATTTTGATCAATTTTTCGTCTGAGGATTTCACGATCAACGATGGTGAGCGTATCGCCCAGATGGTAATTGCCCGTTACGAACAGATAGAATGGGAACCGGTAGAAACACTGGATGATACAGAGCGTGGAACTGGAGGTTTTGGACATTCGGGGGTAAAATGATGGTTTATGGTGGGGTAATGTTCCCCACTATAAATTTAAATAATATGATATTTAGTCTGTTTTAAATTAATCTTAGGTACAGTAATCAGTACCTACCAAAATCTTATTAAAGACAATGAATCACATTCAAATTTTTCAAAATGAACAATTCGGGAAAGTAAGAGTTACAATGGATAATAACAACGAGCCATTGTTTTGTTTGGCAGATGTAGCTAAAGCACTTGGTTATAATAGGCCAGCCGATGCTGTAAATCAACATTGTAAAGGGGTCGTTGTTTTACCGACCCCTACAAGTGGAGGTACACAAAACATCAAATTCGGCAAAGAGGGTGAGGTTTATAGATTAACAATGAAATCAAAATTACCCGAAGCTGAGAAATTTCAAGATTGGGTATGTAATGATGTTCTTCCATCTATCCGCAAGCATGGCGCATACTTGACAGAACAAACGCTCGAAAAAGCTCTCCTTTCGCCTGATTATCTAATTCGTCTTGCCACTCAGATTAAAGAAGAACAACAAAAGAGAATAGAAGCAGAGGAAGCCAATAAACGACTTTTAGAAGCAAATACTCACCAAGAACAAGTTATTGAGGGTCTTGTTTCAGAAATTCCTCTTGCCGACATGAGACAGCGTATCACCCAGATTGTCCGTAAGGGTAGTGCTGGAGATATAGGCAAAGGCTATCGTTTGTTGTATAACGAGTTCAACTATAAATTCCATGTCAATGTGTTCACACGCATGAACAACGCCCTATATAAAGGCAGCGCAATGGATTATATCGAAAAAGAAATGAATAAACTGCCAGATTTATATGATTTGGCTTGTAAACTCTTTGAAAACACTTACGAGGATTTGATGGAATCGTGGGGCAAATCAGCAAGACGCGCTGAACATCAACGTAATTTATCTGTACGTCAAAAATACCTGTCATAATATGGAAGAAAAACATACAACCAAAACCAAAGAGACGTTATTAGACAACATTAAACGTCATAACGAGTTATATCGCAAAGGAACACCTGAAATTTCCGATGCCGAATACGATGCGGAAATCAATGAGTTAAGAAAACTCGATCCCGACAATGATTGGTTTAAGCACATCGAACCTGCCAGCATTGATGGAAAAAGAAAGGTGTCCTTACCTATCCCCATGAAATCGCTGAATAAGGCTAAAAGCCTCGATGAAGTAACCAAATGGTGCAAATCTCTCGGACTTACAGGCAAAACAGAAGTGATTTGTATGCCTAAGTTCGATGGCTTGTCATTGCTTGTAAACGAACTAACCGGCATGGCTTATTCTCGTGGCGGTGCAGAAAACGAGGGGCAGGATTGTTCCAAACACGTGCTGGCAGCAAACATAATGAAAGATGCTCATTACCGTTTTACATTTGGCGAATTTATTATCTCGAACGAGAACTGGGATAAGTTCTTCAAAAACAAATTCTCTCCCAGCAGCGGAGAAAAATTCAAGTCACCCCGCAATACCGCAGCCGGAATGCTTAATGCGGATGAGCCGAACAGCCTTATCCAGTACGCTTCTTTGTTCCGCTATGGAATCGGTCAGTCTGATCTTGTCTCATATATAACCTACGAGCAGGTAATAAAGGAACTTTGCGAAGCTTACAAGCAACAACCTTTGTTCCATAAGTGCAAGGTGGAAGAATTGACAGAAGAATCGCTGAAAGAATTATTTTCCACATGGTCGAACGATTATCCGATAGACGGTATCGTGATCTATATAAATGATCTTGCCATCTGGGATAAGGTAGGTCGGCATGAGACAACCGGAAATCCCTTATATGCGATCGCCTACAAACACCCGGATTTTACGTCCGCTTTTCACACGACCGTCAAATCTATTACATGGAAAGTCAGCAAGGCTGGAGCGTTGAAGCCAGTTGTAAATATAGAAATGGTAGATACCGGTGATTGTGAGATGGAGAATCCGACCGGATACAATGCCGCTTTCATCAATTCAAAACAATTAGCCAAAGGAGCGGAAATCTTGGTTACACGTTCCGGCGGTGTGATTCCAAAAATTCTTTCTACCATCAAACCAGCTTCTATTGAAGAACAAACGGCAATGTGGGATGAACTCGCGGAGTGCCCTTCGTGCGGTTCTCCTACGGCATGGAATAACACGATGGTGGAATTATGTTGTACCAACCCCGACTGTCCAGGAAGAAAGCTGGCGAAAATCATCCATTTTTTTACCGTCTCAGGAGCCGAGAACATGGGAGAGGAAAGCTACGCCAAACTATTCGATGCCGGATTTGATTCAATCAAGAAGATTTTGAATATCACCCCGAAAGAAATCCTTACGATAGACGGTTTCGGAGATAGCACAGTAAACATTATCCTCCAGAACAACAAGAAAGCACGGGAAGAGACGGATGCCGCAACCTTGATGCACGCCAGCGATTGTTTTGAGGGGATCGGACTGATAAAGGCAAGAAAAATTCTAAGTGAAATGGGCGGTTTTGCCGACCTTTTCTATCAGCAAAAATATATTCCAATGTCTTCTCCTGGAGATTCCAAGACATACCGGTCTTTCTGTGACGGGATAAAACCCTTCTATAAATTCTTAGAGGATAACAATCTTACGCTTCGTCCGTCAGAGAAGAAGGAGATCAAACCCAACGGAAAATGTGCCGGAATGAAAGTCTGTTTTACCGGAATCCGTGACAAGGAACTGGATGAGATTATCGTCCGTGAAGGAGGTGAAGTTGTAAGCGGTGTAAGTCGTAAAACCACCCATCTTATAGTGGCTGATATTACTTCCAATAGTTCTAAAATGCAGAAAGCAAAAGACCTTGGAATCGAGATTAACACAATTAACGATTTTCGAGGAAAATATAATTTATAGTTTATAATTAACTAACTATATAACAGTATAATGAGTTAAAATAGTTAATAGAAAAAATATTTATTTATTTTTCTTTGTTCGTATTCCTGTAATATATATCTTTGCTCTCGTAAAAAGACAAAAACATTAATTATGGGAAAAGTAAAAGGAGAAATCGTAGAATCAGAACCTCTTCAGATAGAAGATTTCAAGAGGCTACTCGAATGTCTGTCCAATGATAAGAAATACTGGATCGAATTATATTGCAGGGTGTCGTTCTGTACTGCCCTGCGTGTATCGGACGTATTATCTTTGAAGTGGATAGACATTCTTTGTAAAGACGAGATTTGTGTGACGGAAAAGAAAACGGGCAAGACCCGTCTAATCAGAATGGGAGAAACGAACAAAAACCGTATAGCCGAACTATACAAACTTCTCGGTTCTCCGGATTTGGAACTGCCTATCATCAAACACCCGAAGAAAACAACCGCTTATACCGATCGGCAGATCAACCGGGTATTGAAGACACTGAAAGAAGAATATTCCCTTCCAATCAGCCGGATTTCTACTCACACTCTCAGAAAAACATTCGGAAGATGGGTGTATGAGAAGGAAGGACAAAGCGAAGCGGCTCTTGTATTGCTCAGTAAAATGTTCAATCATTCCAGTATTGCGATTACAAGACGGTATATAGGTTTAAGCAAGGAACAGATAGACGATGTGTACACTTCGATAGATTTTTAATGGGAAAGAAAATATCCGGTGGCGATATAGGTCTGATGATCGAACCTAACCCTGCCTATATCAAAGCATTGGTACAAAAAGAACTGATACCTACACAGAAAAAGTTTATGGCCGCAGCATTAAAGAGTCTTTGTCTCAGTTGTGAGCATGTGGATTACTGTCCCAAGAAAACCGAAGAAATCAAATGTATCAGGTTCCAGAATTATTTGACTCACTACCAGAATCTTTTAATAAATGAAATAATTTAAGAATATGGCAAACCAACCAAAACCAACATTCATCATCAATAGCGAAATGAAGGAAGCTATTGATTTAGTTTTAAACACGAATACCAATGTGTATCTGACAGGCCGGGCAGGAACCGGTAAGACTACCTTACTCAGATATATACTGGGTATCTGCAAGAAGAATACAATAATCGCAGCCCCGACCGGAGTTGCAGCGATAAATGCCGGAGGTGTAACCTTGCATTCTCTCTTGAAATTACCTTTCTCACCCTACAAACCGGCTTTTGTCAGAGGTAAAACCCTCCATGTATTAGGTTCGTACAAATTAAACGACAAACAAATCGAGACTATCCAGAAATTAGAATTACTGGTGATAGACGAGATCTCAATGGTTCGTGCAGATCTTCTTGACGCGGTAAACGATGCCCTTTGTTTCTATCGGAACACCAAAGAGCCGTTCGGTGGGGTTCAGCTTCTTCTAATAGGAGATCTTTATCAGCTTCCCCCTGTCACCATAAAAGAGGAATGGGGACTTGTTGAGATGTATTATGACTCTCCTTATTTCTTTTGCTCGAAAGCGTTAAAAACAGCCGGATTCAAGACCGTGAACCTTAGCCATGTGTTCCGCCAGTCTGACGAAGTTTTTCTCCGCTTGCTTAATGAAGTTCGTAACGGCAATCTCTCAATGGAAAGCAGAGAGAAATTGCTTGAACTTTATGACGAGCGGTATATTGGAAACAAGGAGAGCGGATATATAACGCTTTGTGCAACCAACAAGTCTGCCCAGAATATAAACAGGGATAATCTGGCAAGACTTGAAGGCCAGGCTTATCAGTTTGATGCAATATTGTCGGGCGATTTTCCCGAAAGTGCAGCCCCATGCGAGGCAAGGTTAAGCCTGAAGGTAGGTGCTCAGGTCATGTTTTGTGCCAATGACCAAGTCCCGATCGAACAAAGGAGGTTCTACAATGGTATGCTTGGTGTCGTGGAAGAAATCGTGAACGACAATCTCTTCAGTTATGTTGCGGTCAGAACTGATAAAGGGAACAAGATTATCGTTACCAAATACACCTGGAAGAACGTTAAGTACGGATGTAATGCCGAAGGAAAGATCGTGGCGGAAGAGATTGGTTCTTGTACCCAATATCCTTTGAAACTCGCTTGGGCTATCACGATCCACAAATCCCAGGGTTTGACCTTCGACAAGGTGATAATAGATGCCGGAAAAGCGTTTGCACACGGCCAGGTTTATGTAGCCCTATCCAGATGTCGGACACTGGAAGGAATCAAACTGATTTCAAAAATAACCGACCGACAGATTATTTGTGACAAGAAAATATTGGAAATAGAACAGAACTAATGAACATATATCAAACAGTCCCTCGAATAGATTGTGTTTGTTTTGCCAAATGCAAGAAAAAGTCTTTGGCTCATTGCAGGAAATATCGGAACATAGATAGCGAATGTAAAACTTGCCAGCTAATAAAAAGACGTATTAGTAACAAATACCAAACGGAAAATGAAGTATATACTAAAAAACGATGTTCCAAGTGTGGCCGATATTTGCCACTTCACAGATTTTATCCGAGAACAATAAAACGAAAAGATAAAACTTACCATACATACACAAGTGCTTGTAAATTATGTATGAATAGACCAAAACAAATTGTATATGAGTGATAAAAAGAATCCAGAACTGACCGCAAAAGCCGTATTGGAGGTATTTCAGAAATATATCCGGCTCAGTAAATATCTCTTTGCCCAGACAGGAGAGTTTATTTACGATGTCAATGAGATACCCAAAACCAACGAATTTTATAAAGCGGCCAAAGCGATAGCGAAGAAATTCGAGATTGACTGGAAGACCATGACGCATGAGGAAAGCAATCGGATCATGCTGGCTCTTCTGAGCGATACCTATAACGAAATGGCCTGTGTTTGTGATAAAGATTCCATTGTGCTCGATACCAGAATCCAAATAATAAAACCAAATAAGAAAGATAGCCATGATACAGAGTAAAAGAGCATACGATATAATAGATGATTACACATTCTATTCTGAATACCATAAAGAAGTCCTGGTGGAGATAAAAGACGCTATCAGTGCGGTAGAAGTGGCCGAAGAGAATATGAAAGACAAGGCCATCAAAGCTCTATGTCGCTCTTGCATAAAATACAGAAAATCCGATGGCTTGTGCATAGGTGTACGGTTTTGTGAAGATTGTCCGATGCCGGTTACATATTGCAAGCAATGTGCGGAAGCGAAAATGGCAGATGATTATATGTGCTACCGAAAGAAGAAATTTATGGAACATTTAAATGGAAATACAAATGAAACTGAGGACAGCTAAGAAAACATATTCTTATCACCCGAAGCGGGAATAGAATTGGTTTCGTTACGAAAAAGCGAGAGTAGTAATTTATAGATGGTTGCTAAATAAATACAAATGAAAGTAAATAAACTGCGATTGATGATCCGAATCGTTAATCACATAACCAATGAAAGGGATTATTTTCGGAAAAGGGCTGAAGCTCTAAGTGATGGAAATTATTTTGAAAGAATATCTCATTATGAGATACGAGTTTCAAATAAGAGACCCAGAAACGTGTAAAAAGATTAGACATTTGAATAAAATGAATCATTTGAATAACTAAAACGAAACTATATTACTTGTTCTTTGCAGTGATGTGATGGCTGCTGGGATAGGTGGAAAGGAGAAAAATGGAAAAAGTAATATACCCAAAAGAAATTCCTGCTTTAATTAACATTGATTTTAAAGATGGTAAACAAAGAAGAAGAGAGCGCCGAAAACAAGAAAGAAATAAAAAGAAAAGTTATGACAAGAGAAGATATTGAAATTGCTGTTCAAGTACTGAGTAATGTACTTGACAATTGGGTACATGGCGGAGATGCAGATTGTATTATAGCCGAGTTTGAAGAACTTTTAATTAAACAATATGAAACAAGTAGATATTGAAAAAGCAGCCGGAGAATATTCCGGAAGCATATTAGGATTCAGAGACAATCCTACTGTGATGGACAAGCATAAGGCTTTTGCTGATGGTGCAGACTGGCGCATCAACAGCGTGTGGCACGATAGAACAGAGCAAGCAGATACATCAAAAGAATTAATGCTTATGTATTCAAATAGGTCATGTCGGATTACTCAATTAAATTTAACGTGGGATGGATTTCTTTCAGTAGATATGTTTATTAACTGGGCATACATCGAAGATTTAATACCTAATACGGAGGAATGAATATGAATAATAGAATGAAATTGGCAATAGCCTGTTATTGCAGGGTGTTCTTACGCCTTAACGGGTTTGTAACAGAATGTGAAAACGAAAGAATCCACAAGAAAATAAGAGCTTGGCAGATTAAGAATAATATTGAAATATCTGATGAGCAACTTGATTCTGTGGAAGTAACTTACAATGATAATACAAAGGAGGATTGATATATGCAAATTGGATTTTTAGGACTATTGGGTATAGTATTTATAATTTTAAAACTGACAGGTGTAATAGTTTGGAGCTGGTGGTGGGTAACTTCTCCATTATGGGGAGGATATGCTCTCATCACAGTCATATATTTGTTCGCATACTTTATTGTAAAGCCGGTGCTTCATTTAATAATTCAATTAAAATATAAAAAGAACTGATTTATGGACTTTGGACAGGACTATACGGACGATGAAACCGATAACGGATTGGATAACTTTAATTTTGACTAACTAAAACCGAAACAAATATGCAAATAATCAAAAAAGGGAAACTTCCATCTAAAGAGAAGAAAATGAAATGTAATAATTGCGGTTGTGTGTTTATGTACGACCGCTCAGACATCAAGAGTGACCCAAGAGAAGGTGATTGGGTAGAATGTCCGACCTGCAAGAAATTTATAACCATTGAAAGATTTTAAAACATGGAATTTAAATCACAAATATGTACTACCCGTGAGCAGTCAAAAAGATTACTCGCTTTGGGACTGAAACCGGAAACGGCAGATATGGTGTATCATTACACAAAGAGTAAAGTACCTGCATTGGAATGGGAGTTGCAAACTAAGCCGCCAACATCAAGAGGTAAGTTTTGGACGCCGGAAAGAATAGCCAAACTCACAAGCCCATTCCTCAAACACCAAGACGGCACACCGATGACCGGTGAAGAGGTGTTTGATAGATTGTGGGACAAGGATGTTCCTGCATGGAGTTTGTCGAGATTGTTGGAATTATTACCTACTGAGATTCCAGATCCAAAACCGGGATTTAAACCACATCATCCGGAACTGATAAAGGAAAAACAAGGGTATGTTCTTTCAATAAGAACATACACCGCCGATTGTCTGGTTGACACACACATAGAAGATGATCCGATAGAATGTTGCATTTCGATGATTGGGTGGTTGATTAGACGTGGTTATTTTGACGAACAATATTTAAATGATAGCAAGAAATGAATCTTATAGACGCATGGGTTACTGAAGTAATCGGAGAACCTTACTATGACGATTATGGTAGTGGAAACTATAAATGGTGGCTGAAAGTCGCTTACAAGGATGTAGGTGGTACTGGTACTACAACTTTAATGTTTAATACGAAGGAAGATGCTGAGGCGATTCTTCCAGGCTATAAATTCCTTCATTAAAGAATAACTTATGATGTATTTATTACTATGCTTTGTGATTATGTCGTTATTGATATATTCACAAAGCAAATCAAAACCGATAGCATGTGAGAACTGTCCCATAAAAGAACTATGCAAGGAGTGTCGCAGAAACGGGAACCTTCCGCCTTGCGAACAATAACCGAAATAATAACCAAAACGATGAAAGAATTAATATTTATTGGAACAATAGCGTGTTTTACCTTATTAATGGTTTTTCTGTATATAAGAGCAAGTCTTTATGACAAGCAGATAAAGAATCTTGTGAACCAAACCAAGTATCTTATATACCAATCTAAATGCGCTGAAAGAAGAAGTCTGCACAACTCGTATATGATGCTTTCTTTCGTACTGGAGTACGCGAAGGAGCATGAGGAATACGAGAACCGCAAGATCATTCAGGACAATATGAATGAGATACAGAAACAGATTGTCGAACTGGATAAGATGAATGTGTAAAGAATGTTAATATCGCAAAAACACTAAACACAACTAATTATAGTGTTCTATTATTAATATAAAAGACTAAAATTCAAGATTATGATGAAATTGAAGAAGCGCATGACATTCGAGGAAATGTCACAACACATGTTAGAGAATAGCACAAAAGTTCCTAATCGGGTAACAGTCGGAAAGTATGCCAGAGAACTGGGATATACAGTTTACAAACCGATGGTGAACTGTAAGTTGTTATTCTATTATGTAAACGACAAAATTGAAAACGCATGATGAAAACGATGAACAATACAAGATTCGTAAAGATTCATCCAAACCTCGGTTGCATGTTAAGTGCAACTGAGGTTGCATTTCTGGTTTTGTTATTGGATCAGAAGTTTTATAAGGATATGGGATATAGCTCGACATGGAGCCGCACTTATTTTCAAAAGTCAATGAAAATAGGAAACGAAGCCTTTGTCAAATGTGTTACTCGTTTAAGCGATATGGGCATTTTGACTATGATCGACAATAATGCCGGTTGCAAGAAAGAATATTCTTTAAATCTGGAAGCGTATCATATCGCTTTAAGGATTCTGGACACAACAAATAATCGCGCCGCTTTATCGAAATTTTGTGATGAAAACTTCATAGAAAAACATAGAACGCTGGGTGAGATTTCAGAAGAAGAACTGGGTGAGTTGGCAAAAACCAAAAAGTTCTCAAAACAACCAACCTTGTCTGTTTCAGACAAACTTTTATCAAAACCTTGTCTGAATCCGGCATACTTTTCGGAAACCTTGTCTGAAGCAGACACGCTTTTAACTGAACCTTGTCCAAATCAGACAAGGTTTATGGGAGCGTTGTCTGAATCCGACAACCCTGTCCGTGATTTGGATGTGACTATAAGCACCCTTTTGGCCATCAGGCAAAGTTATATGCCCGAATCAGACAAACTTTCTAATGAACCTTGTCTGAAACCGACATGGTATAATGAAGAAAAAGATGTAACCTTGTCTGAAACCGACAAGCTTTTGTGAAAATAAGATTCAAACACCCCAAACCTTGTCTGAATCCGACATGGTTTTGCCGAAAAACGTAAAAACCTTGTCTGAATCCGACAATAGTATAGAATATATATATAATAATATTATAATAAGCTTAAAAGAATATTTTAAAGAAGAGTTTAAAGAGTTAAATAAAGAGATAAAAGAAGATATTAAAAAGCTTAATAAAAAAGGTTACGAAGTAAGCTTTTTTACAAAGGATAAGGATAGGGGTGTGGGGGAAGGAGAAACCAAAAATCTTCAATTCGAGGTTCAAGCCCAAACATCCAGCTTTGAAGAAAAAGATTCAAGCAGCCCCTTCACTCCCAGCTTTGAAAAAAAAGAAGAAAAGGATTCGGATGCTCCCTCAATCCCCAGCTTCAAAAAAGAGAAAGAAGAAACGCTTCAATCCGGGATTCCCCAAACTCCCAGTCCAAATCAAAAATTCATAGACATGCTAATCCGGGACATGATGGAAGAGTACCCTGAAGGAGATACCCCGAAATGGATGGAAGTGAAGAAAACCTTCAGTGAATTGAAAGAAGATTATTTCTCACACGATGAAGAACTCTCCAGATTGGAAATAGAAGATCTGTTTCCGTATTTCGAGAGCAGGGGGTGCAGGGTAGGAATCCATTATTCGGAATGGAAAGAGAAAACCGAGGAAGAGATAAGGGAAGAGTTCATGTCACTCCCAGTTTCCGAAAATTACGATGAAAGCCTAATCTCACTCTCAGACGATGAAAAGATAGAGATGATAAAGGAGGATTTCAGAGAGTCTTTCCCAGTCGATGAAAAAGTGACGTTGGACGAGATGCGCCAGTTCGTAGTAGAGTACATGAGAGACTTGGAGCTTCTGAGGGTGGGAAGGGTGCAATACGACAATCCCCAGCTTCTTTCCTTTATGTTTCCGGAACTTCAGATGGACAAAGAAACGAAACTCTGGTATAGAAGTCAAAATAAAGCCCGTGGTGAGACGATTTGTGGCGATGGCGGTAAGATGATCGAAATTCAATTAAAGTTTCGTGAAGAGGCTGAAAATGCCCGAAAACAAGAGAATCTCTTTTACAAGAAACTGGAGAAGTACCGGTTTCCCAGAATTTCGATAGGAGAGAACCGGGATTGCCAGGCTATAGAGATAATACCGAAACTCCTTTCCGACATGGGGTACAAGAACGGTGACATGGAAGACTGGGACACTATCTCTCAGCTATTGGACGTGGTTATAGACCGCTACAAGCTTTACGGCAGCGGATTCGAGCCATTCCGGGGAATATGGGTTTATCTGGACAAGTACGACCACAAACAGAAGGGGAAGGTGCAGGTAAGGAACTTGCCGGAAAAGTAAGGGTGAGAAAACAATGATCTTCACCCAGCTTTTCAATCCTTCTTTTTGGGACGTGCAAGTTGTTCCTTTCTAAACTCGCTTATGTGTTCGATCATTTCCTCTATCTCTTCCAGCGATCTGAAATAATTTCCACTGTTGAACTTCAGCCGGTCTTGTGCGCTGTAGGAATCTTGCGCCCTGGAGGGAGAGAACTTGTCGTTGATGAAATAGTAATATTCGCCTTTGTTAACTCTGAAGCCTACCGGTTCTATCCGTTTCAGGTATCCGTTCCATACTTTCCCCGCCTTTGCCAGTTCCTCTTTGAAATTCCTTCTTTCAAGTTCCGTAGCAAGCATGAAGCAGTAATCTTCCAGTTTCCCCACATTATCCCTCAAAGAATGCCTCACGGGTTCGTTTTCCATCTTTACGCAATACATGATAACATATCCTTCCTCGGAAAATTCCCGAAAAACGCCGATTCCGCCCTTTTTAGACGCTTTGGGCCTCAGTTTAATATAATTGCACTCTCGTGGAACAAAACGCTCTGTAACGCGGCTAAAATCGTTGTTCCATTCCAGTCCTTTGTTGGAAATGGCACAAAGAATATTCTCACACTCTTCTTTGGTTGCTTTCCGTATTTCCGAATCATAAGGAACAGAAAACTTGTTCGTCACCAAATCTCCGGTTCCCAGAAGGAACGCTCCCATGAGTATGGAATCGTGCTTGACCGAAGAAATGATACCGATAGCATTTGCATACGGACCGGAAATAATCGTGACGAATGAATTGGGGGAAACATATTCCCTTTCAATCCATTTTCGGAATTGTTCAAAAGTTATGACCGGAATTTCCCCACCAGGTTTGCCTTTTCCGAATTTCACCTTCAGGTTAAAATTGGAAAGGCAATATTGGGTAATGGCATATTCGTTCCCTTCGTCACTTGGAATGACGGGTTTCAAATAATCTTTTATTTCCTGATTTGTCCTCGCAGTTTTCACGGGAAATTGGTTTTAATGAATCGCAAAGTTATGGCAAAAGTTTGCAAATTCTTTCAGAAATACCCTCAAAAAAGGCAAAAATGTTCACTTTTCATCAAAATCGCACCAAAACTGAACGAAAAAGTAACTTTTTACCCCTTTGCGTATCCCTTTCTATCAAATGCCCATAGATAACGTTTGTTTGACCGTATAAGGACTTTCTTGTATTGTCCGGTATATTTGTGTTATCGAAGTAAGAAAATGTGATACAGGGCTTTAAAATGGCTTGTTGTCAAAAAGAAGTACAGGGAAGGATTAAAAACGGGTATAAGGTTTTGGGTTAAGCTGGAGGGAAGGGCAAAATCCGTTGTAATTTGGAGAGTTAAAAAATAAACGAGGTACAACAGACTTTTGGGGGTAAAATTGTCTTTATATAGGTCGGTTATTTTATAACTAAAGTGATTTAATGCGCTCTAAAAACGGGACTTGAAAAAATAGTCTTATAACAAATATTGAATCCGCACCAGGCGAAACACCCTACCCAATCTTTTTAAAATTGTTATACCATTGAAAACCAATGATATAGAATAAATAAAAAAGTCTTTTTTTATCAAAATAAGACATTTTAAGCGGTTTTTCTTTGTTTGTAGTAATAGATTGAAAGCAAATAGAGAAAATAAGACGTTATTTTATAACTAAAGAAATAAGAGGAATAAGATTAATACTTTGATAATCAAACATTTAAAGGTTAATAAAAGTAAAGTTATGAATTAAAATGTATAAAGAATCGGATATTTTGACTAAAAAGAGAAAATAATTTTTTAACATATTGATATTAATATATTGAAAACCAGATAAATAGACAAACTGAAATGTTAAAATAGTTCTTATATACCTATTATAAAAAGAAAAGAAAAAGCAATCAAATAAAAAAGTTATCCGAAAATTTGCAAAAGTCTATTTCTGTGTATTATATTAGGATTGTTCGGTTAAGGCAAACAAACAACGAAACGGAAACAAAAACCAATAACCGAAACAAAAGAGAGAATAAAACAAAATGTTTAATCAGCCAAACGAAAGATTAAGGAACTTTCAAAAAGTGCTTTTCGTTCATTGATGTATTTGCGACCTGCTTTAAATGTAGTCAGGGAATGGCAGCTTTGAAAGCTATAAAAGAGCGTGTAAGGCGCACTAAAGGAAATCTTTAGAAACGTGTGTTTCTCGAAAGAGACGAATGAAGTAATGCACAGCGCAAGATAACTAACTATATAGCCGTATAAAGTCGAAAGTTCGCAAAAGGTATTGGATATAAAGCAAAATATTTGTTTTATCGTGACAATCCGACTAAAAACCAACGGGCGAGGATAGGCGTGTTAACCGCGCGTGTAAGTCCTATAAAAATAGCGGTATCAGAGGCGTATTGCGTCCTGATTGATAGTGTGAAACGAACTTATAACAACGTGTAATAAGTAGCGTTAATTCGGGTGCGATTCTCGACACACTGCAATAAAACATTAATTACTAACAATTTAAATTTTATCATTATGGCAACAACTGTTAAAAATTCTGCAAAAACTTCTGTAAACTCAAAAATGAGTGCGTTAAAATCAATTCGTGAAGCTAACAAGGAAACAAAAAGTTTGTCGGGTGTAATTAAAACTATTCGTGCGTTCTGGAAAGATGGTTACAAAGAAGCGTTTGAATATATTGGTTTAAGTTATCAAGATATAGAAATTAAAAATATTATGTCACTTTGGGCGCAAAGTTATTGGAACGAAGACAATACAAAAATGTTATATCCTACCAAAGTAGCAAAGAAAGACGAAAAAGGCAATTTTGTATTGAATAACGGCAAAAAAGTATATGAGAAAGTAATGAAAGAGTATAACCAAAATTTTACAGTCATGCGTGTATTTGACGCTCTTTTGCAGGGTAAAATTGAACGTGGTGAAATCAAACTATAATTTGTCGGGGAACGTGTGTCTAATTATGTAGGGGTGTAATGTATCTGTACGGATAATTGCACCCTTATTGTATCTATCTGCATATTACAAGCGTTCGTATTACGGACGTGGTGTACTCCAATGTGTCGGGGCGTTGGTATGCGCAAATTATAACAATTTAAAATTATTTGATTATGAAAACAATAAAGCAGCTAAAAGTGGGTGATTATTTCCGGTTGCACCCAAACGGCAAAGTCTATGTTAGGGGTAAGTATGAACGTTCCTTAAAGCGTTATTCGTATTATGATTTCAATGACGTGAACAACGAGCATTTTTGTCGTGGGGATAAAAGCGTGATTACAGAATTTGAATTTTAATGTATAATAATCTGAAAGAAAGGGTAAAGTATGTTTATAGTGATGATATTTGTCTTTATTGCAATACTGTTTGTATCAGGTACAGACTATGAAGACGTGAAAGACTTCATGAATAAAGAGGATTGAAGCGTATCTGCATATCACGAATGCCTGTATATATCATTGATATGTAGGGGTGTGGCGTGCTTCAGTCTGTCGGGGGACTGATATGCACAAACACAAGCGAATTTGTATAATTTCGCCGTGAAATTTGATGTTTAACAATAAAAAGGTATCTTTGTATGAACGAAATGTTTAAAGAACTTGGCAAATATATGATAGATGTTTCCAAGTATGTTCTGACAACTGTTTTGTTGTCCTTGTTGTTTTCTGACAAAAGTAATGTGTCATTTTACGTGGTAACAGCTATGGCTATTTGTGGTGTACTGTTGGTTTTTGGTCTAAGTTTTATTAAAGATTATAGCAAAGGAGGTGAAAAATGAACGCTACGATTTATTTAATAATGATGTTCGTTATGATTATGGCGGTTGCTATCTTCGTCAAAAGTCCGTGGGGGCGTAAATTCTATGGTTACGATAAAGACGGTAATAAGATAAAGAAAAAATGAATCCGGTAATAGGTATGCTTATAATATTCGTGCCAATTATGCTGGTCGGAGTTTGGGTACATACATCAAGTGCACGAAAATTCTTTGGTATTAAAGAAGAGCGCAAAGAAGTAAAAAAGTAACTCTTTAAATTCAAATCAATCTGTAAAAGCACTCACAAATTTCTGTGGGTGCTTTTTTCATAGGTGCTTGCATGGTGATAAATTGGAATGTCCTCCAGCTATACAGGTTCGATTCCTGTTGCATCTGCACTTTATAACAACTTCATATTAACTACATTGTGTCGTGAGACACGCATTATCCCACCTACTTTAATAACACAATCCGCATAGTAAGTCAGGGACTTTTAAATCGTACTTAGCTGGGCGAGCTATGCGCTTGTGTTATCCTTTTATTAGGTAATGCAAGCTATCATGTATTGCATGTAGTTAATGTGTGGTAAAAATGGTTGGGCGGATAACAATTTACACCCAGCTTACCTATTCGATAGTAAAACTAAAACTGATATAGTATGTGTAAAATGAAACTGACTGCGGCTTACAATAAGGATATTGTGCTGCAAAATGAGAGGTTTAGTGCTGCAATTATTTATCGTGGTCGCCCTAAATCCGACACACCTAAAACCTACAAGCAAATAGGTGGATTTGTGGCAAAGGAGTTATCTAACGCTTATAATAGCGGTTGTGTTTCCATTTATAAAGCAAAGGATAAAACGCTTCGATATTCGGTTTATCAAGACGGTTGTTTTTATCCTTATTACGGTAAAATTGAATTGGTAAAATAAATAATATAGAATCATGGGAAGAATGTATTTAAAAGCAGAAGACCTGCAAAAGTTTTGGAACGAAAACCGTTCGGAATGTAGTGAAAATTTTCTTAAAGTAAGCACTTACTATAATTACGAAAATGATTCAAAGCGTTACTCCGGCTTGGAAGTAAGTGGTGTTTCCCGTCTTGTTACGGTATGTATGTTGGAAAAATACGGCTCGCATAATTATTCTGAAGAACTGGGGGAAATGGTAGATACCCCTCCAGTATGGAACAACGAAACCGCATTTTTGGCACTTGAAAACATTAAGACAGGCAAATTGTATCGTATTTCCGGCGGATATAGGGACACTACATTTAGTCTTTACCTGTTAGACGCTGTGAATGTCGATGGATTTACCGATGAATTGGAAGCTCCGAATAAAGTCGGCAAAGCGACTGCTAAACGTCTCCAGCAATGGTTCGATTACCTTGATGCAGTGGAAGCGAATAAGGCGGAGTTTGTCCGTATCCGTGACGAACGTATTGCAGCCTTTAAGAAGCGTCTGGAAGCAACCGGGCTTAAAGTGATGTGGATTGACAGTAATTGTGGAAGAATAGAAAAAGGTATGTTTGCCTATAAGTTTGAGTTTTACCATGATGGCAATGTACGTGAAACGTGGGACAAGAACTATAAAGGCATGACACATAACGATCTTGAAACATTCTTGTCGTTGCCGGAATAAATAATCAGTATTACGAAAGCAAAATCAAATAAAACAATATGGAAAGAAAAGTATCAGTTTACTCATTTTCTTTTGGAACAAGAGTATTCATGCACAGAAACGGAGCAATTCGTGAAGCGGAATATCGTGGCATGATAATAAAAGACACCGGTATTTGTAGACAGAACGTGGCTACCGAACACATCTTTTGGTTTGGTGGTAAATTGGGAGAGGAAAAAATTAAGGCAAGTATGCCCATATACAAAACCGCTGAAGATGCAGCACAAGAAACTAATCCAATACAATATGAGATGTTGAATATAGAGTCTTTCTCTTTAAGATACCTATCGCATCTTGTCTGGGATGGCATACAGTTTTGTGGTTGGTTATGGGATGGTTCGAGACCGGTAAAGAGAGCAATACGGGAATCCTTAAAGGTTTGTGAAATTTATGGAGGTGAAATTACATTTATTGATTATCACGGAAATAGGTATAATACCGAACACTTCCGGCGATTCTATCAGACCGCAGAGGAATGTCGGGCAGCAAACAAACCAAATATTGTCATGCTGGACGAAGAAGAGGATGCTTTTGTAGCACAGAAGCGTGATGAATTTTGTGAATACGTTAAGCATTATTGTCCCGGCTTTGAGGATAAAATCGAGTGGAAACATTTTCAAGCATATAGTACTATGCCGTGGAATTTATCTCGACAGGTAACGAATTGGATTGATTAAAAAATAATAGCTTATGACATTTCGAGAATTTATGCAGGAGAATGGTTATGACCTGATAACTACCTTTTGGGAAGATTTCAGCATAGCCGACAAGTATGGTATAGCAGGTGTCAAAGATACCTACAAACGTGCGTTCAGCGAATGGAAAGATGATTATAAGTTTTTTACAGAATTAACGCTGGTATTGAATCATAAAATCTGGCAGAATTATGAAAGCAATCGTGAACTGGCTGCATTGTATGACCAGTTGTGGCGAGAAGCTGATGAGTATGCCATGAACAACTTTGAGGGAGAAGAACTTGATTATTATTACAGAATAACCGATTAGCTATGTTATATCCGTTTTCATTGACGCTTGACTTATATATACAAGCCGAATCGCTTGAAGAAGCACAGAAATTAGCGGAAGCATACGTTCAGGATGCTTCGTTAGATACGACAGACTATCCGGAAATCGTGCAGGATATGCTGGAAGTTGCAGGATATGAAGTGAACGATATAGAATAACCAAACAATTAAGATTATGGCAATAGTATGCACAAAATGTGGCAGCACAAATGTGTTTTGTGAAGCCCTTGTTAACCCGAATACCGAAAAAGTAGTGAGTTATCCCGATGGAGCCTTTATGTATGGATTTTGCGATGATTGCAAGGACGAATTAATGCTGACCGATACAGATGGCGTTAAATGTGATATGGAAAACAAATACCGGCAGTTTTGCAAAGTTCGGAAGAAAAAGCCGGACTATGCGGAATGTCAAATCGTCTGGAAAGAAGATGGGGAAGACGAAAGAGTGAAGATTCAATTATCACAGGATGTAGATGAAGCTACTGATGATAAAATCTTTTTCTATTGCAACGGCTTGGAAGAATTAAAATCCCTTGCGGAATTTGGAGGGGAAGATTTTATAGTAACAGATTGCTGGGAGTTTGTGGATTAATAAATAAAAATGTTTTGGTAACAAGATACTAAAATTAGACTAAATATTATGAGTGAGAATCAAAAAATAGATACCACCCTGTATTGTTCCGAATGCGGTGGTACAAACGTACAGGTAATGGCATGGGTCGAAATCAATACAAAGAAGTATTGCGAAAACGTCAATAACCCGTTGGAAGAGGAAGATTGCTGGTGCGCCGATTGCGGTACACACACAACATTAATGACTTTGAGCGAACTATGGGAAAAATTTGGCGATATTCCGGTAAACAATGATGATGAGATTGAGGAAGACTTCCTTGGTTTCCCATCAGGAACCTCAAAGTTTGATGTGTGGCATTGGTTTGATGAACGATGTCCGAATGGAGTAGCAGAAGATTTGATGTATAACACTGAAGAATAAAAGAATCATGAAACATACCGATTTTTATAAACTGACAAAAGAAATCAAGTTACAAGAACAAAGCGAACTTAAAGCTGCCCTTAAACATTTGGGTGGTAGCTATGAATGGGATATAAATGATGAAGATGTCGAGTACCCAATCATAGCGGTAAATGTGGACGGAATGCACCCGAACCCGACAGATGTGGAGATATACAAGGTTCAGGTAGTGAATGATATACTTGAAATAAAAGGTGTTGAAAAAGAATGGGGAGGGGAGATTGAGTTTGAACCGAATGATGTATTTGCAGGACACTTGTCGTACATCATAGATTATCTGCCGGGTGATGAAGATGTATCCCAAGTATTTGATACCAGGGTATTATTCGGAGAGGACGCTTGCGCCGCTTTTGAATGTGGTGAATTTGATGAGTATAAAAAGACTGAAGGTTATGGTTACGAGGAACGCCAATTCAATACGGAAGCGGCACGGGATGCTTATTTATTGGGCTTGTATGATATGGAAGGATGGAACAGATGCCATGTCTTGAATGATAACGAACAACTGACAACAAGGATTGATTATGGCAACGAAGAAATTTGACAGAACCGTATGGCATGGCGTAGATAGTGACAAGACCACCAGCCTTTTTGAGTATGGCTTACTGACACGTTATGTCTCCAAAGAAAAAAGCTGGCAGTGTGTATATCGCAACCCTTATGAATCGAACAAGTTTTCATATAGTTGGATAAGTGAGGAAGATATACGTGAGATGTTTCTGACCGGTTGGGCGAAAGATGATTTGAAGCCGTTCTGTTCCTATGTAGGCGATACCTGGAATGACTGGCTGCTTCGTCCGGTCGCAACGAGAATACAAGACTTGCTTTCCTACTATGGAGCGGAAGAGATATTCGGAAACAATTATGACCAGACTTACACTGCAAAAGAAGTCTGTCTCAGTCTGCATATAAAATATATGGAAGAATATGAAACAGCGTGCTAATACTCGAAAAGCATTTGAGTTATATCTGGACGAAATCGGTCTCAGTTTATCTTCCGAAGAATGGATAATAGGCGGCAAAGACCGGTCACGCTCTCTATATTATGGCAGGATGCTTAGAAAACATGACCCGATAGCTTTTGAGGTCGGATACCAAGAATGGTTGAATAGAAAATAATAGTAGTATGGAAAATAACTATAAAACAATAGAATATCGTGGGTATAATATCAATGTTAAATATGATTTTGACCCACAAAGTCCTCGTGAATGGGATAACTTAGGAGTCATTTACTCGAATCATCGAAATTATAGTCCAGATGGTCATAGTATTAAAGAACTATTGGAACAAGAATGTTATCAAGATGATAATTACAGATTTGCCCCGGACAAATTTAGTGAAGATTATATCTGGCTTCGGATATACGCTTATATTCATAGTGGCATCACTATTAGTTGCGGTGAATCTTGTCCGTATAGTGACCGCTGGGATTCAGGCTTGTTTGGTATCATTGCGGTGGATAAAAATGCAGTCAGAAAGGAATATAATTGCACCCAGATAAGCGATGATATTCGGAATAAGGTTATAGGTGTTTTGGAATCCGAAGTAAAAACTCTTGACGATTATTATACCGGTTCTGTGTATGGTTTTGAAGTAACAAAAATTGACAACGATGATGAAGTTCTCGATTCTTGTTGGGGGTATTATGGTGACGATAGCCTGGAAGATATGGAGGCAGAATGCAAGTCCGTTATTGATGGTTTTATTCAAAAAGAGAAACAAGCTCGATTGAATTATTTGAGACAGAGAATTAAAGAAAGAGGTATTCAGCTATGTCTCCCGTTTTTAGATTATCCACAAACAAAAGTAAGTATATAATGAAAACACAAGAAGAATATGCCCGTGAGATTGACGAGATTGTTCGCCGGGATGTAGATCACTGTCAAAGTGATTGGTTTGATATAGATAAAGAAATATTCATGCTTCCAGAAAACAAGGATAAGATATTTATTCTCGGAACCCGAAAGACAGGATGTGATTTATTGATATTGGGAGGCACTAATTGCAATGAAGGTTGTTTGGATAGGGTTTTTGGATGTCTTGACAATGAAAACTTCTATGTATGTCAGCCGGTAGCTTTCTACAAATCATTGCAGGAAATCAAGAAAGTGAATCCCCTGTATGCTTTCAAGTTAGCTACCGCTTCCTTCAAAGGAAAAGGTATGGTTCCGGTGTTTAATGATTGTAGTTGTAAACTAATGAAGATACAAAATGAAAGAATTTGATAAATATATAACCATATCATTTGATTATGATGGGTGTAATTATAACCATAAAATAGAAAAAGAAGAGATTGAAATTCATAAAGACAATAATGCCTGGCTCTCATATTTTGATTGCAGTAAATATCATTTTGAAGTGTGGGGCGGATTAGATGAGGATAATAACCCCATCACTGGAGGAGAATCAAAAAATGGTTTTGCATCTCCTTTTGCAGTTAATGTATATATCATAGAAAACAATGAAGGTGTACAGGTTGCTCAAATTGATGATGTAGATATAATAGAATGCGTATAAATTAAGGTGGTATGATAGAGACAATAAGATACAGGCTTCCGGCTTATTGGGCTTGTGCTCTGATAAATGATGATTATACCGGTTTGTCAGATAATGAAGAACAAGAAATAAGAAATTTCTTGGAATAAGCAGAAGACATCCCCATAGATGTGGACTGGGAAACAGAAGGTTTTATCGGTGCAATGACGCTAATAATATAGCAGGAGATTGTGCCGATTTTATTTTTCATAAGTATAACGATTAAATCAAAACGTATGGAAACTACAAACAAACTGACTTATTTAAAGACAAATTACTTCACTGAAGACGGAAACGAATATAGAATACGAACCACAGTATCATTGAACGACGATTGTCATAACAATATATGTTACTGGGGTATAACGGCCGATATTAGATGGAAAAGCAAACATGGAATATACGAAGAATACATGGGCGGTTGCTGTCACGATGAGATTATAAAACATTGCCCGGAATTAGCTAAATTCATACCGTTGCATTGCTGCAATCATTATGGTGCTCCTCTGTATCCGGTAGAAAATGGCATATATCACGTTAGAAGAAGCGGTATGCATGTGGCAATGAAGTATTTGCGTATATCAGAACAAGAATACGTAGAATTATATAAAGCCTCTAAAGATAAGGTGTATTTCAAGTATATGCTTTTCGATTTGGGGATTGTAGATAGATGGAAACGTGAGTCAGATGAACTTCTTGTTGAACTTGAAAACCTGTGTGGAAAGAAATGGGTGAATCCATATAAGCCAGAAGAAGAAAGGTTTACCCTGACACTAACAGACGAGGAACGATCTCTTATTGAAGAGCGTATTGAAGCCGGGTATTATTCCACAGAAAATATAGAAAAACGCCGGGAAGAGGCTCATAAGGCAAAGATGGTGGAAAAGCGTGCCAAGATTTGTGAGCGATATGACAAAGAAATCAGACAAGCAGAAGTTGAAAAGAAGATAATGCTCTGTGTGTTTGATTATGGGTTGTCTGCTGATAACGTCATATATTATCCTCACACGAACACTTTGTCTTTCAACTGGAAAGGTCACGAAAAGAAAATTACACAGGAAGAATTTGATGATTTTGCAAACAATGTAGATCGTTCCCAGTTGCCAGAGGGAATCAAGTTTGAACTTAAATAAAATATTGGATATGGAAAGATTGAAATTTAAAACACTGTTTCGTATTGTAAGATGGGATTATAATCGTTGTTTTAAAAATGAATCGTTGGATAAGGATTTGTTCGTAGAAAAATACGGACGGGTAATGGGCGAGCATTATTACAACAAGTTTGTCCATGAGTTTGATGGAAATATTCTGAAGATGATTGGTTACTTCAGGGGTTCCGAAAAAGAGGGGCAAATCTTCTGTGACATGATAACCGAACGCATTGAAAAATATGAACAAAGAAAACCGTACAATTCTTAACGACAAGCGGTAATAAAATCTTACAAACTAATTGGTCTGGTTGATAGAAAATGGTTTCTGTCGGCTTTCTTTTTATCAGGAGGTGACATAAATTATGGATAAATATTCACCCCCCAGTCTTCATTAAACTATTTAATAACAACTAAAACTTTACTTATATGAACAACTCAATGGTCGCTCACTTATGGGCAAACGAAAAGAAAGAATCTGCAAACGGTAGTAACTTTTATTTTATAGGCACAAGTATTTATTCCTATGGAAGTCATTTTGAGGCAGGAAGAATCGTAAGAAACAAGCGTGGAGAAAAGGCGTATTTGCTTAACGATGAGTATTATTCCTCTTCCACCTGTAAACATCAATGTTGTGTTCGCGATGCAATACCTACTGATTCAAAGGTATTTAGCGTTGGATATAATATGTCAAATACTGGTAATATGGCATTTGTCACCAGTAGGTTGGAATCTATCAAGGAAGCTATTGAAAAATACAAAAAGAGTAGAACTGAATTGCCCTATCAAAATGTTTGGGGAGCTTTTAGGAATCTGATGGGGTACATAGAGTTTTTCAATATGGGAACTCCCCAGTGTCTTCTTAAAAAGAGCGCAAATGACTGGCTCGGAACTAAGCATGAATTATCATGGAAGTCTGATAAGGAAAAACGCGAATATGTTTGTGAACTGAAGCATGTGTTTGAGGTATTGTTAAATCACCGGGGATTGGAGGTTCTGGGTACAGTCAGTGTGATAGTTGATGAGATTTGTGGCGAAGGAACATGGGCTGGATATGCGATTAGATGCCAGAGATGGAAAGACAGTCAGGCAAAAAGAGAAACTTTAGCTCTTGAAAAAGCAAGAAAAGAGAACGAAGCCCGCGAGAAAAAATTGGAAGAACAGGTTGAGATGTGGAAGTCTGGCGAGATTTCCCAGTTGTATTATTATTGGTTTGAGAACGACCAGCCTAACGTATGGCTTCGCATTAAGAATGGTAGAATTGAAACCAGCAAGGGTATCAAGATAGAACGAACCGAGGCTGAAAGACTTTGGAAATTGATAAAGTTCTTCCATAATGGCGGTCAGTTCCAGCATGACTTGGCACTTGATATAACCGGTCACAGATGGGCACTCAATCGCTATGAAAACGATATGTTGACTGCTGGATGTCATCGGATTGCATATAATGAGATGGAAAGTATTGCAAAACAACTGGGATGGGCGTAAGTGCTCATCCTTATAAAAAGAAGGATAAAAACCAAATAAATACAAATAAGATCATGAAACAGAATATGACAACAATACCATTTGACTTGGAATTGGCGAAGAAAATCAACAATGGTGAATATAATGGAACAATAGTGACATCCGGCAGAAATTTTAGAGTAGAGTTTGTGTATTATAAAGAAGATGGGATATATCCAATTCTGGGAGTGGTTTATACTGATCACGGTGCAATAACGGATTGGTTCTCTTCTAATGGATGCGGCTCTAAAAATTACAGACTTGAACTTGAAGTTCCAGAATACACTACATTCAAGGATGGAGATGTGCTAAGTAATGAAGATGGTAATTGTATCTTTATCTTAAACACACATGGAGAATATCTAACATCTTTGTATGCCGCTTTAGATATAGACGGTAATCTTGATATGGAAGATGGTCTATGTGCTTGGGGGAATCACATAGAAAAATACAAATTTGCCACTGAGTCCGAAAGGCAAAAGTTGGTTGACGCATTAAAGGAAAGCAAGGAGCCTAAAGCTAAAGAATATCTGAAACGCTTCTTCGGGATTGAAGAAAAGCCGAAATATGAGTTTAAGCCGTTTGACAAAGTGCTGGTAAAAAACGATGAAAATGAAGAATGGAATATCAGTTTATTTGCGAGGGAAATCATGAATTATTCTGATGGATTGACTTATGAGTATGAATGTTGTAATGGAATACTATGGAATTATTGTATCCCTTTTGAGGGTAACGAACATTTGCTGGCAGATAAGATTGTTACCGACTAAATACAGATTGGCTTTTACTGTAATATTAATTATTAAATATTTATTGTTATGAGAAAATACGATTTTATATATATGGGTGCACAGGTTGAATGGGATATGTTCAATGATGGAAATTATAAATTAATGCAGGTGTGTTTCTCTCCAAAACAACCAATTACTGATGATACCAAAGTTTCATTGATAACCGTAGAAGAAAACGAAGAAGATTTGGAGGTTTGTAATTCCGAATCGGCTTTGGCAAGTGAGCTTCGTCCCCATTTAAAGGAGTTTGATAAGGGTTATTGGTGTGCCATCCAGGATGCAGTCAGCCAGGGCGTTTCTTCATCTGTAATAAAATCTATGATTACAAGTGCTGGATTTTCATTCTGGGATTGCAAATATTTGATGGACAATAGTGATTTTCAAGCGGAAAAATTATCGGATATTGTTCGACAAGCGTTTTGTCAAACACCTGATTATATAGATTATAAAGGAAGCGAATATCCGACCAAGAAAGTAACCATATTTACCGGCACTCCAGATAAAAAGACAGTGCTGGTATCCACAGAACAGCTACTCGATCAGTTATCACAGGGTAACAGTGATTGTGATAGTGGTAATTTAGAGTATATAGACGAAACGATTTATTGTTATCTGGATGAAGAGTTGTTCAATAGTCCGGACGAAGATATTGTAGAATATTTGGAAGAAAGAGAAGGTGCTTATTGAAAAATAACAAACTATGAAAACAAGAACATACGAAGGAATACGGCATGGTGACTGGGTAAGATGTACTCAATGTGGAGCGCAAATGCTTCTTCCATGTGGAGCCGATCAGTGTCCAGAATGTTATGGATACGACACATTGGTGTGGGTAGACGAAGATAAGCAAGAAATGGATGCTAAATATCTGGATTGCCTTGCCCCAATGCGCAAATTGGAATTGCAAGAATATTTGTCCCCAGATGTTTTGGCGATAGAGAATAATGAATATTATAAACAATTGATAGGAGAAAATGAATTGAAAACCAACTTAATATTTACGAATATGATTACTGAAGATTTTTCTAAGGGAACTTACAACACTTTAAGCAACGAACAAAAGTTGAAACTTGCCCTTTACAATGATTTCGGAGATGAAGCACGAAATATATTTGACTGGCTCCATCCCAAGAATGAGCAGCAGCCCATCATTGCAGCAGCAGAAACCCTGTATTCCGATGGAGTGTACTATATCTATGAGGATGGCTCGTGTGAACTGTTTGATTATAACAAGCGAAATGCCCCTCAAAAATCGATCAAGCGCATTGGCATTCGGATGGGCAACCATGCGATTGCCGTTAACTTGGAAGATTTGCCGGAACAAACACTTACCAATGCGAAAGATGATGGCAATTACGAGGGGTATATCAACGAATACGATGATGCGGTTGCCGATTGGAACGGCAAGTCCAACACCGAGCATATCAAGATGGTTGGCACAGGCATTAAGCTGGACGAAGGTGAATGGATTCCTTCAGTAGCCGAATGGTATCTCATCTACCTCAACAAACGCTCCGTCAATGCCGCCATCGAACTTAGCGGCGGAAGCCGCATACAAGATGACTGGTACTGGAGTTCTACTGAGAACTCGGCGACGTACGCTTGGGGCTTGCACCTGAGCGATGGCACCCTCAACGCCTGGAACGCTAAGGTGTCGTACAGCGGCTACGTGCGTGCTGTGGCAGCATTTCATTAACCCTTTTCCCCTTTATCTCTTTATCACTTGGAGCGAAGCGACAGCGAACGGAGTGAGCCAAGAGATAAAGGGGATTAGCCTATCGTATAATGAATATTTATTAAACAAATACTTAAAGAGTTAAACGATCAATAATTATGAAGAAGAAATATAATAAAGAATATATAGAACATTCCCGGAAACAAATCCGGGAGGTTCTAAATGATGAGAAAGAATATGATGATTGGACTCAGATTTGTTTTTCCATGAAAGATGTGGTTCAGGCGGCTGCGGACGTGTGGGGAATGTCCAGCGATGAAGAGATACATAAAATGTGCTGCTTCTTTCGGGAGTTGGTTTATACTGAGGTGAAGAATTTACAGACCTTTGATATAACCTTTAAAAAGAAGAAACCATGAACAAAAGAGAAGCAAAGATATTGGCGTTGGAAGTGTTCGCAGAAAACGTAGATCTTCTCATTGAATCAGAGAGTGTGTCTGATGCAATCAAATCGTCTAAAGATTGTGATTTGATTAATGAGGCTTTTGATGAACTGGCTGGCAGTTTTAAAAAAAGGGCTGATAAATTGAAGTTAAACAATAAAAAATAAATGATTATGAAAACAGAGCTATTCGATATATTTACCCCACAACAATTACAAGCAATTAAAGATGCTATTATCTATGGTGCATGGGGCGATACAAGTCAGGAGTTTTACGGAAAAGATGGTCGGCTTAGTGAAACCCATTACGCATGGGGATTTTGCACGAATGATATTTATAAAGGCGGTCATTTTAAAAATCGGAGGTCTATCTCTGGTATAATAAGTGGGATTTCCAAGAAGATAAAAACAGAGAAGCTAAATTTCATTATTCTTTGTTCAGACTGGTGGGGTGATGGAACTGGCGATATGATGTTTATCGCTATGGACGTTGTTGATGCTAAGATAGAAGAACTTGAAAAATGGGCGAAAATTTAATGGTCGTTAAATTGGCAATGTTGTTTGTATTTTGGTACTAATATTAGTATCTTTGTGCAGGTTTAAGTGATATGGGTTCAAAAGAAAAATTAATAGAACGATTTAAGAAGTTGCCAAAAGATTTTACTTTTGAAGAGTCTATAACTTTATTGGGTTATTTTGGATATAAAAAGCACAATAAAGGCGCAACATCTGGGTCTCGTATTCGTTTTAAAAATGAAGAGACCGGACAATGGGTTGATATTCATCGTCCGCACCCCGGTAGTATAATGAAAGGTTGGATGATGAAATCTATTTATCAGCATTTAAAAGATAAAAGATTAATTTAAGGACTATGGATTATTTGGAATACAAAGGCTATAAAGGCTCAGTTGAATATAGCAAGGAAGACAATTGTCTATTTGGAAAGGTGCAGGGATTGGGCAAAAATGTCTTGATTCTTTATGAAGGCAATACTGTAGACGAGCTTCGCAAGGATTTTGAAGAAGGTATAGATAGTTATCTTGAAGGGTGTAGAGCTGAAGGTATAGTTCCTCAGAAACCTTATAGCGGTAAACTCAATTTGCGAATGACATCCGATTTACATTCTCGTGTGGCTGCTTTTGCGGCAAGCACAGGAACAACAATCAATGATTTCATTAATAAGGCTATTGTAGATAAATTGGAGCATAGTACAATTTGATCCTGTTGATATACATTATTTTTCATTTGTAGGCGTGATTACTTTAGTGGTCGCGCCTTTTTGTTGCAATATAAAAGCCCAGCCTATTAGAAACAAACTGGGCGAATCTTATTGTTGCGCTTTCAATCTTTGATTAATGATTCTTACGATTCTTGTCTGTAGTTTCATTAAATCTTTAGTGGATTCTTTTTCAAGATCAATATCCAGAGCTTTGATATTGATAATGGGTGATGGATTCTCCGTATCACCGGGATTGCCTTGAATGGAATTGATAACCGCTCCCAGTTCGTCTAACTGGGACTTGATCTTCTCAATCTTTTTTGAATAATCTGTTGTCCGTGCCATATTATTATGTTTTAGATGATGTGGCAAAGATAATGTATTTTGTGTGAAAAACAGAGTTTTAATAGTAAATAAATAGATATGCCATATAGGAGCGAAAAGATAAAAATAGCCGGAACTATTTATGACCGTAGAGCCAAGTTAACGGCTGAAGAACGTGAGGAAATAAAATATTTATACCAGACATCCGTTCATAGTCAAAGAAAGCTGGCAGCCATGTTTCATGTAAGCCGAAGCCTGATCGCGATGATAGTGAATCCGGAACGGTTAAAACGGTCCAGCAAGCTTTTAAAGGAAAGGAAAAGGGAAGGAAGGTATGGTATATCCAAAGAAGAACGTGCCCGGATAATCCGTGAGCATCGTAGATATAAACAACGGTTATTCGTTGAAGGTAAAATTCAAAATAGCATGAAAAATGAACAAGAAAAGGAGAGAAGAGATTTCTGAAATCATCGAACAGCTTGAAGGATTAATGTCTGAGGTAGAAAGCCTTAGAGATGAAGAGAGTGAATCTTACGAGAATTTGCCTGAAGGCATACAGTTATCGGAAATGGGGGAAAAGATGTCTGAATCTGTCGGTAATCTGGAAGAGGCGGCAGGTTGTTTTGAAGAGTTAATCGGTTATTTAGTAGCAGCGAAAGGAGAATAGAAAAATGAAGAAGAAAAGACTGACGAATAAGGATTTGCAGAATTATGCAGAGATTTCCAATATACCGTTGGAATATCTTGTGGCGATGAATGAACTTGACGCATTAAATGTCGTGACCATCCATGCCGCGTTGGTGAAAAACGAGTATAAAAAGCTGTTGAAGGAGAACAAATATACCGGTCGGCAGATCATGGAGGCACTGGGCAATAAGTATGGAATATCCCGTTATCATGTGGAAACCATAATCTACGATAAGATAAAGAACGAAGTCTATACCTGTCACCAGTGCGGTTCCGAAATAAGCAAATACAAATACACGAAAAACAAAGGATTATGCGACAAATGTATAGTTGCGGAAATAAACAATAACCTTTGATTGTTGGATGTTTTAAAACTTAGTTATATGAGAACATTGGATGATATTGTGTTTGTTCTTTTATTGATAGGCAAGCCTTTGGTCATTGTGTTGCTTGTAATGATAGGGTTGATGAAGGATTGTTGTGACGATACCGACCCGTTGGATAGAGGTGACAGCATGGCAAAAAGAGAGATCGGTTTCCATTCCAGCGTTAATGATTCAATCGGGTGTGGCTTCCGACTCGTGTATGCGACAGTCCGCAACGTCACCCCGGAACGGCTGGAAGAGATCAAGAGCCGAGTGCATATTAAGGTGAATTTCGACAAAATGTCGGAAGAAGTGTTGAAGCATTTCAACAACAGCCTTTTATATGTGGATATTTACGACTTTGCCAATATCGCTAAGCAATATATACTGGATGAAGACTTGGAGTTGAACCAGATTTTCATCAATGGAAAAGAAAAATACGACTTGTATGTAGGGGAAAACAAATTGTTCGGAGAAAAAAGTGCCCAATGGATCAGCTTGGGTACATTGCAAGGCATCCAGTGGATCGACCGGAATGACATTTGGATGGTGCACAACAAAACCGATCGTATATATCGTTATTGGAAATGCACGCATCCAAGAGCCAGGCAATCAAAAACGGATGAACGGTTTAGTCACTTCTCGGAGGATGAACGGATATGGGATTAACAATGTATATATTAGATTAATAGCTATAAAAAAATGATAGAAATAATTTGGAAGTAATAGGATTTAGTTGTACTTTTGCGTCATGATTTATAGATAAATCTAAAAATAACAGATTATTAAGTGATACCTATTCAGATTTATATATTATGATTGAGATGAATGACTTATATGAAGCAAGGCACAGAATTGGCGCAAGAAGAACAGCTTACGCAGACGACAAAACTAAAATTCTACACTTCCGAAACGACAGGGCAGCTTATTAGTTTCGTGTACATAACCAAAACCGGACTATTGAAAGGAGTACGTGAAGATTCAGACCGTAACAAGAAAATCGTAGTCCTGTCCCCGGAATTGAAGGACTCATTAAAACCTAATGTCCTTTATGATGTCGAATTGGCCGATATGAGAAGCGGAAAGGGTTATATTGTAAAATCTGCCACTCCCGTACTGTTCCAAGCATCGGTCAATAAACGCATCATTCCCAGGAAGGTGTACAAGGTATCGGCAAAGTTCGGCAACAAGGCAATCTTTTTTGATCCTCTGGGAGGCAAAAGCGATTCCAGTCGTACTTTGCAAGGAGCCTTGAAAGCTCTTGAAGCAAGGGAGGATATAGCCGACAAGGAACTTGTCATAGCAGACTTCAAAGAGAAATGTCTTGAACTCCTTCGCCGTATGAAGGAAGATGGTCTCGACAGCCGTCTTTATGACAAGAAGTACATGATAGCCGGTTTCGAGAAGAAAGGCTGGATGGTATCGGCTTGATATATGGCTTTATTATTGATAAACTTTAAATTAGACACAAATGGATTACCCCAGAGTTGGTATAGCTACTGACGCTGCACACTCTATGAAGAATGGAGTGACGGAATATCAGGCTATAGATTTAAGCACCGGAGAGAGATTGTTCTATCGTAACTTGGGCAACCAAACCACCAATATAGGAGAGTTCTTGGGACTCATGGCTGCAATCAAGTATGTGATAGAAAACGATTTCCAACCCAGAATTATTTATACCGATAGTTTAACTGCTATCACGTGGTTCAAAAACAAGAAGACTGCTTCCAAAAAGAGATGCCTCGACCTTCAAAAAGCCGAGATATTTCTGAAAGTGATGGATCATGACGTATCGACAATAGAGGTTAGGCATTGGAATACTGACGAATGGGGTGAAAATCCGGCTGATTTTGGAAACAAAGGATAATTAACCAAAACCATGTACTTCATATTTCATAGAGCTTTGTTTTTATAAATTTTAAGTTTAAGTTAAACACCTCCAGCCAGTTTGGTTCGTGAGAATAGGGCTGGCTTTCAAATCATGGGGTAGAGCAGTGGTAGCTCGTCAGGCTCATAACCTGAAGGTCGGCGGTTCGAGTCCGTCCCCCGTAACAGTAATATGCCTTACTATGTACTTTTTACGTTTTTTTTAGTTGAACAGTGGATGCTCCAACCGTAGAAGGGAGCTTAAAAATCACTACGAATCCGGATACTCTGACATGCGGTATCAATCAGGACGGATGGCATAACATAAATGAAAAGCGTTTCATTTTTGCCAAGCATGTCAAAAGCGTCTTTAGCTCAAACAGGATAGAGCAGGTCTTTCCTAAAGATCAGGTTATCGGTTCGATTCCGGTAGGACGCACTTAATATATAAGTAACAGTTGTTAAAAGCCAAATGAAGACATCCTTCAGTCGGTTCGTGAGAATAGGCTGGAGAAAACAGGGAAATGATGTAACGGTAACATGTTGGTTTTTGCTTTGACTTTTTACCAAATATGCAGGTTCGATTCCTGTTTTCCCAACCAATACTGAAACCTAAATATTAGAAAGAATGAATACAGTTACAAAAGAAGAAGTGATGGCAAACATGAGAAATGTCGTTTGCCGCACCGAAGAAATGTTTGGTAAACCAGTGACTCATGTTTCAGTCAGAATGAAGAACGGTTTTGTTCTGCACGAAACTACAACTTGTGTCGATCCTGAGAATTATGATGAGAGAATCGGCAGACATATCTGTCTCCAGCGTATCGAAGAAAGGATTTGGTTCCTGCTGGGATATGCCCTTCAAGACAGGTTGGCTTCCGAATCAAAGAAAAAACCTTCGGAAAAGAAACCTGAAAAAGATCTGTCAGGTACGGTTGTCATTCCTAAAAGCGAATATAAGACATTGTTGGCAAGAAGCGAGTTCTTAAAGAAGCTTGTGGAAGAAGCGGAAAAAGAATTGATGGATGAGATTATCGATCTTTGTGGGGATTTGGGTCAAGTACCACGTATTCCCAATAACAGGAGAGTCATTGTTGTTGATCTGTCAAATCTGATAAAATAAAAAATGTAGCCCTGTAGAGGTTCCCAGAGCTTCTTCAGGGCTTTTGTATATATCAGTTTTATTTAATCTATTAACAATCAAAATTATTAACAATGAGAAAAACAATTCTAAAGACTTTGTTTGTGTGTTTAATGTGTAGTGTATCTTTAATGGCTAATGCCCAATTGAGATATAACGATCAGGGTTTGACATTAGGACAAGACAAATATACTCCTTTATATTTTGGCGATGAATGGAGTATTGAAAATTACGAAGGAGGCTTAAATGTGTATCGGGCATGGCCTTTTGATGGTTGGGGAAACTATAAACTTTTCATTGATTCCAAAACCAATGTCGGTATAGGTAAGAAGCCTTCCTATAAGCTGGATGTGGCTGGAGATGTTTGTATTTCAGGGACATACAGAACAACTTCTGATTCTCGCTTGAAAAATAATATTATGAGATTAGATAGTAAAGCCTGTTTAGATAAAATACTATCTCTTCAAGGCAAATCCTATAATAAGAAAAGTATAGCTATTGTAGATAAAGAAAAAGAATTACAAGGTTTGCTTATGTCTGGTAAAATTAAAGAAAAGGATGTAAGCAAAGCTCTTGAACTGATGAACAAGCAAGATACAATATCCGATCAAAAACAATATGGTTTTATTGCCCAAGAATTAATAAAGGAATTTCCGGATCTGGTATCAGAGGATAGCAATGGTTATCTTGCTATTGATTATTTAGGTTTGATTCCTGTATTGGTAGAAGCCCTTAAAGAGCAGCAAAATATTATTCAAGAACAGAACGAACAATATTTACAATTAATACAGAAGTGATATGGTGTTGAAAATTAAGTTATTAATGATGATGCTTGTGTGTAGTGTTTTTGCAAATGCACAGGTTCTACATGATGCTAATGGCAATTTTAATTATATTCAAAATTATATTTTTAAAGCTGGAAGCAAATATGAAATTGAATCAGGCGATTATCGTGGACGCAAACTTAAAATTGGGAATAATGTAAGTTCGTTATCTCCCAGTGGAGATGTTGTTGTAGATGGTGATCTTAATATAAATTTGGGTACATCATGGGGGAATGGCATAGAAATCGATTCTGGTTTTAAGATTAATACTACTGCTAATTTTAAATTGTGGAAAGAAGACATTGCCACAGGGATAGGAGCAAGATCTATAGTCACAGATTCCATTTTAAATTATTTTCCATTTAGGACAATTGGCGTGAAAATTTATCAGCCATTAAATTTTATGTCTTATGATACAAACAATCACTATGAAATAAGTGGAATAGGAGACCTTATATCAAATGATTATGATGGGTATTTACAGTTCTTATGTAATCACGAGAGAGTATTTGCTTTTAATAGGGGAACAAATTTAATCATGTCTGGAAATTACAAAGATCCAACTTATTATGCTAATAAATTATATGTAGACGGTGATATATGTGCTTCTCGATTTATTACTTCTTCAGATAAAAGATTAAAGAGCAATGTTGAGAAGATTACTGATTTTGAGTTTATCTATCATTTGTTTGACCCCAAGAATGCCAAAGTCGTCCAAGGATCAAAGAAATCAAAAAGTCCTTCTGATGGTCTGGAGCTAATTCCATTTATAGTAGAAGCAATTAAAAATCAACAGAAGCAGATTGAGGAAAACCAAAGAATTATAGATTCGTTGAAATAATTTTTATCCAATAGTAAAAGCCCGTTTCTTAACAAGGAGCGGGCTTTTTGTATAATAAGTTTTATCAATAGGCGTTTAATAGAAAAATTGGTGTTGT